TATAAATACCATGATATGTTTGGTAATCCGCTCCAGTGGAAAAAGTTTAAAAGCATCGACCTATACCGGAACTTCATGGATGAATATGATGAAATAGATTTTTACGGTACCATCAAAGAGGATTTTCAATTCCTTGGCGAGCATTACCCTAATAAAATCGATTATGATTTGTCGATGATTCGGCCGTTTTTCATTGATATAGAAACCGAAATGCTTTCTGGTGATTGGGTTGAAGACCACACCGGGGCAATCACTTCGATATCATTAAAAGACCGCCGCAACAATAAATATTGGGTGATGGCTTCGAAAAAATGGTCCGCTAAAGATTCGGAACTGGGTGATATGGTAGACCTGAAACGAGTCAATTTCAAATATTGCGAAAATGAAGAAGCAATTTTCAAGCGTCTTCGGTATGTTCTGCACCGGGAAAAACCGGACATGCTTATCGGTTTCAATTCACAAATGTTCGATTTTCCGTATATTATCAAACGGGGAACATATGTGATGGGTAAAGAATTTATGAAAGGCCTCTCGCCCTGGAAACGTGTCACCTGCAAGAAAAAGGTTGACAATGTTACCGGGGAGATTTACGATTACTTTAATGAAATCCAGGGTATTCCGCTGATGGATTATATGCGGATGTATAAGAAATTTATATTCGCACCGCGAGAGAGTTATGGCCTGGAATATTTAGCAGATGAGGAGTTGGGCGAAACCAAATTAGACCATTCTGATTATGATAATCTGGATGACTTGTGGGAGAAAAACCCGCAGAAATATATCGACTACAATATAGTTGACGTTAAGCTAATGGATTCGATGGATGATAAATTAGGTCTCATCGACATCGTTTGTAATACAGCATATTACGCCAAGGTAAACTATACCGACACCCTCGGGACGATTGGAAAATGGGATTCAATCTTTTATAATAAACTGGCCGAAAAGAACGTGATGGTTCCACCGAAACATCATCAAGAAAAGGAAAAATATGCTGGCGCCTATGTTTTTGAGCCGGAAAAGAAAATCCATAACTGGATGATAGCCGTCGATTTAAAATCCCTGTATCCGCATATCCAACAGGAATGGAATATTTCACCGGAGAGTTTGGTAGCTGACCACCGGGATCGCCTCGACATCGATATTACAAAAGGCCTGGATGAGCGATACCTGAACCAACAAATACCGACGCCGGAGCATAGCATTATGGCCATGAACGGGTGCTATTTCAGCAAAAAAGAGGGCATTATACCGGGCATATTGCGAGAGATATATGCAGACAGGGATATTGCCAAGCAGAAAATGCTTGATTGGGAGCAAAAGCTCCAGACCTGGAAAGAGGCCAAGGACATTGACAACAAAATGGAATTCAGCAAATATGACGGGCCGGACAGAGATGAATGGGCCGCAATGAATAAGGAAATTTCTACTTACGATAATTACCAGATGGCTATGAAGATTCTGATGAATTCGGAATATGGTGCACTCGCAAATGTCCACTTCCGGTATTACGATATCCGCTTTGCTTCGGCCATCACCCAATGTGCTCAAATGGCTCTCAAGCACGCCGCTAAAAAGCTGATGGAATCTCCCGCGCAGAAAAAGTATAAATTCCATATCGTATACGGAGACACGGATTCACTTTATATATCGGTCGAGAATGTGGTCAAACAAATCAAGATTCGCCGACCGGATATTACCGATGTTGAAATAGTGAAACAGGTCAACGGATTCGAGAAAAAAATCATCCAGCCTATTCTGGACGCCGGGTATGACGAGCTGGCTAAATACGTGAACGCCAACGAAAACCGGATGTTCATGAACCATGAGAAAACGATCACTAATGGCCTCTGGACGGCAAAGAAAATGTATGCTCTCAACGTACTATGGGATGAGGGCGTCACTTACGCAAAGCCGAAACTAAAAGTCAAAGGGATCGCGCTCGTGCGCTCATCCACACCCAAGGTAATCCGCGCCGACCTGAAGGAAGCAGTCGGGATATTTTTGGGAGACGAGAGCCGCCTCGCCGATTTCGTGAAGGAAGTGAAAGCCAAATATAAAACGCATACACCGTTTGAAATAGCGAAAGCAGTCTCCGCCAATAATATTGACAAGTTTTTAATCAATAAATCAGACGGTAGCATGAGTTATGGCTTAAGGACGCCAATAGGGGTCCGCGCCGCAATAGTATATAATAACGCAATCAGAAACGATAAAAACTTCCCGGTAGCCAAAAGCGGAGAGAAATTAAAATTTGTATACCTGCGAAAACCGAACAATTATGATGAAAACGTGATCGGGTTTATCCGCCGCATACCAGAAGACGCCATCAAATATATCGACTGGGATTTGATGTTTGAAAAGTCATTTATGTCTGTCATCAATAATATCTATCAGAAAATGGGCAAGCAATTTAAACCGTGCCGGGAAACGAATCTCCTGGATATATTTTAACTTTTAATTTGACAATAACCGTAAAAGGGTATAGTATTAGTTAAATGAATAAAACATATAATTCAATCCAAATGACTACCACTGAAAAGGGGGTTAAAAATGAAGATGTAAATGAAAGCCAACAGAATTCTAAAACATATTTAAATTGTCGGTAAAACCCAAGCCAAGGGACACAATTAGCGAAACGCACCGTTTCCTACCGGAATCGGAAAAACCATCGGACCGATAAAACCGAGACAACAATTAGCAAATCGCATCCGGCAATTTAAAATTTTTATTAGGGCAAAGATAATGAGAGAATTTACAGTTAAAGTAACCGGCAGGGTTGAAGATCTTTTTGAAGAGGAAGATTTTCATGATGCATTATATTCATATTCAACGCATATGGGTTTGGGCTTTGACATCGATTTTGAAGCAAAGGAAAATGTATGTGACAAAACTCTTGACAAAGTCGTATAATGATTCTAAGGGAGATGAAAATCATGAAGAAAAACATAACCGGACATATGAAAAATTTGAACAAAGCAGAATGGCTGGAAGGGTGCGCATCATTTATCACCGAGGCCAAAGCACTTATTCGAAGATCAAGCCAACACAAACACTTTGGCCGGGGTTATTTACTCGAGAAAGCCGAGCAAAAATTGGATCTTGCTGAAAAATGTGCTGATGCCGCCCAAATAGCAGAAGATGTTGACGATTTCTTTTAAACGAATTTTCTCCAGGTAGCTCAGAAAGCGTGATCGCGGACAGCGTGATCGCAGACGAAGTTTACCGGGGAAAGGGAGATGCCTTGCCTGACGATAATTTCCCAGGATAGCCACAAGGACCAGGAAGCCGGGGCCGCAAGGGTCGCAAGGGCATGCGAACGTTAACGGGAATTGTGTTATCGCCCTGCCGGTAGGTTCGAATCCTACCATCTCCACCTTTTTATTAATAAAACCCCCCTCAGCCGGGCCGTTATTAAGGCGAAAGCCTAAAAGGGCAGGGGCCAGGGGGTTTTTTTTTAATAAATGAAAATAAAGCTCAAGTTCTCTTGACATGTGCCGATATAAGTATTAGTATTAAGAATAACAACAAAAACAAGGGAATTAAACATGACCATCATTCAACTTAGCCAAAAAATCCGGTACCATCAAACCATGCTTAATTTAATACCAATCCCAAATATCATCAAAATCGCGAATAATAACAAACAACCAGGAGAGAGAAATGAATAAATCAGAATTTACCCACCGCGCAAAACTTGACTTTAACGCCATCACAGAAGAAGAGTGGCTCGCCATTAATACGGTTTACACCTGGCACCCGATGATTTCCGATGTTAACGGCAAAAAAGAAATTGCCGCCCTTTATAACCGGGGAGGCATTGGCATCATAAAGAATATGCTGCTAACTGCCCTGGAGCTTGAAACCCATTACAGCAATCTCCAAGCATATTTGGTTGAGAGGGAAAACCTCCAGGAAGTACAAGCCGAAGAGAAAGAAAGAATGGAACGTCGGCATGCCAATGAAAAGCAAGATATCAGAATCAAAAACCTGAAATCAAATGACCGCATCCGAGAGATCGAAAACTCCTTTAAATTGAGGGTATAATTATGAAACAACTTTGGGATATTTGGCCGGAATTGACTGTTTACAATAAGGACTCCAGAACGACCTTTATCCAGACGCCGGACGAAAAATGGGGAACTTATTTCTCTATCTGGCGCCGGGCCATGATTGAGGACAAGGAAACCGATTGTCCGTGTCCTATGCCGCAAGGTCACCTGATGTTTAAAGATATCAAAGCACCAACCTTAACCGATCAAAAACAATCATCATTACCATTTGGTAAATTATCTAATGGTAATCCTATACGCACAAAAGCCACATTATACGATACAAGAAAATTATCAGAATCAGAATTTAAAGATTTGTGTCTACAATATCCGGAGCAAGGTTTTAGACGGGGTTATTATTTGACACAAAAACCCAATATAAAATATATGGAAAAAATGGTGCTGGAAAAATCGATAAAAGAAGGGGTAAAACATGGGAAAACCTAACGGATTTACTGAAACTGAACTTCTGACCAAATTTGGCAAAAACGCCGGTTACCTGGGAGGCGGTTGTTATGCAGTAAACTTTTTTAATCGAGAATTATTCGATACATGCACTCACGAACTTTTCAAGAAATACAAGGCTTGTTTTGTGAAACTGGACGGGAGGTTCTATTACAAATGAAGGATAAAATAGTAATCGCAATCGCCGTTATGGCCGCTTTCATCATTGCCTTTGTTGGGGAAACATACATCAATTCAATAATGGGGAATTAAATATCATGAAAACTGAAATAATGGGTTGGGCAGATAATACGGTGTTATCTCTGGAAGAGGAAGATGGCACCGTGATGGTAGCGATTGAGCCGAAGGATGGACAGGCACGATTGTTTCTTGACGAGACCGGGCAGAAACGTTTGCTTGAATTTCTGTTTAAATCGCTCCCCTTGGAAGTCCTTGTGAAACAGCTATCCGACAGATTCTCAAAGGACTTTGTCAAAGGCCCGAGCGTTGTGATTCCACTTTATGCTGAGCCAGAGGTGGAAATGGGACCTCACTTTGAAGATTAATGAAAATAAACCTCAAGTTTCCTTGACATAAGCCGATAACAGTTATAGTATGAGAGAATAAACCAACGGCAACAAGGAGACTTGAACATGGACGACGGGATAAAAATAGACTGGAACCTAAAAAATAGCGCACTTTATACCACGCTGACCCTGGCCGGATTTGCAATAGTAATAGGCTGGTTCAAACTTTCAGTGCTCTGGATGAGCCTCGCGAGGTAAAAATCATCATGAAAATAATCGGGATCTGCCGCCTTTTTAAATTGGATTTCAATCTCGCCAAGGGAGTTACAAAATATTGGATCGGGCATATGCCAGCAAGGCGCCAGCCGGTTTTAATATTAGCATTCACCCTCACGGTTTTGGCTACCTTTATCAATTGTTATTTTATTGCCTGGGGAGTTGTGCGCCAGAGTGGTATGCCTTCCTGGTTAATTCGGCCATTATTTTCATATTTTAATAAGGGATATAAAGGGGACAACAGGGACATGGCCCTGGCCATAGCATCTAAAAATTATAAAAGAATGGTTAGCGAAAAAGTCAGATTAGTAAATATGGTGTATAAAAGCTCCATATAACCGCCTTATGTATCATACCGAGACCGTCTAAAGGAAATAATAAATGCTCAAACCGAAGGCCGAGATAGTGGCAAAAAGTCGCTATTTCATAAATGAAAAAGAAAACTGGGAAGGATTATCAAACCGTGTTGGCCGGGGTGCTGCCAGTGTTGAGGCAACTTATGAGCTGCAAGAAGAATATGCCGCCAAGTTTGCCGATATGATATACAATATGCACTTCCTATCTGCTGGCCGCATCCTGCGCAACATGGGTCGACCACGGGGTACACTATTTAACTGTTATACCAAATCCATTGACGATACAATAGAAAGCATCGCCTATACCTGCGCCGATGCCACAGTTTTATGGTCCGATGGTGGAGGAGTTGGTTTCAACGCATCAAATATGCGACCGGAAGACGCACCGATTATATCAAAAGGTGGAGAGTCTTCGGGACCGGTTTCTTTTTTGACCGCTTACAATGCCTTTGCCGAAACCATCAAAACAGGTGGTGAACGCCGGGCCGCTGCTCTTGCACTAATGAAAGTCTCCCATCCTGATATTTTCAAATTCATTAATTCCAAAACAGTAGACGGCCTCCTGAATAATTTTAACATCAGTGTCGCCGTGACCGAACAGTTTCTGGACGCCGTCGAAACCAACAGCAAATGGGATTTGCGGTTTAATCGTCAGAATTATCGGACGATTAAAGCCAGAGAGCTATGGAATTTAATAATGCATAATATGGTAAAACATGCCGAGCCAGGTCTGCTAAACTGGGACAATCTCCGCAGCAATAATAGTTGGTATTTTGACAACATTGTCGCGACGAATCCTTGCGGGGAGGCGCCAATGCCAAATGATGGTTCCTGCTGCCTTGGGTCGCTCGTGTTGCCACGATTTATTACCGGGACGGTTAATACCAATTGGAAACTTTTAGAGCAAATAATCGAGCTATCCGTCAGATTTTTGGATAATATCATTAATGTCAATAAATATCCCGACCATATTCCAGGGATTAAAATAAAAGCATTTGATAGCCGTCGAATCGGTCTCGGTGTTATGGGTTATGCCGAATATCTCTTTGCTAAAAAATTGCGGTATGGGTCGCCAGAGGCCATCGAAGAGACTGAAAAGTTAATGAAAAATATCCGCAATTTTACCTATAAAGCATCCATAAAGCTGTCCGCCGAAAAAGGATCGTTTCCGAAATATGACACGATGCCATACAGCAAAAGTCATTTTATCAAAACTTTACCCAATGCTCTCAAAATGGACATCAAAAAATATGGAATCCGGAACGTGACTTGTCAGGCAATTGCGCCCAACGGAACATTGCAACTCTTAGCGGAAGTTACCGGGTCCGCCGAGCCATTACCATTCAAGGCATATGTCCGGAACGATGAGATCGGCAAACGCGCATATATTCATTCAATATATAAAGATATTATTGAAAATGACAAAGAAACGCCATCTTGGTTTGTTGATACAAGCGATTTGAGGCCGGAAGACCATCTCGAGACGCAGGTAGCATGCCAGAAATATACCGATGGGGCCGTAAGTAAAACTCTTAATTTACCAAAGGGCACCAAGCCGGAAGAGCTGAGTCACCTTTTATTACAATATATTCGGGATCTAAAAGGCACAACCTGCTATGTGGATGGGAGCAGAGAAGGTCAAATTCTGGTGCCCATTGATCGAGAGCAAGCTGAGAAATATTTAGCCAAGGATCAGCACGATGCTGACGCCGATGTTGAAACAACTGAATGTGCCAAAGGAAAATGTGACATATAACAAAAAAACCGTTATAATGAAATAAAAAGAGGGTAAATAAAATGGATATATTTGAACATATTATCACTAAAAATACCGAACAATATATTGCCGGGAAACTCGATGAATATAAATCTGAATTTGTATGGGACTGGGAAGATGAATTCGATAATATTCATGAAGCATATGAGGAACAGGGCCGGGGCCAAGCCGAAAGCCAGATTTTACATCAAGTGATTGCCGCCGCCCTTCAGGCATTGGAACTGCCGTCGATTCTGCCGTTAAATGATTTTTGTGAATTATTCGATAAACTCGCCGATCATTGGGGCATAACCGCAAATTAATCATAATTTCGCTTGTACACGATTTGTGGACAAGACAATTTCCTGAACTGGTAAATAGTGTTATAATGAAAATAAAATAACATAGGGAGTAAACTTATGGAAGATTTTGCAGATTTTTATGCCAATGACAACATCATAGTCGTCGATGAGGACGCCCTTTCGGAAGCCATGTCAGATTTTATCATCGGTCTCGGTGATGAAATTCTTGATATATTATCCGAAGAGCAGACTGAAGAATTTGAAGAAATACTCGGTACTGCCGCCAGTGATGGCGATGAGGCTTTGGCCGAACAGGGCATCGAGTGCGATTACGCTTCGGGTATGAACAGCAAGCGGAAGAGAAAGAAATTTAAAAACCAGGCAGCATATGAAAAATGGTTTGACAAAAATGAAGACGACATCGAGGTCTTTGCAACCCGCGATTTGGAAGAGGGCGACGATGGCGAATGGGTATTAGGCGAGGCCATGCCAGCAAAGCGTGTGCGCCGGGACATCCAGCAAAAACGCAAGGCCTCCCGAGAGCATCGGAAGGTAAAGGCCAAAAAGAAAATCGAGGGCCGCATCAAACGGAAGACCGCCTCATTCAAGCGGTACAAGAAAAAATCAAAGCGCCTGGGCAAAAGAGGCCTGACCTCAACCGGAGCACGCAAACGGACGTTTATCAATAAGGGATAAAATTCAATGGCAATATTAAGACGTGACAATTTTAGCTTTAAGGAAATGACCGAGAGCTTATTCGAAAATGGTGAAGTCAGCGATTACATCAAGAAGTTTGGGATGAAAATGCATGGCTCATCGATGGAGACCGCTAAGGGATGGGTTGATGGTATAGGCGGATGCAGCAGCGGCACTAAAGCAAAAATCCTGAAGGGCATCATATCAAAAGGAATGGTCAAGGAAAGTGAAAGTCTGGATGAAAAGGGCCTAACTGTCGCCGGGCTCAGTGATGAAAAACTGAAAAAATTACATGGCCAGATGAAGGATGAACAACTCTCTGCCGCCGCCGCATCCCAATTCAGACTTATTGTTAAAGAATTGAAAAAACGCGGTGTGAAACTATCTGAGGCCAAGCTGAGCAAAAAAGGCCAGAAATATACCTGGGATCAGATAAATACGGCAATGACAGTAATTGGTTATGGCCCGAAGATAATCATTAAACTTTTATCTGCAATCAATAAAGTGGTAAGAGACAAAACGACGATTGTTAGTGATAAAGACAGTTTAACTCGTGTTAAATGGCAGAAATCCAGCACATGGGAAAGTGCTGAATGCCTCCCGCTTGAGGAAGGTTCGACCGAAGACGCTGCCGGGACTTTGAGGGCCATTTTGGGTATGTTCAAGGACCACCATGACAACGACATTTATAAAATGGGCAAGGGCATCCAGGACTATTACAAAAGGGAAGGATCATTTGCGCCGAAGCATGCCAAATGGATCTGGAAAACCAGTGTCGCCCTGTTCAAAAATTAAAAATTAAGGGGGAATTAATGTTAGAAAAAGTTTGCAATTTTAAACCAATACCACATAACAAAAAGCCGGTGTCAGGTGGACCGGGCGAGGCAGATATGTATCCAACGGGATGGAACTGGCCGGTCCCCAAAGACGATGTGGGCCAAAGCGTTTCATGAGTAATAATGGCTTGACAACACCGAATACTGTGCTATAATTGTAATCAACTTCAAACGTGAAAGGAAATAATATTATGTGCCCATTTTTTAAAGAAGATGATAACGATTATGGAATTTGCAAGGAACCACGAGGGTCCGGCACTTCACCATGTACCAAAGACCACTTGAATCATACCGATTGCATTTATTTTCAAGACGACGAAAATGCCATCGATGTCGAAAAGAATTAATGCGTGATACGCGATCTGCAAGGCCAGCAGAGAGAAACCGTTAACAAGGGAATACGCAACCCTAACTTAAAGGCACAATTTCATAGAGATTGTGCCTTTTTCTTGTGACAAAACGTCGATTTTATAGTATAATTAGTTTAATTTGAATTGGAGATTGATATGAAAGATATATATTTTAATGACTTTCCATGTGAAGAAAAGGCTTGTTCACTGTCTTGTAATGGGACCTGTACCGTGCCGCCACCGCCGATCACAATAGAAAAACTCCGTGAACGGATCACCTGTATTATGCCGGGGCCACTCCCCCTATTTTACACTTCCAATATTATCGATCCCGATGACTGCTTCAAAATAGCGCCGGGGAAATTATTGCACTGGGCGTGTTATGAATCATTTAATTTTGACAAAAATATCGAAGAGGTGTATATTTGTGGAAAGAATGTTCGAGACTCCCTTATCAAAAAGGGTGTTGCCTTTCAAAACTATAATCCGGAGGATGAGAAATGAAAAAGCTAATCGTAGTTGCATGTGTTGATGGAATCGAATGTCCGAAAATTGAAATGGTCGAGGGATGCGCTTTGTGTCAAACGTATGACAGCCCGGCCAGCCAACAGCACCGTTTTGGCAAGAAAGATGCATGTGGCGTTATGCCGCGACCGGCAGAGACTGTCACGAAAACCAAAACTCGGGGTCAGGGCAAAACCAGATCAGGGGGTAACAGATAGATGGAAGAATTGTATGATTTTTATATTGCCGCGCCGCTGTTCACCGATGCCCAAAAGGATTATAATTTTGGTTTGTATACCGATCTTATAAGCAAAGGATTTAAAGTATTTTTACCACAGCTAACATCAGGTAAGGATACTGATTATCTTTTCAAAAAGAATCTGGTAAACCTTATGTGGTCCAGAATGGTCATTGCAATTTGCGACGGGGCTGATATGGATTCCGGCACTTCCTGGGAGTGTGGTAAATTTCATGGTCACGGCAAAATGTATGCTCTTCGCACAGATATTCGGAAGAGCGCCGATGACCCGGCAACTGGGATTAATCTTATGATAGGTAAAAGCGCCGACCGCATATTTACCAACAAAGCAGAACTGGTCTCCTGGATGGTTCAGACCATAAGACCTCACTCGAAAAAAGGGTTGGTCAGAGCGAATTGGACGGAAGCACAATACAAATTGAACGGGTTTGATCGGGGATAAAATGATAGAATATAAACCAACGCAAGGGCTTAAAGGCAAGGCAAGGGCGCAGAAATATTTGAAATTGCATAGTGATGATTACAATGATTTCAATGTGTTTTGCCCTTGCATTGGGGACGATTGCCGGGAAGAGTATTGTGCTTCTTGGGTAAAGGCTGAAGTCGTCTTATCAAATCCAGGTCGACATCCAGAAAATAGCATTTACGATATTGTGCCGGGATATTGCCGAAACCCAATGATAACCGGGATAATTAAAACAACAACTTAGGGGAATGAATTATGTTTATTACATTTGAAGGCGGGGAAGGGTCCGGCAAAACCACGCACATGGCCAAATTAGCAGAACGGTTGCGGGAGCAGGGATATTCTGTCCGCACCACGCAAGATCCAGGCGGCGCCGAAATTAGCATCCGACTTCGACCGCTATTGCTTGACATAAGCTATGAGATCAGCCGCGAGGCAGAATTTTTGTTATATCTCGCCGCTCGAGCTGAACTCGTCGACAAGATTATCAAGCCATGTATGAAAGAGGTACCTTTAGATTTCATTTTGTGTGACCGGTTTTATGATTCCACCGCCGTGTACCAGGGAGTCATTCGGGGATGGGATAAAGTAATTGCATGCGATCATTGCCAATCTAAAGGAATTGTTGAAGACATGCACCGGTTATTTTCCCATGATATCCAGCCGGATTATACCTTCCTTTTTGACGTTAATCCTGTCTTGGGACTGAATCGATCATTGGGTGAAGAAAAGGATGAGAGCCGATGGGAAGAGGAAGGCCTGGCCATCCATGCCAAAATCAACAATGCATTCATGGATTTGGCAGAAATGTATGAAGACCGCTTTTTGATTATCGATGCCAATGAAGAACTCGATGACGTCTATCGTGAACTGGAAGCAACTTTTAAACGGGAGATATTAAATGTCTGAAGAAAAAAGATGGTCAACACCAGATCCGGCAAGACCGGACGAGTCAAAATGGTCTGAGCAACCGACCAAGGCCGGGCAGACACATTCTATTGAAGCCGCGCCGATTGAAAAACACCTCGAAGGTGGTATAAAATCATCTGGCGAAAAGCGTGACTTCGGCACCGGGGCACATCGGGACAGCAATACCAAAATCAAAAAAGGCCGGATGGATTTAATTCCTGCCGTCGCCATGACCCGCTTTGCAAAGTTTCTTACTGAATCGGCACTTCCCTTAAGTAAGGGGAAAGTTCATTCACTTTCTTGCTATAACGACGCCATGCAAAGTATGTATGCCTGGCTTGAAGGCGACCGGATGCCATGTGATATGGCCGACGCGCCGAAATCGTATGACGTTGTTAATTTTGATCATCTTTCTTGTGTACTTTTAAACGTGCAGGATATGATGCATATAGACGAAGATTTGCCTTTATGGTACCCTGAACCATCACTTGGTTATGATGATCTTGGTCCGCGTTTTGACAAAATATCACCGCTATTTCTGAAACGTGTTTCAATCCATTATCAACTTGGCGGGATAAATTACGGAGACCGCAATTGGGAAAAGGGCATGCCAGCAATGGTTACCTGGGACTGCGCCGCCAGGCACCTCGCTAATTGGCTTGAAAAAGAAATGACTGAAGATCATCTGGCCGCGATTGGCTGGAATATTATGTGCACAATGCACACAATTGCAATGATCAATCGAGGGATATTGTCGCCAGAAATGTTCACGCCGCCGCTTTATATCGCCGCCCGTAAAATCGAATCATATGACCCGAAACCGGTCTGCGAATTTAATCAGTCTGATTTTGAATTTCAAATGGGTGAAGATGATTATGAAGGCGAGTCGAGTATCATTTTTGATGATGGAACTAACGTGCCCAACATCCACAAAAAGAAATTGAACTAAAACACCGCTTAAAGGGGGACCGATGAAAATCAAAGGAATCGAAAAGATGTCAGTGGAAGACCTGCAGAAAAAGGCCGCTTACCTGACCGCCACGGGCCGCGCCGGGGATCACATAATGAAATATATTAAATTTCATTTGAGGCGCCTGACCGGAATGAAATATATTAAAATATATTAAAATAAAGCTAAAGTTTTCTTGACAGATGCCGATAATAGTTATAGTATTGGACAATAAACAAGGAGACTTGAATATGAAAAAAGGCGACAAAGTACAATATACCGGCAAAGGTTTTCTCAATTTCGATCCTGATAAAACCGAAATGACCGTGTTGGAAGTAAAAGCAAACGATGTAATGGTAGACTATATGGGCCGGGAAATGCTGGTCCGCAACTATGAGGTGAAATAAAAATTATGGAAAAAGAATTAGCCGAAAAAATCGTCGAGTTAATGGAAGACGCCGGGAAAGAGACCAGAATGGTCTTCAACTATTCTGGCCGGGGTATGTACAAAAAATCAACAGCCGGGGTAGTATGCGACAGCATCGCTGACCTGCTCGCGACAGTAATAAATAATGCCGATCAATTTTGCACGTCGCCCTGGGACGAGGGTGACGACTTCGACGACTTCGAACCAGAACCCCTTTTTAGTGCAGACAGGTTTAATATCGACAGCATGGGATTATCAACAATCGTATATTAGGAGAATTGAAAATGCAATATTCGGGAAATATAAAAGTACCTGAAAAAATAAGAACTTTTCTGTCGCAGTTGGAACAGAATGGTCATGCCGCCTATATCGTCGGAGGCGCCGTCCGTGATATGCTCATCGGTATAGAGCCGGAAGATTGGGATATCGCCACGTCCGCCGTGCCAGGCCAGATAAAAGCAACTTTCATGTACCTCATCAAATCGGTAAAACAAATCGATGCCGCCTTTCCGGTTGTGCTTGTTGACGGGATCGAAATAGCAACATTCAGAGTTGATGCATATGAGAACGGGGAACAGGTTACGGTAGAAACAGTCAAAACTATTGAAAAGGATCTCGCTCGCCGGGATTTGACCGTCAACGCAATGGCAATGGATAAAAACGGAAATATCTTCGATCCATATGGTGGACACAGGGATTTGGTAAACGGCATTATTCGGTTTGTTGGAGATCCAGTAAAAAGAATATACGAGGACCCTTGTAGAATTATCCGCGCATGTCGTTTTCTGGCATCAATTGATGGGCATTTTAGCGAGGGAACACACGTCGCGTTGTATAATTCTGTACATTATGGTCACCACGTTAAAATACCTTCGGAGCGCATTCGATTAGAAATTTTGAAGGCCATGAAATGTAAGAAGGCCAGTAAATTTTTCATCGCTCTGCATGGAATAGGTTTGCTGGCAGAAATACTCCCGAGCCTTGCCGCAACATTCGGTGCCGATCACGGCCAGTACCATTCCGAAAATATTTTTGATCATATGATGATTGCCGGGGATTTTGCCGGGAAGCATTTTCCAGCACACTGCTTGAGAAAGCCGATGTTCAGACTGGTTAATTATTTACACGATATCGGCAAGAGCACCCCAAATTATAAAGACGGTGACGTCCATTTTTATGATCATGAAGTCAAGGGCGCCGCGATGATCGAGACGGAATTAAAATCCTTGAAATTTACGACCGCCGAGATCAAATATGCCAAGAATCTGGTCCTCGTCCATATGAGGGGCCATGTAAAAATGAGCCCTAAATCGACTCGGAAATGTATAAAAACCTTTCGGAAGCTGGATGTAAACTGGAAAGAGTGGCTGGCATTAAAATGTGCCGACCGAGCCGCCAACGTCAGCAGATCATCGCAACCGCTCAAGGTACAGAAAATTGCAAAAAAGTTTCTGCATGAGCTGGAAGATAAGCCGCACAAAAAGGGGCCGGGGGATCAGCACTTTTATGATTCAGCCAAACAACACCCGAAACCTTGCTTTGAAATAAAGCAATTAGCCATATCCGGCACGCGCATCCAGAAACTTTTAGGTATTGGGCCGAGTATGGTGATCGGGGTTATTTTAGAATTTCTGCTCACCCAGGTCATTAATAATCCCGATCTGAATACCAGGGAGCAGCTCGATGATTTGATTATCGGCAAGCAAAAAGCGCGTACAATCTAAGGTGAAGTTATGTATGTAAATCCAAAAAATCTACCCAAACAAAGTCAAAAACGCTTTTATGGGTTTTTAATGACAAGTATTTTGCCACGGGTATTCAAGACCTTCCATGAAATGGGAGGACCGCTCAAATATCTATGGGATAAACCGGGGCAAGTAAAAAAGTTTCAATATCAAATTAAAATCGAAATGGAAAAGGGCAATTACATCAACGTCATTATTATGGCAACAATCGTATTATTTCAGAGGGAGAAATTATGAAATTTGATTGGACATTCACCATCAAAAAACATGGCAAAACACTTTATTCGAAAACTTGGGTCGAACACAGATTATATTTCTGGAATCCCATTAGCTGGATTATGGATCGCTTCGCCTCGGCAAAAGCAGTGATAAAGGAATTTTGGGAACTGGCCACAGAAAAGATGGATTATGTCGATAAGTGGAGTATGGTACCACTCGCCGGGAGTCTTGCTATTTCCGCAGTATTTGTGGTCTTGGTATGGCCGTCGACCATATGGCTTATCGCCCTTATTCCGGTTGCCTTTATCCAAAATATGATGTTTACCTTGGTCAGCAGGAGCCGGAATTCTCAGGATACCGATTACCATCGATATTGTGCCTGGGGTAGCAACGGGGTCTGGTTCATTTGCCAGATCATGATCGTGAAAAATATCTGGACCGCGATCAACGCCGGGCAATGGTGGTATGCCATCCTTGCCGGGGTTGTTTATTCTCTGGCTACCACCGAGGGGTCCGTGCTTATGATGAAGCGCCTTATTAAATCGGAATCGGGCAAGCGCCGTGTCGGAGCAAACGATAAGATTGATGGCCTGGAAAGTCGCATCGCCGAATTGGAAAAATTTAGCCTTCGGTCTTGAGACATTTGTGTCAAGTAAAACACATTTATGCTATAATGGATACAAAGATAAATAAACGGATAAACTAAGGAGATTGAAAGTATGAAAATTAGCCAAAACACGTTTGATATCATGAAAAACTTCACCACAGTCAACAATTCGATTTTAGTCAACGAGCCTTCGGTCTTGAAGACAATTTCTGTTGCCGAAAATATCATCGGCATCTATGATATCGAGGAGACCTTCCCTAACTGGCAATTGTATAATTCGGTGACCTTCATGTCAATGGTTTCCCTTTTCGGCCTGGACGCAATCGATTTTGATTTTCAGGAACTTTGTGTTGTTCTCAAATCACCTGGAGCCAGGGCCACTATCATGTATGACAGCACCGAACTGATCCCGAAACTTGGAGATCTGAAACCATCGAGCTCATATAAAAAATATGACAAATTCAATGCCACCTTTTCCTTGTCTTCCAACAAAATCGGTCAGATCCAGAAGGCCGCGAATATCCTGGGATTGCCGGATATGAAGATAAGAATGAAAGACGGCAAAGGGCTTATCACCATCAACGATGATGAAAACCCGGATTCAAATCTGCTGAAAATGGCCATAAGTGGAGAGGGCGATTGCGGAATCACTATGATGGTCAAAAACCTGCAAATTTTCGCCGGGGATTATAACGTTTCAGTCTCCTCGGATGTTTTATCGAAATTCCATCACGACAAGATGCCGCTGTTTTATGTGGTAGCCGCTAAAAAATAAGGTTTCACACCGAGATGCAGGAAAGGTCAGCATCCGGAACCCCAAGGGAAGGCGCAGTGTCGGCCTTCCCTTTTTTACTTGACAATACAATAAATATATAGTAGGATTTAGAATAAAAAGGGAGGACTTATGGCTGATTTAAAAGTCGAAATTGTCAAAATCACCGAAATCAAAGAGCACCCAAATGCCGATAGAATGGAATTGGCATTTATCGGGGGTTGGCAGACCTGCGTGACTATCGATAAATTTAAAGTCGGAGACCGGGTCGTTTATTTGCCGGTCGATTGCATTGTGCCACATGACGTGGAAAATATTCTTTTTCCGCCCGATGCATTAGTTAAATTACATAGGTCAAGAATTCGGTCGATCAAATTGCGGAAAGCTATGTCCCAGGGCATGATCGAATTTCCTGAAACATTAGGGTTGAACCCGAATATCAAAGTCGGCACCGATGTCGCCAAAAAACTTGGGATTACCAAATATGAGCCACCGGTTAAAAGTATGCCGGGCATCATAAAAGTGAAACCGAAAAAACTCAAGAACTCGGATTTTAAAGTTTACACCGACATCAACCATTTCAAATATTACATTCAAGCAATGGAAGGAATGCGGATTTGGGGCACCGAAAAAGTCCACGGCACAAACTTTCGTTCTGGTTGGGTCAAATATAACGCCTATAATTGGTGGAGAAAAATCGCCAAAAGGTTAGGGTTCAAAAATTTTCAGTGGGAATTTGCCTGGGGTTCACATCGGGTTGAGCTTACGCGAAAGGGCCGACGTTCGACGGGTTTTTATGGGAAGGACGTATATGGCATCATAGCGGAAAAATACAACCTGAAGCACCTCCTTAAGCCTGGGGAAGTAATCTATGCCGAGATCTATGGCCGGGGCATTCAGAAAAAGTATGATTACGGTCTGAAAGAAAATGATTTCAGGATGGTCGTCATCGATGTGATGATAGACGGGAAATATATCGATGGACCGGACGCAAAGCAATTTTGTGACATGCTCGATCTACCTTATGCTCCCGTGCTTATCAGTGGCGATATTTTCGACTATGAAAAATGCCTGGCCGCTGGCAATCCCAAAGGCAATAAATCGAAACTATGCAAGAAAATGCAAGCGCCGATGGAAGGTATTGTCATCAAACCCATTACTGAAACCAAAGGTTACATGGGTCGAATGGTCTTCAAATTACTCAATGACGCCTATTGGTTAGCGAAAGGAAATTCAGATTGGCATTAAAAAAACCAGAATGGCCGGAAGGGCCGGAATTTCGTGACGATTTCCCGGAATGTGTACCTATCATTCCGGGGGCAATTATCCTTTTAGTTATGATAATCGTCTTATTGATTTGGGGGTAAAATGGACGGACTGGAACTTCGAAAAAAAATTCAAAAACTCCGTGAAATAACCGGAGCTGGATTATTGGACTGTAAACGCGCCATTGAGCAATCTTCAAATATGAAAGATGCAATTAAATATATCAGAAACTTACATATGGGCGTTGACAAAAATATAATTCGGAGCTATTATTAGTCAAGATCAAGAAAGGGAGAGAATGTATATTTTAATTTTTGAGGATGGCAGCATAGGAAAAACGGAAAAAATATCTGAATCCGAGATAGAATCATGCAATGACGGGATTCTCGATATCATAGACATCGAAAATATGACGACCTTAAATGGTGATGATTGGGTCGCCATAGAATCAGTTTAAATCAGTTTAAACCCAAACACAAGGAGAATTGAACATGAAAACTTTTGAAATGCTAACGGGGTATGAGGCCGAATACGAAACCATGCTGAAAACAGAACTGGATCGCCTGATCTCCAAAAAGAAAGGGACCGGGATTACCTTCAAAGAAGACAATATGATTTATCAGCTCTCGATCCACCTCGGCATCACGGTCGACCTGCTCAGCCAACGGGAAACCAAAACCGCCGCCGTCAAGGATATCGGAATCGAATCCTACAACTAACCTCCTGGTTGCGGGGCGTTGTCCATTTGGGCAACGCCCCAAAATTCTGCAAAAGAGGTATTAAAATGTTTTATATATTCGAAGTGCAAAACGCTAAAAAAGCGAGCTGGAAGAAAGAGGCAATAAAAATAAGTGAGAGTTTTGCCAGACCAGTAATCATCGAGGTAAAATCAATCGTCGTGCCTCCTAAAAAATCTCTTTTCGAGAGAATTAAAAATACTTTGAGGAAAAATTAAAAATTATGTACCGAGCAATTTTAAAAGATAGTCATAGTCTGGATAAAGCAACCGTTTTCAAATGTGAATCGTGTGGCAATATCGAAATTAAGCCAACCATCTGTCCTACTTCGGGCATGAAAGCCGGGCATGGATTTGAGCACATTTGCTCAAAGTGCAGGGGCCTGTTAAAAACAATTTTGACGACGAAAGGAGATTGAGATATAATGTGGTATAATGGATTAAAACAAAGGAGAATTGAATTATGAAACTTTTTGAATTCACTCAAAAGAATGGACCTTCGGGCATCAACACCACAATTACCATCCCGCCGATAATGTGCGGCATTATTATTTCGGTCACATTAATAATCGCATTCATTCTTTCTTAAGGGAGAGTGATATGGAAATTTTGACGACGAAAGGAGATTGAGATATAATGGTTGATATAAAAAGGTTGGAAAAGTTGAAAAAATTCCGCGCAGAACTAAAAATCAAGGAAGTCGATGTCGATGCAAACAAGAACGCTGATATGAAGGTGGACGATTTGAGATGTGCCGGGTGTGGATTCCTTGATGATTATAAGGAGTTTAAACGCCGGGGGGAAATGACAATTTGTTCGCGATGCAACGGCAGCGAAATCTTTGATTTTTACGGTTTGCCATACAACCATGACGACGCAAAGAGGAGAAAACGATGAGCCTTGTTTCCAAACAATACGACGATTTCATTTGGGAGCTGAAATTCCGACCGACAACACTTGACCAAATTATACTGCCAGACTCTTTGTTCAAGCAGATGCAATCAGTCAAGTCGTCGGGTAAACTTCCAAATATGCTGTTCTCGGGGCCACCGGGTACCGGCAAAACAACGACCGCCTTTGTGCTGGCCGACGATATGGATCTCTCTGCGATGTATATGAATATGTCGCTTGAGACTTCGATCAATGATATCCGCAACAAACTGATGGGATTTGCTTCCAGTGTTAATATGGAAGGCAAGCAAAAATTATTCATCGGGGATGAATTCGATGAGTTGAGCACATCAGCGATGAAATCGTTAAAGGGTGTCATCGAGAAAATGTCGTCCAATTGCAAATTCATTTTTACCTCGAATCACAAAGGCAAAATCATTGAGCCTATCATTTCCCGTCTTCAGGAAGTCGACTTTATATTTTCAAAGGAAGACACCGGGGAAATGAAAAAGAAAATGTGGAAGGTCGCATGCCAGATTTGCCAAAAAGAAGAGGTTCCATTTCAAAAGGCGGCAGTGGCCGAGGTAGTCAAAATGCTTTTCCCTGATATGCGTAAAATCCTCAACCATCTGCAAATGTTATCGCTGCGGGGAGAAATTACAGTCGATGCCGTCAGTGCATGTGTCATCACTGATACCGAATCGTTTTTTCAATACCTGCGGGACAAGGATTGGCCGGGCATCCGACAGTATATCGTTGACCTGCCCATTGCCGAGAACGATTTCTATTCGGTACTTTATAACCATGTCGAACGGTATATGCGTGAAGATTTCGTCACCCAAGCCATCGTCTTGATTGCAAAGTATCAGTCTGAAGGCGATCATGCGGTTGATGCGCAAATTCCTCTGGCCGCGCTCGCAATCGAGATGATGAATTTCGAGTTCAAAAAAGATTTTTAAGGGGAGCAAAATGAAATCTTTTACAATACATGGCATCGATGCCGAGGGCAATATCATTTCTGAATATACATCAAAAACCGGTCACGGTATATCGGAAATCGAAGCGCAGTTTGACGATTTAAAAAAGAAATTGTATAATGAAGAAATAGACTCAATTCTTATTGGACGGGAGTAAAAATGAAAGAAACTAAAACCGCTGATCATAGTTTTCAAATCACGATTACTAACGAGCTTTATAAACGGATTAAGGGAGAGCATTCCTTTAAAGCAATAGGCCATCCGGTCGTTTCATATGCCGTCATCGGCAAATTGATTGAAATTATGGAAAAGCGCCTCCCATCCGTTACACTAACTTTAACCTCGTCAATTCACGCGAGATAGATAAAAGGAGATTGAAGTATGGAAGATGTAAGAGAAACGGAAGTGAAGGACCTTCGGGTTTTTTATATGACGAATGGGCAAATTCTTTTTGCCGATTTGATCGATGTGAACGACGAAGACGACTATGTAGTTTGTGGTCCGGTACAGGTTCAGCTCGGTCAGGCACCAAAGCAGATAGGAATGTCAATGGCATTTCCCTTTTCTGATCAAACCTTGCCGATCAGACTCAATTGGAGACTGGTCACCACGCAAACTTCCCTGGACTGGAATCCTTCGCTGATTCGGGAATATGGCAATTTCTGGCTTGCTGTACAGAAAAAGGCAGATCATGAAGCATCAGGAATTGAAGTCGTGCCAGCCAATGCCGTGCCGCCGAATCTGAGACGGGGATTGGGTACCGAAAAGAAACCGATGGGGCCGCGACCGAACATGCCGCCTTTAAAAGCAGTATAAATTTGACGCCTGGGTCGGATGATAAACCGAAACCCATTGTGTCGCCGCATGGAAGCATAACCCACCAATGCTTCCATGTGTTAAACTTTAAGGAGAAAAATTATGATCGCATGGAATAAAATCAAACATTCACTTTTTCATTGCCACACTTTCTGGCAGTGGAAACGCGCATATCAATGCCCTATATGCGGGAAAAAATACCGCTGTTATTGGGACGGCAATGATATCGATGATTGGGGCACTGACATTTGTAACAAATGTTACAAGAAAATCGGCGCCGGGAAACTGGACCGTGCCGATTATCCCGCCGATCTGGACGCCCATAAAAAAAGAAATGGGAATGACAGAGTGGAAGTTTCCGACCTCGACGCTTACGATGATACACCCTTGGAGGTTTAAAAAATGTCATATCTTGAACACGAACCAGAAAAGGCCGGGGGATGCGGATGCCCATCCTGCGATTTATATAACGTGTATCTCAAAGCAGACACCGAATTTAAATCCAGGAAGGCATACCGGACATTTGAATATTTGTTAGACGGCCTCGAACTCGAAGACAAAATAAATGAGTTGCAAAAGGACGGGTATGAACTGGTCTATGTCATCCCTGGACCGAGCCCGGTTGTGGTTATGCGATCTGTGCCGCCAATGGCGCCATCCGCTGTTGATATCATTCAGGAAATTAAAAAACGTGAAGCCACCAAGGACAATGACAATGCTGCCGTCAAGAATCTCGAGGATTTCGAGCCAACGGGAACTCTTCACTAAAATGTGACAAAAGCCGGGCCGGGAGGTATAATAAGGCATGGGAAAAATAGGATTATTTGAATTCACATCAAATTTTGTTGGCGATAAGGTCGATCTTAGAAAGCATGCGATGTTTTGGGATTCATATCCAAAATTTATGGTCAACCGGGTGCTATCGATGTCGCCGAAAAGCTGTCATCTGGCCATGTTTATGAGCCAGCTCGATAATATACCGGATGAGCAACACTTTGCTTTTTTAAATATCGAGTTAGAAAAAGGCACTTATTTCAATTATTATAAACGCAGCGATGAAATACCACAGAAAACCATTGATTATATTCAGGAATATTATCAATGCTCAGAGAGTCGCTGCATCGAGTATATCAGAATGATGTCGAAAAAGCAGATCGACACTATTCTCGAGCTTTATAAAAGGAGGGATGAAAGGCCGAAAATTAAGAAAGTGAAAAAGTCGTAAATAACTGTGAATGAAAAATTAATTATCTGAAAGGGGAAAATTATGTCTGACAAGAAATATGGCATTGAAGTTAAATTGCTTTCTGACTTCCTGGTCATAAAAGAAACTCTGGAACGAGTCGGAATCGCTAATCGGAAAACGTGTGTTATCACGCCGAGCGTTTATATCCTGCATAAGCAAGGCAAGTATTTTATTATTCATTTTAAAGAATTGCTTGCTATGGACGGATTCAAGCGGGAAATCAACGACACGGATATTTGTCGCCGGGACGCCATTGCTTCATTGTTGGTGAATTGGGACATGATTGAAATTGAAGAAGACGGCATATACCAAACGGAACTGGAAGAGCAAATTTTCGTGCTGCCTTATGCCGAAAAAAAGGATTACAAAATCAATCATAAATACCGAATATCGAGACGCAGAAATGGATCATGATCTCTATCTTGAATATCGGGAAATTTCTTCTGTCGCCGAGGGTGTAGAAATCGGTGAATCGAAACCGAGTCAGGAATATCATATCCTTGTGCGCCGGAAAAAGTTTATTCTCGTCACCCATTTTTTCTGGCAGAAATGTGAATTCTGCCGTTTGGAAGACGATCACGGAATTGTTAATTTGAAATAATGAAAGGGAAAACATGAAAACGATTAAACGGACAACATCGACATTTTCACAAAAAGATCTCGAAGTATTGGCCACGCGCCATATGACCGGTGACGCCGAAATGATGAAAGATCAACCTTTGATAATCAAATGGGATAAATTAAATCAAAATATATCCCTTGAGATTTCGACTGAGGTTGTAGTCGCCACAAAACCGGTCAAATCCAAGGTCGAATTTCCGATTTTCAAATAACTTGTTGCGGGATTAACTCAGCCTGGTAGAGGTGCCGCCTTCCAAGCAGCACGCCGTTGGTTCGAATCCAACATCCCGCTCCATTTCATTCCGAGATAGCTCAGATGGAAGAGCTCGAGGCCGTTAACCTCGTTGTCGCAGGTTCGAATCCTGCTCTCGGAGCAATTTTTCGGGGGGGAAGGCAAAATGGTGCGCCGCATGGATGTGGCCCATGTGTTACGGAGTCCGAATCTCCGCCCTCCCTCCAACAACATTTTTTTGCGGGGGTGCCCGAGTCTGGCTTAAGGGAAGGGATTGTAAATCCCTCGTCATTGCGACAACGGTGGTTCAAATCCATCCTCCCGCACCATAGTACCTTGTAATATTTACAAAAAATCGCAAATAAGGCGGTACCCAAATGTCACATCATGTAGAAAATGCTCGCCCTGGAAAAATAGAAGAATTTATTCAGGTTATTCGGTTTGGCAAGAAAATGAAAAAGCCGAAACATATTAAGAAGACCAAGAAAGACAATCCAGGAAATGCCTGGGGCCATAAAAAGCGACACTATGAATTTGAAACCAAACTGGGTGTAATATTCAGTCTCACTTTCCATCCTGGGGCCGAGGAAAATCCATCTTGTAGAATGAGATTGGAAATAATCGATCCGGAAGTACCCGAAGTGCCAGACCCTGCATATGATCCGGCACGTCCTAAAATGGTATTTAAAATGAGAGATATCAGGTTATGGACACCGGAAGAAATAATGCGTTTTATGATTGAATATTTGAAAGCGCCAGATCAGGAAAATTGGGATCAAATTTTTGGGCCGGAACCTGTTATCGCCAACAATATAGATTCTGATGGTAATTCCGAACGGGTATTGAAATCCGAATCTAAAACCGAGACCGATCTTACATCTGATGCCGTCAAAGATTTTTTTACTGCATAGCATAATAAACCTCAAGTTTCCTTGACATAGGCCGAAGTATGGTTTAGTATTAAGAATAAACCAACGCAAAGGAGACTTGAATATGACTAAAATTAAAATGGCCGTAAAAATAGCATCCGCCCTTTTGAACACCCAGGTCGACAAAACCAATTGGAAAGTAAACGACCTGATGCGCCGCACCAAAGCCGATCTCGCCAGCCATATGTATTTGGCTGACAAAATATTAACCGGGGATGACAAATGGAATTCGGGGTATTAAAATGAACCACACATCCTCAAATAGACGCCTAATGTCCGGCATCGCCTTGGCGCTAAATTATCCGACCGAGTTTGATCTTATCAGATATGATCCATTCGGGAAAACACGCACTCCCATCGATGGAAAAGGCGTATATCACGTCCGATATCTCGAGAACATCCAGCCGGGTGGATTCAGCTTTGGATGGCGCCAACTCGCCCTGGACGAGGCATTTGTACGCTCTTGCATGACCACATTAGGGCCGAAGGCCTGGATTGCACCAACTAAATATGAGGAGGTATTTATATAATGGCAAAATTTATGATCACCATTTTATTGATTTTTCACATGGGATTTGGATTCCTCGCAACCATATTTTTAATCGGATTGGCCATCGTCGCGGGAGTTATTGATGAGGTATTTTCATGAAAATCAACTTCGAAAACATCAAAAAAACTCATATTGAAGTTGGAAATAAGCGATGGTATCCGAAAACTCTGTTCGCATCGTTCATAAAAGAAGACACCCATGTTTATGTGGGGAATGGGCGATGGTATCTGAAGGCGCCGCCACCACCGCCGTTGAGAGTCCGCAAGGAGGATGTTAGCCCATCGGCATTTTTCGGTATATCCGCAGTTGTAATAATTTCTTTATGTAGCCTGGGTGCATTTATTTTTTCATTATTCTAAAGGAGAGACATGAAAACAGATCAACGCCTGGAAGAGTTAAGTGATTTAGTTAGGCAGGGCACACCAATAAATTTTATGGACGCCTTTGCTGTTATAGAATATCAAACAAACCTACCGCCCAAACAAAAAACCGGGATAATAGCCTGGATGAAAAAATATTTTACGAATTTATTAAAATAAAGCTAAAGTTTCCTTGACACGTGCCGATAACAGTTATAGTATGAGAGAATAAACCGGCAAACAGGGAGAAATAAACATGATAGAAACACTCGACATTCAGGCTTATAACAAAGCCGATCTCGCCGACAAGATCGCCAAATTAAACCGGAAAGCCATAAAAATCGGATGCCCTGAAATCACGCTGACCTTCGGGGACGATATAGTAACAAAATGGACCGATGAGTTTGGCCGGAAACACGTACAGGTATCAGTACCTGCCACCATCGATTACGAAATTCCTATTATAGACGGATGGAAACTGATAAGCACCTTCGATATTTATGCCGCACCAGAATCGGTAGCCACCTCATCGGTAGTAACCACCTCAACCGTGCCGGGAGAAACGGTACCGACCGAATTCCTGAACAAAACCGAAATTCACTGCGACCATTGCGGCCACGACCGACGCCGGAACCACAGCATGCTGATGCAAAACGTTGATACCGGGGAATATAAGGAAGTAGGCAGCACCTGCGTAAAAGACTTTTTCGGCCACGATCCGGTAGCATTTTTGAGATGGGCAAGCTGGACTTTCGAAGGCATCATCAACGAACTTCCTGAAGAAGAAGGGTTTGGGAAAGGCGGCGGATGCAATATTACCGACCTTAAAGAAACCCTGATTTACTCTTCCGCTACCATCCGCGACTTTGGCTGGATGAGCAAGGGCAAGGCATACGAGCGAGGCGAAAGCTGGAACACCGCCGACGAGGTAGAAAACCAAATGTTCAACGCAAAATACCTCAACGCTGATCAAAAAGTAAAAATCATCGACCGGGACGCCGATGTAGCCGACGCCACAATCAAATACTTTTCTGAACTTACCGACGCCGACCTTACCAACGATTACATGGCCAATTGCCACAAAATGACCGTTCTCGGATATGTACCTAATAAACATATGGGATTGGTTGTAAGCATGGTACCGAGCGCTCAACGCGCCCTGGCCGAGAAAAAAGAAGCCGCCGCTGATACCTCTGAATTTGTAGGCAGCATCGGGGATAAACTGAAAGGCATCGAGGCCGAGGTAGTATTTTCTAAAGAATTATTTTCAGACTTCGGAGTCAAAATACTTTACATTTTCAAAGGCGCCGACGGAAACGCATACAAAACCTTTTATACCGGAAACAAATGGAATGCATATGAAGGCGACAAGGTAATCTTGAACGGTACCGTAAAGGCGCATGACGAGTATAAAGGCAAAAAAGCCACCATGCTTACCAGATGCTTTGCCAAGGTAACCAAGGACGGAGCGCCGGAAGCCATCGAAGCCAACGCCGCATAACAATAACGGACGGGGGATGCCGCCGAAGGGCATCCCCAAAGGAATATTATAAAATGATTTCAGTAAAACCTAAACATAAACCGCCACCGGGAATACCAACGGAAACGCCCGATCCCGAGCCGACTAAAAAATTCGGAGGGGGATGGGGTGCCGCCGCCCCTATAGATCATAACAAAGGAACAGGGACGGAAAACTATTGCAAGCCCGATATGATGTCGATGTGCACAGCCGGGATTAAATGGAAAGATCATATCCGCTGCAAATACGCTTATAAATCCCAACATAATAATCGGTGCCAGCATTTTGTAATGCATTCAAACTGCGATTCCCTGGAAGCGCAGAAAAACTCATAACAAGGAGAATTGAAAAATGTGGAAATTTATTAGAATAATAAAACGGATGAACAGCAAAGTGGTTATGATATCAGAGGACGGCAAATCCTGGAGACCTCTGGAATCGGCTTATGGCCTGGAAGGGGATTTCGATATTCGGTTTGACCTGAAGAATATCCAGCCGACGACGAAATAAATTAAAATAAAGCTCAAGTTTTCTTGACTTAGGCCGATAACAGTTATAGTATTAGAGAATAAACCAACGGCAACAAGGAGACTTGAATATGAGCGACCTGAACGAAAACGAGCTAAAAGTACTAAAAAGCCTGGTAAACTCCAGCGCCTGTAACGGCCACGATTTTGGCTGGACCGACGAATATGAAGACTGCGGATTGACCGCGCACCAGATGGCCGGGTACATTGGCCAGCTTTCAACAAAAGGGTACATCCGCTGCACCGACCTTTCCGATGACCCTGGGGTAGAATGCAATTCTGTAGAATTCGATTTCACCCTGAAGGCAGAGGCCATCCTTGACGACGTATATGTAGACCATAACCATTAAGAAAGACACCGGCCAGCCAGAGTCCACCCCGCGACCTTGGCTGGCCGGGAGGAGTTATAAAATGAGAAATAAATATTCTGAAGAAGACCGGCTGATCGCCCTGGCAATGTATAGAAGCAAAAAGCTCGAAGTAGGACTTTTTAGCATCAAAAAAATTGCTGAACTGACCGGTCATAGCGCCGCCAGCTTTAGCATGAAAGTTGACCAATTCAAAGGCATCGCAGGGCGCCGCCGCAAAACCTATGTCGAGGGTCGCGATAATTGCAAGCCGGGCCTCAACGAATGGGCAGAGGAAGACGAGCGGATCTGGAGCGAATTTGCCGCCACCAATAGCACCGATATTATCAATCTGGCCAAAATTATCCTCAATAATAAATTTCGGGAGACTAAATAATGAATAAACTTACAATTCATCGAGAATCGGTTATCGAAACCGCCGTGAATACGAATTCGGTTAAATATTTAATCGAGGACGGGTATTTTGATTTAAAAAGTCATCCCAAAAACGAATATCATCGCGCATTAGAAAAACTTATATTCCAGTACGCTTGCTTTTTTGAACTGGATGTGGAACCATCTGCCGCCGCCGAGAAAGCCTGGGAATTAGCCTGTAGCAACGGGCATGATCTAATGGCGGTTTATGATTGGATGGAAGAACTGGCCGAAATTTTAAAGGCTATAAATGAAGAATTTATTCGGGTAAATTAGGGAGAAATAATGGACAAAATCATTTTTGATATCGCAGCACTTCACGGAAGGGATGCCGCCAAGCTCGCCGCCAATATGATAATTGATGAATATAAGGAATCTGATCTGAAAGATCGCCGGGATTATATTGGAAAACATCTCCAGACTAAAATGTCCCTTGAGGGTTATCAAATTCCGAAAGGAAATTATGAATATAAATAAATTATTAAAACTTTTCTATAATACCGGATTCCTGGACGGGGAAAAGTTGAAGCATCTGATGCCGGTAATCGATCAGGTTAAAAATACGATGGATATTTTATACAACCAGGGTCTTTGGGATGTATTCCGGTTTTATACCGAATACAAAGGCAAGGAATTAAAAGCGCATATCTCCCGCATACATTTATGGGATGGTCTTTGGTTATGCCAGCACCACGCCGGGTCCGATGGATATGGTTTCAAAGTTTTGGCTGATATGATACGCGATTCAATCGCCGATAACACCGAAAACATCAAATATTTTTCTGCTTTCTATCAACCGACCAAGCCGTTTCCTAACGCGATTTATGGGGACGTATACCGTGAAGTCAACGACGATAGCCTTATTACGGAAACGCCTTATGGGTATGCCTATTTAAAACCAGTACCAGGCATCGGCCTCTCACAGCGCACCGTGATGACCGACCGTGAAGATACCAAACACTGGCCGGTATTAAAGCATTCGGTCAAGCAAATATTATCCCACCTGGGTCCGATGGGCCTGGGCCGACAAACCTGGACCGAAGCCGGATTTACGAAACACCGGGAATTGAAAGCCGGATGGGACGCGAACGCCCAAAAAGATTTACAAAACCACCTTGACAATCCATACAAACCAACAATCGGGGCCGTGTACCATAATTATTCCGCGCCGGGTATTAACTTTTCATCGTATACCAACAGCACCGTTTTGGAACTTCTAAAACCGGTCACGCTGTCTGATATTTCATCTCTTATCCGCGAGGACGTGCCGGTTATGTGGACGCCATTAAATTATTTGCTTGACGTCGAGCCTGAAAAGGTTTACCATTTCTGGAAGGCCAAAATTGATCGGCGCCTTTGGAAATATTTTTCTGCACTGGAAGGACTATAAAATTATGAGTCACTGGGTAAAATTATTAATCGTTTTCGCATTTATAATGTGCTTTATGTTCTATCTAAACAGCGCCAGCGCACAATCTGAAAAATGTATACCAGTCGCCGACAAATTGGGTATGAGTTTCAGAGAGGCCAAGGTAAAACGGATTATCGATGGCGTCCGCGATCCCGGTCAAATTATACCGTATAAAAAAGCCTGGGGTATTACCCAATGGACCGTGCCGATAAATGGCAATGAGCTTGTTCTCGAATTTGAGCCAAACAAGCCGAGTGATATGCGTAAAATATTGATTTCTATCAACCAAATCTGCAACTGAAGGGATTATAGTAATGGCGCAACAATTACAACAATTATTTAGCTTAAATAATTTACGAAAGATGTCTATTCTTTCTGATTTCAGGGATGTATCTATTCCCTGCCAAGTTATCAACAGCAAATCACCATCACCTCGGTTAGGCCAGTATATCGGAAGTATATGTCTGGAAGGACAAGCCGGGCAAAAATGGGCAATTGTATTGATGAGCGGATGCTCGACTCCGGTATTATTCGATGAGACCGAGGTAGAAGTTCTGGAATTAAAATGGTCAAAAATCGAAAGTCTTAAATGATGATATTATCTATGCTGATATTATATATAATTTTAGGTATATTTTTTAACAGTTTATTGGGAGCAGTGGTATTATCATCATTGGATACCAAAGATCAAAGGTACTATCAGTGGTATAATTCCTGTCCATTTCCGGGTATAGGCCATTTTATAATTTTATCTTTATGGCCGGTAGTTGCATATTTTATACAGAAAGAGAAAAATAAAGCTAAATTTTAGTTGACAAACGCCCTACCAGGGCTTATAATGAATTATAAACACTTAAAAAGGAGAAATAATTATGGAAACCGTTTATTCGATAGTAAAACACCTGGAAGCAACGCCGGGCAAGAACGACAAACTCGCCTATCTCAAGGCAAACGCCAACGACGATATTAAAGAGTTTTTCTACCTCGCCCTCGAGCCGACCATTCTTTTCTGGATCAAGAAAATCCCCGCTTACACGCCGGATACCTATTCCCACACAATGTCATTTTTTGAGGCCACATATGAATTGGTCAATGTGATAGCATCCCGTAAGCGCACCGGAGACGCCGCGCGAAACTTTGTCGCCGACCTTTTAAGCCAACTTACAGAAAACGACGCCAAAATGCTCGAGCGCATCATTTTAAAAGACGCCTCGGTTGGGATGTCGGCCAAAACCATCAATAAGGTATGGAAAGGGCTTTGCACGGAAAAACTGTATGACCGCTGCGCCGCCTTCAACGAGAAAAACCTGGCCATCATAAAATATCGCGCTCTGGTACAGCTAAAAGCGGACGGACTTTTCATCAACGTCATCCGCAAATCCACCGGGACAACCTTTTTGAGCCGGAATATGAAACCGATGGAATTCCACGGATACCTTGAGGAAGAAATTGCAGCCTTTAATATCCCGGGAGACGTCGACATGGTAATCCACGGGGAAGGCCTGGTAATGAATAAAACCGGCACCGGATTCGAGGATCGCAAAACCGGCAACGGTATCATTTCGAAGGCCATCAAGGGTACCATCAGCAAGGAAGAAGCCAGCCGGGTACATTTGAAAGTATGGGATATCATGCCGCTTGCCGACTGGAAAGCCAAAAAATGCATTTTCCCTTACGAGCAGCGCCTCCGGACCTTAGAAGCCGCCCTGCCGGTCAACAGCAAGGTAAAAATCATCGCTACCAAAGCGGTCAACAACCTGGACGAGGCATACGAATTTTTCAACAAAATGCTGGATAACGGCCAGGAAGGTTGCATCCTGAAAAACCTGGACGGTATCTGGAGAAACTCATCCTCCGGTAACAAAGATTGCGTAAAAATGAAAAAGAAAGATCCCGCTGACCTGCTTTGTGTTGGTACCATTCCCTTTGCCAAGAAAACGGTTATGCGAGGTAGCCAGGAAATTGATACAAGCAATTGGATCGGCGCCCTGATACTTGAAAGCTCGGATGGCTTTATCAAATGCAACGCCGGGTCTGGCCTGAACGACGAAATGAGGGAGATGCCGCCTTCCCATTATATCGGAGGCATTTTCGAGATAGAATACAACGAAATCATTTCATCAAAAACCAAAGCTACCATGAGCCTCTTCCTGCCCATCATAAAGGAACGCCGGGTCGACAAGGACGAGGCCGATTCATATGAGCTGATTGTCGAACGCGCCAAGGGTAGAAAATAACCGGACACAAATGCGGACAATAAACCGGACATAATGTCCGTAAGGAGAATTCATGAGCAAACACCCACTTACATTAGAAAAAGAATATCTGAAAGATCTGGCCTCACAAATAATCGATTTGAAATTGAAGATTCGGACGGGATCGATATCAAAGTTGCCATGCCTCGCTCCCGTGATAATATGTTATAGGCCACCGCGAGTCCTCAGCACCTGGCAGCGAGACCTGGCCAGGTTAAAATCAGATTACCGGCATCGCCATATGGCATATTGCTTGACTCGTCATAGTATTGCAAACCGATTTGATAAGAATATAAATGGACAAATTCCATCCTATGGGTCAGTTTTTCGCAAGGGACCAATTATATCCTGCCGCTCAAAATGCAAAATGAATTACCGGAGAATCAATGTACATCGCGGGATTTTGCTCACCGCAATTGCCAAATTTCAATCCAATCAAATCGACAATCTCATAAAAGAAAACAATGGACTCAAACCCTGCATCGCCATTTTTAAACCCGAGTTCGGTGAAGAAAAGAAACTTCGGATCAAGGATTTTACCCCATGCACTAACGGGGATTTCATATGGGATTGCAAAAAAAACGGGACCATTTATAACGACCATTCGGAATGGTTTGCTCATGCCGGGGATATAGTAACCCTCGACAGGAAAGAGTATAATAAGATGCCAGATGATTTGAAAATGCCCCATAAAAATCCGATGGACCCGGTACATCAGGATGCCACCGATTTTATGATGGATTTTGAATTTTAGTTTGACAATACCGTAAACCCGATATATAATACAATTTTAAACCACACTTAAACAAGGAGACCTGATTATGGAAGTATTAGCAAACGGATTTAAAGCAAACTTTTGGGTACCAGTCGAGGAAGAGCCGGATATCGACCGGTTTATTGATGAACAAATCATGATCGATATGGACCGCTTTATATTGATCGGTATTCTGGAAAAGGTGTCGACCTGCAAAAAGAAAAACGAGGAAAAAGAGTTCGAATATTTCAAACAGATCACCGTGCAGGTTACCAATGTCTGCCTCGCATCCGACAAGAATTTCAATATCCAGATCCCAGGCAAAAAGGATGAATTCCTGTATGAAGTCAAATTCCGCTATGCAAACTGCAAAGCCGATCTTGAGCCTGAGCCTGAAGAGATATTCGAGGGAGGCGCCGATGAGGTCGCTTTCGATGTCGTCGTCCCTGTCCCTGCACATTTGCTGCCGGATGATGAATTATCACCGGAAGACGACTATGAGGAAGAAGATATCGATGATGACGACCTTGACCGTGAACCAGTCGGGCCGGAAGACGCCGACTATCTTGCCGAACAGAATGCCGCCAATGCCGCCTCCAAGAAATCTGTCGAAGACTTGACAAAGGAAATCGAAGTCCTAAAAGCGGCGCCGGGGGATTACGAAAAACAAATTGCAACATATGAACGTGCCATCAAAACAATGGAAGCAATGGATGCAATTGCCGACGACGACGATATTTCAGAATTGGAAGAGCAGAAAGACGCCGCCGACACCGACGCAGCAATTTCCGAAGATGAAGTTGCCGACTATGAAAAATCGACCGCCGATGGTGCACGCCGGGAAGCCGAAGGGGTGGAATTCGGATACAACGATGAAACCACACCGGAAGATGAGCCAGAGCCAGAGCCGGAAGAGAATCCTGACGACGACGGAATCGACGAGCCGGAAGAGAATCCTGACGACGACGGAATCGACTGGGGATAATAAATACTTTTGACGGTTTTCCTGCAATGTGCTAATATCACCACATTGCAGGAAAACGAAATAAATAAAGAAAAGGAGAATTGAAAATGGAATCATCGAAATACAGAAATGCAGTAAGAGGCGGCGGCATCAAAGTCGCCCTGGAAGATTGGACAGAACTTATCACAGAATCGGGCATGAAAGCTTTCTGGCCTTCCTGGGCATATGGCCAGTATATCAAAGAGAGCAACATCGCCGCGCAAGCAAAACGCGCTCGCCTTGGTAACCGGAAGATCGCCGATATCAAGGAAAAGGTCATCAACCGGCATGGCAAAAATGTCCGCATCCTTTTTAACCGAAAGAACGGGGCCATCATCCCAACAAAGGGTTTGAGCACCGCCAACGCCGCCCGGCTCGATAAAAGGAATAAACGTGCTGCCAAGCAGTGCCTATATTTTGCCGAGCGAAACCACCTGGAGGCGATTACCACCGCCCTGAAAATGCCGCGCGATATACGCCGGACGCTCTGCCGTAAACTCAGATTGGCTTGGGGAACACTGACTTCCGGAGGGTACCGGGAAGCCGAGGCCATGATTCGGGAAGGATAAAATGAACATATCTAAAGCGATATTTGCCAAAATGGAGTCTGGCCACGGGCTAATAGAAGTAATCTGCGATCTGGTCGAGGGATCGGACGAGATAGATTATGAAGATGTGGCCGACGTCATAAAGGAAAACCCAACTATGATGGATCTCCTGGAACACGAATTTAAAACCAGGAAAATGATCAATCCCGACGCCGAGGACATAAATTTAACAGAGATTTTCAAAGGATTATAATATGACACCAATACAAATCGAACAAATCGGTAGAATGGAGGCACTTAAAAATTGTGATATGTGCGCCAGAAAATTAGCACATCTCCATTTTTATGTCGAGGGCAAAACCAAGAAATTTAAAACTTTCGAGGACTGCCTTGCCCATACCAAATCAGAAATGACTGATTGGGCCGAGACATGTGCCGATGGATTTCCACAAGAATTTCATTCTTTCAACGGAGGGAAATCCAAATCAGAATTTTTGGCAGAAGACGCTGTCCGCGCCGCCGCCGAAGGGGTATGGGAAAAAGACAGCTATCCTTTGGCCGCACAAACCGTCAGTTGCATTTCTTTAGATGATGACCATATCATCGAGCTATGCCGCGATGAAAATTTCAAAGGATTTATAAAAACATGCCTAAAATAACAAAATCATATTGTGATATCTGCGGAGATGAGACCGATGGTTGCACAGAAATAGATATCCATGCCGGGGAAGCCAGCACCATCTCGGTCGAACATACCATCTCGATCAATTTAAAAGTGGAACGGCACGGGCCAGTTAATTCGATTTCTGAGCCAGTTGGTTTAATGCCAAGTGACGAAATCTGCATTAACTGCTATTATACCATATTATATAATCATATAAAAGGAAGAGCCGGATAGAAAAATGAAAAAAATTCATGATTTCACAGGATTCCATGCATATTGGATTTATGTGACCGTCAAAAGTATCCATTTCGGTACTAAGAAATTTGATATCATGCACCAGCGCCTCCCAAAAAAGGAACGGTTTCTTAAAAGCTGGAACGAGGGCCGGAAAGACCGCGACGGGATGATGTTCCTTAAAGTTATGGAGCGCATACCGGCAAGGAAGATGGATTATATTCGATGTTTCGCCGCATACTATATGAAAAATCCTTCATTCCATGTAAGCGATATCATGAACGATGACTTCCAGACGCACAAAGGAAACGAACTGGAATTAAACGATATCCTGGCCACGGTAAAATCAGATTATTTGACTGCCCTCCTATACTGCAATGAAAAAGGTATCCAGCCAGAAGATATGTTTTATGGCCGGGACAACGGTTATTTGATATATCCGGTTATTTATCGTCTATATGATATCGGCAAAGTAAGTGTCAATTCGATGATCGCCTTTCATGAGGTATTTAATATCGGAGCAAAAATCTGTGTCAACCACGAGACCAATATAGTCGATCTCGAAAGAGCTAAAGAATACCGCCTCATTTTTGACAAATATTCTCCTATCGTGTATAATTACTTTGAAGGTATTGCATGGAAAAAGGAAATTCAAGATTACCACCATTACATAATGAAATACGGGAGATGAAAATGTCGGAGCGAAAAATAATGTCAAGTAAAGATCGAATTGATACCATTAAGGTGATATGGGCAACATATTGTGACGTTATACTGGACGGGTATGCCTGTCAAATCGATGAAATATTAGAGGAGCAGGGATGCAGCTCATGCGCCATCAAAACCATCACGGATAAAATGAGGGCTTTCCGGCACGAATTCTATGCTGAAAAATGCCCGGCCACTATCGCTCAGCGAGTAAGGAGAATCCTGCAAGTAAGGAGAATCCATGCTGAAAGATATTAAAAATATATTACTTTCCGATGATGATATCGATAGAAAGGCCAAGCGGATAGAATTATTATTTAAAACTGTTTTAAGGCAGGAGAGGCTTAAAGCGGATTATTTAAAAATGAGATATGAGAAAGGATTGTGTAATTATGAAAGAACACTTTGAAAAACAATTAACAATAGTGAAAACTTGTGATGGGGAAATGATAGATTCCCTGAAGGGCTGCTCGATCTATGGGGCATATGGGATTGGCGACAAAGTTCTTTTCTTTCTGGAGCAATCGGATATCGACGACTCCGGCTCGGACAAGCCTTCGATTAGCTTTTCCATGAAAACGGTTACTGAGCGAGAACTACCTGAGCTGGATAAAGAATATGAATTTATCAGAATGGGAGGAACGACGCCAGGGAAAATACCAGTGCTCAAAAAGAAAGTGCTGCCATCGAAATGGTGGGATAATTTCTTCACAAATTTTTCTGGATTTTCCATTTTTCCGATGTGACAGAACGGTAAGTAATGTGGTATGATTGTTGCATACATTCGAAGAGGGACTATTTTGGTCCCGCGCAATTAGGCCGAAAGGCACACTAACCATTAAGAAGGAGATTATTGCATGGATTTTAAAAGTTTCAAAAAAGGCAGAGGCAAATTAGAAAAATCGGTTTCAAAAATGAAGGACCAGAATCCGAAATTCAAAAAGGACGAACGTTTCTGGTTACCCACAAAGGATGATGCCGGTTCATCCAACGCACTTATCCGCCTCTTGCCGCAGCCCGACATCGAGAAGCCGCCGACGATTTCATTTTTCCAGCACGGTTTCAAGCAAAAGGGCAAATGGTTCATTGACAACTGCCCATCAACTTTTGCCAATCCCTGCCCGGTATGTGAACACATTCAACCGTATTGGGATGAGGACACCGATGACAGCCACAATTATGCTCGCCGGTATTCCCGCACAAAGCAATTTATCGCCAATATTCTCGTCATCAACGACCTGAATAAACCGGCCAACAACGGCAAAGTCTTCCTTTTCAAATTCGGAATAAAGATTTACGAGAAAATTGAAGAGAAAATCTTCCCCGAAAGCGAGATTGATGAGCCGGTCCAGATTTTCGACCCTTGGGAAGGTTGCGCATTCAAACTCAAACTTCGGCAGAAATCAAAGCGCAACAATTATGACAACTCAGAATTCGTCACCGACAAATGTGGCCCGGTTGCAGATGACAAAGGCCTGGAAGTTATTTTTAACCAGATGATCGATCTCGATGAATTCTTGGCCGATGACAAGTTTCCGAAGTATGAGAAAATGGCCAAAAAGTTTAATCGCATCATGAAAATCAAAGACGGGAATACCACCGCACCGCCTCCCGCCGATGATAAAGGGGATGAACTCCTGGACGAATTTTCCGATGGACCGGAGAATGCCAGCCAGCAAAAAGAGGCCGATGAGAAAGCCGGGCAAAAGCCCAACGATGTCCCCGCATCTGATGCCAAAAATGAAGCCGCTGATGATGATTTCAGCTTTGAAGACGAGCCCGAGCCCGATGCATCCGCTGCACCTGCAGAAAAGCAGGAAGCCGCTGATGCCGCGCCGCCGCCCGAAACCAAATCAGAACCCACCAAGGATTCGGGTGATGATTTTAATTTCGATGACGATGATCCAGATTTTAACTTTGATGATTAACCTTTTAACCTGCGGCATGACGGGTATGACCGCCGCAACGAAATGGAGCTGATTGCCGGGTAATATTTAATGTATGGGTAGACTCAAGCTGGCCAAGCGCAAAGCCGTTAAACGTTCGATCCCAACGATGACGCTTCGAGTCACCCGGCATTCACCTCCTTTTTTCACCGAGGACGCACGATAGCGTTCAACGTTCACGGAGTCACAGCCGAGATGAAACAGACCCTGCTTGACTTAAACAAGCAGGAATGGTTAGCATCCGGTTATAGGGGAGGAGGCAATTTCGCTCCTCCCTTTTTTAATTAACCAGGGGGAAATAAAGGATTTATTAGCATGAAATTTTTAAAAGCATTAATTTTTATGATCGTTTTCTTTTTTGCCGCGACGAGTGTCTATGCCGTTGATTTGGCCTGGGATGTTAACTCGGATAATCCCATCGGATATACGCTTTATTTTAACGAAAAAGCTGATACCGACACGCCTTACAATCTTGACCCCATATTACATCCAACCGCGACGGCATCAATTCCTAATGATCGATTCGTGCCCGGCAAAGTTTATGTGTTTTGGGTCACCGCCTATAATGCAGAAGACGAATCGGCGCCGTCAAATTTGGTCGAATGGACCGCGCCTCTTTTGTACTTGCCACCATCGGAAAATCTGCCGACGATCCATATACCTGCACCACCGGAAATTCCGTCATCGATGATGGCTATTTAAAAACATAACGGAAAAAATGCACGATCCCATTCTTGATGGGATCGTGCAGAAAGTATGTTATTATGTCGCAACAGAAACTAACTGAAAAATCCATCCAGAGCTTATTATTTGATTTTTATAATAAACTCGGTCATAAACTCATCGCGCCCAACATTTATTTGCATTATTCCGAAGCAGATTTAATCACCGTGCAGACCTCCGGTTATGTCAACGAAATAGAAATAAAAATAACTAAGGCCGATTTCAAAGGCGACTTCAAAAAGCGCAAACACAAATATATGACCGAATCGCACAATGGTTATATGCGAAAAGTTAATTTCGATCTCCCCAATTATTTCTGGTTCGCATTCCCGCAGTCATTAATGTCTAAAATTGATTTTGATATTCCGGATTATTATGGGCTGATTACTATCGAAGATCTCGGACTTGATTGCTATCTACCGTGCATTTATCGCCGGGCCAAGATGATGCATAAGAAAAAGGTCACCAATAAACAGATCAGGCAGATTGCTCGCTCAATGATGTTTAAAATGTGGAGGGGATTAAAATGTTGACTTGCCCAAATTGTAACACTTATAGCGTGCCGGGGGATATGGTATGCATAAATTGCAATCAGAGATGGAAAATTTTAGAAGAGGAGCCGTTTTGGACAATATCTGCCTTCATTACTACCAATTTTTGGTTATTCTATTATGGCATCCTCGGGGCCGTAATCGGGGCAGTGTGCTTACTTTGAATCATGTCGGCAACCCGATTCAATGTGAAAAAGAAGCCGACACCGTAGAGAACAAGCGTAATGATTCCAATTATAAACGGTAGTTTGATCTTTTGCCATTTATCTATTGCATCCAGTCGGCCAATAACCTTTTTAATATCAGAACTCACGGCCTCAATGTTTAAAGAGCGCCGCAATTCAGAAATCGCAGTGGTATTGGTATGGACCGCCTTGAGCAGCTCCATTAAAAATTGGTCAGTATCCATTTAAACCTTTGAAGTAACGACGACGATGGTGGATGTCGTAATTCCCATTCTTATCTGTAGTTTTTTGATTTTTTCCATCTCATCCTTTTGATCACTAATTATATTTTTCAAAAATTCCACAAAAGACGGACGGATATCAGTTTTAATCACTTGTTCCATCATTATTATTCTCTTTCGCAGCTTTTGCCGCCGCGACTACCTCAGAGACAGTAGTCTTGACCTTATCTTTTCGATCAGCCTCAGAACCTGATTCATCATCCCCACCATCGAGTGGAGTTTCTGCTGGCTTCCCAATCAGCTTGGTCGTTTTAAAATCCTTATGGATTTTTATTAAATCGCGATTATTTTCGGATATGACCTTGACCAGTTTGACACAAGCATCCGCCACCAGAGGATTCCGCTCATACAGCAAATTTCCCGCAATCATATTAAGAATTTTCTTGGATGCATGAACGCAAAAATGAGCATTGCGCCGCGCCGCTTTATAATCATAGACCATATCGTTTTCACGATTATCTTCATCGAATGGAATGCTTGAATCATCCCAGTCGTCAAATAAATCTTGACTTTCGTCTATTTCCAATTTTTGCTCTATTCCGGGCTTTTGATCCCAGGGAGCTTTTTCAGGTTTTATTATATCAGCCATAGTTCTATTTACCTTATTTCCACCAGTGCACCGTGCCGGACACCACGGTAAAATTTGTGAATCTTACGGTTGCTGTTGGTTGTGAATCAACATTTGCTACATGTAATGAAATTCGGCCATGTTTGTCATCAAAATCAGTGAATGTATATGCGCCCTGTGTTACCCAACCGCTGCCGATATCATAATATTCTGTGATTATATTATTAACCTTTTTAATTCTATACTTTATCCCGGTCAATGTTGAATCAGCATCGGTGTCCGTCGTTTTCCATGCTGTATCTTCAATAGCTAAAGATTGAAATTCATGTGCGCCGCCGCCATACCTGCGCCTGGCAATAACACCCGTGTCCCATAACGGATCATCGGGTTGTCCGATTTGATCTTGAAAAGTCAAAGACACGCACGCCATCCAAGAATTTGTGGCTGGACCTGCCGGAATATCTAATTCAATTATTACTTCAAAATCTTCCGTGCTATCCAATTCGAAATTACTTAAAACGCCCTGGCGCTCGAGAGAAACATCACCCGAATCAACCGTGCATTGCAAATATCCACCGGTCTGTGTAACGTTTGCGGCCTGGCCGATTACTGTCCACCGGTCGGTATTTATTTCCGCGCCGGAAAAATCATCATCAGGTATAATAACATCGTATGTCATTAAAGTATCGAACAAGGTATAATAAGTTGCTTTTAACCACGCCGCCGAACGATCGATATCAGAAAGCCTTATTTCCCCAAGTAGACCCACCATCCTTAAATCAGGAGTTGACCTTCCAGCAGCCGTAAGGGGCACATCAGTATTATCTATGTCGCCTGTATGAGCCGTCGGGCCACTTGCCAAATTCAATGCGCCGTCAACATATGTCCTAAGATCGATTTTATTGTATACACCAGCAACGTATTGCCAATCTGTGCCAATAATCGAATCGTTACTATGGCAGTTGTATAAAGTGGTCGAAGTAAATACGCCAAATGTTATTCTGTCGTTAACACCATTTAAAAATAGATAGTAATTCCTGTTGCCGGGGTCTATATCCCGCGCCATGTACATTGTACTGTTGGGAGCACCGGCATCACGTTTTCCAAGTGCCTCCAGGGTAAGTTTGCCAGTAATATCAAGGGAAACGTTATCACCGTAATTCATCCATTGGGTATTAAAATCCAGTGCCTTTGCACTTTTCACACCATCGACTAAGTCATTAGAAGCCATGCCGTCTTGTGGAGTTCCATCATTACCGAAAGATGTCGAATCAAGCATACAACCCGCGCCGCCTGAAGGGTCTTGCGCCATATGATGGACTGCTTTAAAATTGCTATCCCATACCGCTTGCGCCGGGGTGTCGCCGATATCACCGACATAAATATTATCGACAATACTTGCATCATAACGGAAATTAAGTATTGTATCTGATGCCGCCAGAATCGATGGTATTTTTACCCATAACGATATTTGTTCATTAATCGAGTCAAAATTTTCAATTTCTATCTTGCATTGGGTACCATCGGCAGTCGTGACCGCTAACTTTTTTCTGTTTGGATGACCGTTTGGCCATTCAATAGAATCAGCAGTAACAAGCAAATCATCAACAAACCCATAATATGTCCCGGTCGTTTCCTGTTCAAAAAGTAGCTCAATAACAGCGTCTTCGGTATTGGAATCTTCTACTTCCAAACCGGCTGTCGAACCATTCCATTTCCAATCATCTGTATCCCAATAATAAACCTTGACACTTCCAGAAATCCGTGTTATTTTAAATTGCCCTATTGAATCATCCATATTGTCCCAAACGAAACCCGATTCAAGCCCATAAGCATAATAACCATTATTACCCGACTTACGGGATCGCGAAATAAACCCTATTGGTGCATCAGCCAGATTGCGGATTGCAAGCCGGGGCATGTAATGTTGTGCAGAAGTTGGGTCTGAGGACGCAATATTAAAATTCATTTGGACTTCAAAATCCCCGGAAAGAACAAATTTTGAATCGATAATTGTTTGACGATATCCTGAATTTTGATCAAAATTAAAATATAACGTATTATTTTGAATTTCTAACTCGCCAGACACGCCACTTATAAAAGTCCAAATTTCACCGTCTTCAACTAAATCACCATCAGCGCCGGTAAAATCGTCACCGGTCCATGCCAACGCATCAAATACTTCAGTTGTATTCCCGCTTGTAATACCTGAAGCCGTTGAAAGGTTGATCATAACCGGAAAGTCGGTAAGGTCTTCATCAATCTGTGAACTATCAATCGTAAGTTCAATTTGATTGGCAAAACCCTGGGTATAAGCCGCCGTATTAAAAGTCATCAGGGTATCAAAGCAAGTATGATAAGTTGCCTTTGCCCAAGCGGCAGACCGCTGTGCTTTTGAATACCGACATTCGAAAACCTTGCCGGTCATAAAATATTCTGATGAATGAAAGACTTGACCATGACCTATCTTCAAATCATCTTCAGAATCATCAATACCATTTAAACAGGGTGTTGCAGCGTCAACTCTTGACCAGTCGGTCGGATTTGTATCATTCCAAAAGATATCAACATCGCTACCATCGCCAGGATAATAAAACCCGAAATAATTTTTTGCATCCACCGCATAATCAGGAACATCTTTTTTATAGTAAGTATAAATACTTAATGATTGTTTAAATCCGAAAAGTGGTTCACCACTTCCGTTAACCTGGAATCCCCATCCATTTATATTAGCATCCATCTTATTAAAAATATTTTGATTACTTGATGGGGTACCAGTCAATTTAAATACTGTTTCAACTGAAAAATCAGTAAGTAAACTCAAAGCGGCATTATCGACTATATATGCCTTTTCATTTGACCCACCAAAATTATATGCTATTCCATCTTCATCAATGACCAAGTCGCTGGACTCCATATTAACCACAGTCATATCATGATCATAGGAAGTCGAATCTTTTAATGTTCCTAAACTTGGGTCTTGGGCCATGTGGTAAACTGCAACAAAGTCGTCATCCCATACCGCTTGCGCAGAGGCCTCGCCGGTATCACCAACATTAGGATTGTCGGCATGATCGGAGTCAAAATATAGAAATAATTTAGTGTCGGTCCCCGCCAGAATTTCAGGCACCTTTACCCACAATTCAGCTTTTTCATTTGCATTATCCCAATGGATGATTTCCACCGGGCATTCACTTAAACCATCAGCACGGGTAACCGCTATCTTTTTACGGTTTGGATGTGTGCCTGGTGCCCATATAAGCGTGCCGGAATTTACAACAAAATTGTCGATAGTGCCCTGAACGTCTTCACCGCTTTCTTGTTCCCAATAAAACCTAAAATAAACGTCTTCCGTTGAACCCGGTCCATTATTTGCGACAATTATTCCCGCCGTATTCCCGTCCCATTCCCATTGACCGCCAGCAGTATCAGTCCAATAAAATGATCGTATCACACCGCTAATCCGAGTTAAACGTAATTTTCCGAAAGCATCAGCAGGGCCTTTATAAGCGCCCCCTTCATTTAAACCATATGCACGGTACTGATTAAGCGACGCACTTCGCACCCTTGCAATTTGGGCAATATTAACGTCATCGGAAACACGCATAGCTTGAAAAGATGGACAATAATGCGTGCCAGGTGGTTGTGTAAACTGATCGGCGGTAAAGTCCACGGATACATCGAAATCGCCCGTTGCCTGAAATTTGCCTATAATACGCGCTATTATTTGTGGACTTGCAATAGCCGACGCATCAAATTCGAATTTATTATTCTGAATAGAAGTGACAGAATCGTCGTCTTCCACATCCCACAAATCAGTATCCGGTGACGCGCCGTCTTCACCGGTAAAATCGTCACCGGTATATGCCAACGCATCAAATACTTCCGTTATATCGCCGTTTCCAATAGCTGAATCAGAAAGATTTATCATAACCGGAAAGTCGGTCAAGTCTTCATCAATATTTGACTTATCGATTACAAGTTCAATCCTATTTGCGTAATCGAGAGCGCTGAGCGCATATGTTATCAGCGTATCAAAAAATGTATGATAAGTTGCTTTTAACCACGCCGCCGAACGAATCATTTTTGATATTCTTATTTCACCGATTAGACCGTCAAATTCCCTATCACCACCATCCCTAATGCCTATTTTTGTGGTCGCTGGAGCATCAGAATCCCAAGTGCCAGAAGGTGCGGTCGATTCAACTTGATTACTGCCATCACCATTAAGATAAACTATTGGGTCATTATTAATTGAACTTTTATCATGGGTAAACGCGCCATGATACCAGGTGTTTCCATCGGTTATTAATGCATCAGAATTATACCATTGACCGACGCCGCCGCTTGAATCCCTAACAACAACAAGGCCGCTTGAATGTACAAGAAATGACCAACCATTGTTTGGTGAAACTGTTTTGTCTACAATTCGCCCGGAATTGTTTTGACCAAGATTATCAGCTTTAAATACCGATTCAACAGTCATTAAAGCTATATCATCAAGAATGGCGCCACTTCCAGCACTGAAGTATTCATCTGATCCGCTTAAATTCACCGCTTTTATACTTTTTAGGCCATCAACTAAGTCTGGAGTGCCTGTGGCATCTGCATCCTGATTGTTGCCAGTACTTTCAGGAATTAAAATTGCATCTGTCATATGGTAAACAGTAACAAAGTCAGAATCCCATACCGCTTGCGCCGGGGTGTCGCCGATATCACCAATATAATCTGTATTGTCCGCTTTGGTCGAATCATACAATAAATTTAAAACTGTATCGGATGCCGCCAATACAGATGGAATTTTTGCATGTAAAGAAGCCGTTTTGGTTGCCGCATTCCAATTGGCTATTTCAACATTATATTCGGTGTTCCTGCTCGAATTTTGAACCGAAATCTTTTTGCGGTTTGGGTCGGTTGCTGCTGGCCAAATTACATTACCCACCACAACCGCAAAATTGCTTAATTCAAAAGTCACGTTCACGGCATTCTGCTTACTAATCATGAAATTGACGTGACCATCTTCATTATCGAAATCGGTAAATGAATAGGTTTGTGATAACACCCAACCGGACCCGGCATCATAATAGCAACTTATATCATTTCCTATTTTTACCTGTCTAAGTTTACCGGACATGGTCGTATTGACATCGGTATCGGTCGTTTTAAATGAACCATCTTCAGCCGCTAATGATTGCCAAACATGACCACCATTACCTGAATTATAACTCCTTCGACTAAAAACTAATGTATCCCAAGCGCCGCCATAAGGGTCACCGGTTTGTTCTTTAAAATTTACCAACATATCAGCATAAAATGCATTTGTAGAAGGGGCAGTCATGGTAAAATCAACCGTTATTTCATAATCTTGACTTTGATCAAGTCGAAATTTACTATAACAACCATGTATTTCATTATCTGCACCGCCCGATAGCGCCCTGACCGTTAAGACATTATCTGATACAAACACATTGCTGGCAATCCCAAATTTTGTCCAATTATCTAAATTAGAAAAATCATCGCCGGTCCATGCCAGGTCATCAAATAGCGCCGTTAAATCAGCATCATTAATTCCTGAAGCCGCTGAAAGGTTGATCATAACCGGGAAGTCGGTCAAGTCTTCATCAATCTGTGAACTATCAATCGTTAAAATAATTGGGTTATTAACACTTTCAAAAACACTAATGCCCTTGTCAATAGCACTGGTTGCAGCGGTTACTATCGATGGTGAAGACACAAATTCAATTTCTTCTTGGGTACCAATATCACTGATCGTGCCGGATACTATCGATGCGCTCGAGCCAAATTCCCTTTGTGCATTAGCATCAGATGAAATATCGGTCCCGATGGAAGGCGAAGATACAAAATAGGAAGATATTTCAATTATCGCCGTTATATCCGAAACGATATCAGCCTGGGCCGCAAAAGCCCAACCATAGTCAATTGTGCTACTTAAATATCCGGTCTGTATATCAGCCTGGGATGCAAAAATGCGCTCAGCGAGCCCAACGCTAATGATCGAAGTTTGAATGGCCGGGGAAGATGTGGTCCCAACATAATATTCTATATTTGGATCGGTAATATCCGAAACGATATCGGCACCGGATGCAAAACGTCCACCGAATATCACATCGCCGGTAATCGAGAATGTAATTGAAGGAGCAGAGATAAAATGATATTGGCGCTCAAAATCCGAGCTTATATCCGAGCTAATCGAAGCCGCTGAAACGAAAAGATTTATTTTATAGATATCACCATCGATATCGGAGGAGATATCGGCCTGTGCCGCCAGCTCGCGCCGCGCATCAGCATCAGAAACAATCGCCGCGCGAATCACAGGTGAAGACACAAATAATTTTTCAGCTCGAACGGTAATTTCAGCAATTGTTGAAACTATTGAAGCCGCTGAAACGAAAAGATTTGATTTATAAATATCGGTGTCGGCGCCGGACCCAATAATAGCACTCGAAGCAAAGTGTCGTTCAGCATTACCCTTGCCAACAATTCCCGTCACGATATTAGGCCGGGAATGAAAGTCTGGAGTTCCCAAACGACTGCTCGAGTTGTCCCAGGTTATCCTGGCCAAAACCAGAAAGGTACCGGGGCCACACCAGGAAGTTAAATCCTCGGTGATTTCAGTCTCTATGGCATCCCGTTTATAGCTGTTTTCAGGTATTATTCGCATACTGTCTAACCCTGGTTAATGTCACCAATAATTGTTGTTTGGACCCTGGCAAGAATCCTGAAATCACCCCATTCACATAGCGAAATGCAATCAGGGAGTTCAGTTATTTCGGTATCGATGGAATTCCATAGATAATCATCTTCATTTTCGGGCTCGGGGACGATTTCTGTCCATGGGAAAATTTTTGTTGCCATTATTACCTTTGGATATCGGTTTTGATACCGGTCTGAATATCGGCCTGAACTGAAAATTTTCTAAGCCCGGTCGAAAATGTAATGCCTTTACCACCGCCAGAATCAACGGGACGCGATTTAAACGAATTTAAAATTTTTATAGATGCCATTAATTCTCCGTATTGGTCGTTATAACAACATTTACTGACATCGCACCATCCGCCTCTCTTTCAAGAGCAGTTATTTCGTTGAAAGTATGATTAATATTTGCAATATCCAGGCACCGGTTGCTGTCATCAGTAAAACGAATATTGATAATTTTGATAATGCTCTCGTCTTTGATCGGCGGATAAAGATAACCTTTTATCGTGAAATCAATATCGGCCATAACTGTGCGATCTTCTTCAGGGCCGAATTCATTTGTAATATCCAGGTTCATCTGGTTCAAAACTATGGATATGTTTCGACGGATTCCTAACTCAGGAATCTCCTCCACAATTAAGGTATAATCTGGTTTGAAAAAGGTACCGACCTGCTCGATGATTTGCATCATATCATCTGTGTATTCGGTCCAGATAGAAAACTGCACCGAGAAATTATACGGCACCGGGGTATACATGAAAATTTCCCGGTCACCATCCATTTCAATCGGTATCTCATTTAGCTGTGGCTCTTTCCGGCTCACGTCTGGAGCAAGCGCAGTAATCAGAAAACTCATCCGAGGCAGTGTCGTGCTGATATGACGGCTTGATGTTCCAGATTCATTTTGCAGCAAATAAAACATTTTCGATTTGCCGACATATGAACACGGGACGACAATATCCTTGATTATTTTATTGTCTTTATCCCGCCGCAATACATGAACATCTTCAAAAATATGATGGAATGCCACGACATATTTTTTGATCATTTCCCAATAAAAGTGTTTTTGTGATAACATTACATCTCCATTTTGCCGTCAATAAATCGCTTCGGCTTTATCATTCCCGTGATTTTTGGATCATTTAAGGTGACAATCCATTCGCCGTCTTTGCTGTACATAAAAACCGGTTTGCCTGGATTCTCCTTGCTGAGTTTGATGCTCTTATCCTCTGCGGCGCCCAATGATTTTTTCTGTCCAATATCACGTTTTTTTGATTTTTTGGTATGCCGCATTGATAGCGCCGAAGCCTCTATTAAAATATCCCTGTAAGTTTTCATTTAACTCCCCGACGCGCCGCTTGATCGTTGAAGGCCGAGAGCGTCATCGTTCTCAGTTTGTCTATCAAGGGGTGTTGCCACTGTATTACTTTGATTTATTTGCATCATATCACCCGCCGATTGCTGCTTTTTAAAATCGCGCAATGCCTCTTCATTAGCAATTCTCTGTTTGATACCTTCCTGGCCAACCGCCGAGACTCCTTTTCGCATTGCCGCGAGATTAACATTTCCTGATTTTATTCGCTCAGCTCGAGCATTTTCATCTGAAATTCTGCCGGCAGATTCTTTCCCCCAATCGAATACTTTACTGAAAAATCCACCGATTGCGTCCATAGAATTTTTGAATTTATCAATTTCTTGAGTTTTCAAATTCTCCATTTCTGCATCAGTCAAGTCCCAAGTTGCTAACTTTTTTACCATATCGATTGCGGATACTTCCGATATATCTCCCTTCGCAGCCGCCTCTGATTTTACTTGTTCTTCCTGTGCCAACCTGTCCCTAACCGATCTCAGCTTTTTTATGATTAAGCCCACGGGATCTTGAAAAAGCATAATGGTATTATCAATGAATTCATCTATTCCTGCGTAAAAATCCTGAACAGCTAAATTTAAATCAAACCCTAAAGTATTCGTTAAAAGGCCCTGTATACTGGCATTAAATTTTTCTAAAAGGGTGTTGGTTTTCCCGCGCAGACTCTCGATATCTTCCGGACTCAGCATACCCATTGTTAAATTACTGAGGGTCTCGTCGATTTTTCCTGCGAGGCCATTTGTTGAGTCATTCCAGATTTCAGAGAAAGAATCCCACGCCTTACCAATTGCCACCTCAATTTTATCCATTGCACCAACGAGAAATTCCTTGGATATTAAACCGAATGTTAGAGTCGAGGCCATCTTACCAATGCCACTTTTAAATTTATCAATTACGGATGCGTCTTCACCGGCCTCTTTCCAGCCCTTCATAAAATGGAATCCAGCAAGCCCAACCAGTGCCGGGAAAAATATACCTTTCGCCAACCCTTTAACGCCGCCCAGGAGACCCTTTATTCCTTTGCCAGCCATCAAGCCGCCAAATAGACCTCCCATGCCTCCGCCAAAAAAGCTCCTCGATGATTTCGAATCGGCCTTTGCCAAAGCAGCAGAATCATCCTCTTTATCAACGAGGTCTTCAAGAAGGGTATTCGTGCGCTTATTGATATTTAAGTCGGCCTCGCGCTCGGATTCCTTTAGAAATTCATTATGCTCATCTTTGGCAGCAAATCGATTGTTCATTTTTAATTCATCGACAACATCATCAATTGCTGATACTTGGTCATCAGAGTGATCTTGCATTTGACCAAATGCCGATTTAATCGAGTCACCGGTTGCTTTGATAGAATTTTTTAATTGTGTATTAACCATACTCGAGAAATTGCCCATAATTTCCTGGACATTTTTATTTAGTGCCGCCGTCTCACTTGGGGAGAGGTGATCAGATAGACCTTTCTCGCCGCCGCCATCATCCATATGGGCAAGGTGCCGGTTAATATCTTTTAAAATTCTTGTTTCTGTTGAATCAGCCATTTTTATCCCGCTGTTGTTTTTCTTCTTCCATTGCTTGCAGTGTTAATGCCGTAAAAATTTCCATTTCATATGGTAATAACTTCATTAATTCGGCATGCTTATAATTGCCATACCGGGTCATATTAAAGACTTCTTTATAATAATTTACTATAGTTTTATATTTCCCAATCAATTTAAGTATTTTAAAAAGTCACGTATAATATACTGTTCCTTATTCCCGCATCCAATTTGCTGACCTTCATTGGCTTTCTTTTCGCATTCGATATCCAATTTCAATGTCATTTTGACCAAGGTAGCCGACACCGCAAATATCTTTTTAAGAATCGGGAAGGTCAAACTGATTTTTTTCTTGAGGGTCTCCGGAGTGAATTCGGTATAGATATCATCTTTCCAGAAAACTTTATTAATCGAATGTACCGCCGTCTCAAGCATCAAATCGGTTTCGGTTTTGATGTCCTCAACTTTATACAAAAACCCCATTTTTACCGGGACAATTTCGAACGATAAATTATCATCAATTTTGCAGATCGCTTTTACATTTTCTGCATTATCGGTGACTATTTTATCCTCTATATTGACGGATAATTCTATCGGGTTTTCACACTTTTTACATTTGGTTGTGATATCGAGGATCTCACCTTTAGATTTGCTCCGCAGGTTAACCGCGATAAATATGAATTCCATTGCGGTAAGTTTATCAAAATCGACGCTGTCTCCGCAGACCCCAATCAATTTTATATAATTGTTGACAATTGCTGAGACGTCGTTTGAATCAAGTGCCGTTAAAATACTACGCTCCTGATCGACGGTGTATGGCACAAATTTGAATTCAGTATTTTGAACAGGTAAAACGATTGTGTGAACAGGTAAAACATTAATCTCGGGTAAATCCATCTCATTCTCCTTTCAAATAATTAAAATTAAAATGGGCTCCAGCTTTTAAAAGCCGGATTGGCCACACCGGTCCCGCCTTGGCCATTGGCAAAAATCTTTTTACTATTAGCGGCAAGTGCCTCCTCACTTTCTGCAAATGATGATCCGCCACTTCCACCGAAAACGGTTTTTATACTGGAAGCAGGGATTTTATTAGATAAGGTTTCAATACCTTCTTTTAGAGCATCGATCCCTGTCCCGATGGTACCCTGGGCGAGATCAAAAGCAACATCTTTTACATCCGCGACGCTAATTCCTTCATCAAACTCATAAATAATATCATCGTATCGGAAAGAGGTCGAGAGGGTCATAAGTTGATCGTTTGCATCCGCCGCCAATGCGATATTCTCTATGTTGACCGGGAATGCATCTAAGATGGTACACTTTACCCGCATTAACTGCTTTCGATTCCATAGTTCAATCTCGATATTGCCGGAATATTCATCCTTATAATTGAAGGTACGCGAGCCATCATTCATTACCAGTTTTCGCCAGTCATTAAAAAACTTGATGACTTTTAGGCCATCATCAACGAAAAATTCGAACGCTATTGGATCATAATCAACAGAACTTACATAATGCCGGGGCAGGTTGTTATATTGTACAGAAGTGGTGTTATAGGTCATAAACGGGAAAGTTGCGGATCTGGTTAAAAACCCGAACTCTTTTGCCCCAAAAAGGTGACCAGTGAAAGTTACTTGATAGAGATTTGGCCTAAGAAAATCTGAAAACGATGCTTTCAGATTTTCCAGAAACATGGTAGCCATAAATTACCTCTTTTAGAAAATGCGTGTCCAATAATCGAAACTGAAAGTAATTACATATTCGGCCAGGGTGTCATTGGTCTCATAGGATAAATCGACCGGGGCGATAGATGATGGCCACATACCAATGAAATTATATTCAGCGATTTCATTATCGTTGGTGTCCAATGCAATGATCGTGCCAATGCGTTTATAAAGTGCTGAATCCAGGCCGATAGCTGCTTCATTTGCTTTGATGGTCTGCATCCACTCTTCGATGGCCGTGCGGACTGCAAAATCGGTATCCATAATGGCGGTCACCGACAGGTCTTCATAGGTCACATCACCGGCAAGTTTGGCTTTCATGCCAAGATATGGCGCCTCAACGATGCCGATATTTTTTCCTGGGAGCTGAGCCGCTTTGCACAAGAAAACGAACTTTTCAGGCAATCCCATCACTTCCATTTTATATAGGTTTGGCCGGTAACCAGCTTTCAATGCGGCCTTAAAATCTTCAATCCTGATTCCCATTTGAATCTCCTTATATTAATTTACCAGTCAGGGATTTTGGCCCTGACTGGAATTTGCTTATGCTGATTTGCTGATTGTTTCCGAGAACTCAACACCCGATTTCACGTTGATGAATTCGAGAACGATATACTCAGCAGATACTTCTGGCTGGATGAAAATCCGCGCCCTGAATTCAGTTCTTGCCTTAACTGCGGCAGTGTTTACATTCGGGCCGACTTGGACTTCAAAATTTTCAATGCCCTCTTTACCCTGGACATCCCGCAGGAATGGAGTAACCAAACCCTTGAATTGTCGCTGAGTAAATGCGGTATTTTTCTCAAACATAAAATATTTGGAAGCAGTCGCGATAGCCTTTTCCAATACGATGAACAACCATCTGATATCCAGTCGGTCAAAGTAGGAAGGCCGGGTCAGCAACGTTTTCTGGCCAAGCAACACCGGACCATCAGCGCTATCAACCAAAAGCGGATTGATGCCGTCTTTATACAGTAAATCCCGGTAAGGTTTGCCAGGATTGATGGCAAATTTGATGGTGTTTTTAATAATACCGCGATTATAGCCAGCGCCAGCGATCCAAAGTTCTCGGACCTGCCCGGTATTGGCCATGACACCCGCACAGTCGGCAGACACTGGGAGCCAGCGAAACACACCATTGTAAGTGTCTTCCTGATATTTCCAGTTGCCAAAAAGCCCTGCATAGGAAGTGCTTCGGCTCAATTCATTTTTGCGGTAATCGACGATATCGGCAACCGCTGCTGAAAGGGACGTTTTGCCGACGATATCGGCCTGGGGAGGCGTAAAATAACCGACCATATCTTTCCGGACTTCCAAAAGATTGTCGATTAAGTATTGCTGAATGGTGCTATTGGTCCAGGCGCCGTCGATAATCATATTGACATCCACTTCCTCTGCATTTTCGAATAAATCGAATCCTGCCTGGATCTCGCTGTTGCCGGGTGTACCATTCACACCGCCGCTCATCAAATGTGCCTCGAAAGATGCAACATCGATTGCATTGCCGACATCATTATATCCCAGGATGTAAGCTGAATTCTGGAATAAATAATCATTGATGTACGTGTTTACGCCATCAACTTTGTTGCCGGGAGTTGTCGAAACAATCCAGCGCTCCACGATTTCATAATCGCCATTTTTATCCAGGGCCAGAACACAAATGGCCACCTCATTGGCAATTGGGATAAATTCAAATTGATCAACAAATTTGATGCCAGTATCGACCAGTGCGGTAGCGAAATCGCTGTCATTGGCAACGGCCACTTTGAGTGTATTGCCGAACACACCGGGGTATTTTGCCAGAAGGTGAATTTTATCTGTTCCACCGGCAAAACTTGGTGTATGCTGCTCATAAGCATCGTCGTTCAAAAGCAATGTCACATTTTCGATAGGATCAACTTCATTATCGGTATCTTGCAACATATATCCTGCGTTTTTCGAAGTGGCCTCATCAAGCACTCGGACCATCAGCAACGCACTGGAGTATTGCAGATAATTGAATGCCGAAAACCAACTCAAATAATTGACATCATTTGGGACGCCGAAAATATCAAAAAGCTCGGTGTCATTGGTCATCGTAATGCGCTGATTACAAGCGCCCCATTCAAATTCTCCAACCATACCGCATATCGTGCTTGAAACCGCAGGGATCGTCAGGGTCAAATCTTTCTCCACAATGGACTGACTTGGTGATAAACTGAATCCCATAATTTTTCTCCTTTATTATTAGTGCAAATTTTACCTGTTGTTAATCTATTTACCGTTTTAGAAAGATGATCCAACCCAATCTTCATCACCAATACTATCTTCATCAAAGGAAGTGATATCAATACCGTTATCTACATAACCAGCCGGGAGCAAATCCTCTTCTATTCTATTAATTTTATTTTTATCCATTAAACGTTTTTGATCGATCCAATTTTCTGTCCAGGTCCGATTTTGCATGAAATACGAAAATAAAATCAAAGGCGTCACTAAATCGTCGTGATCGGAGTCTTCTTCAGCTTGATAACTATCACGGACCTTAATAAATGTACTAAATTGAGTGATTGTACTTTGATCTTGAACGATCATATTGCCGTCTTCGATATTTTGTTTTAACCGCATGCAACCGCGCAGTTTAGAGCCTTTAGTCATTTTTATACCGAAAGAATCGTTATCGCCATAAAAAATATTTTCATACTCGAGATCATAATTCAGATCATCCAAGATGCCTATGCCGATATTATTCGTTTCGCCAATGACGAGTCCCTGATTATAAAATTCACCGATCCTTTCTATAATATATGGCATTTCCGAGGGAGCAATCATGTTGTCCTCATATACCGCCACCTCGCGCCACGGCACGCCGCCCGTGATATCCATTACCTGAATTGTATTGTAATCTAATCCAACGCCCTCCCCGAAATCACATATCAAAATATATTGGTGATCATTTTTGGGCTCCTTTTCGTCGCGCACCGGCATTTCAAAAATCCGGAAGTGATCGTCAAATCTAATTTCTTCAGGGTCCTCCATAACCAGTGTATTTTGCAGATGATATGAGGATATCAATGTCCCGGCAGAGCCTAAGAAATTGCACTCATATTCCTGCATCCATTTCTGTATACCAAGTTCTGCGATTGTGGCTTCTTTGAAGCCCTTTACCGCATAGGCCGGGACATCCATGTAACCGATCTCGAAATGCGCAAATACGTTTTTCTTGTTTTCTGCATCATGCCAGAATTTGTAAAAATGATTCATACCACGGGGAGTTGAAACCATGATAATTTTCGACTTTCTGGACGATGAAACAGTCGGATAAATCGAAGAGTAAAACTCATCCCATATATTTTTAGGTATCCAGGCACACTCATCAATGACAAGGGTATTAATGGAATCCGATCTGGTACCGGAGGCGGATGTTGCAGATGCCTCGATATAACTGCCGTTTTCTAATTCAATCGATAATTTTGACCATCCTGTGATGCCCTGTTGCAACCAATATGGGAGGGTCTTATATAAAAGTTTCACTTTTTTGAGAATATTCTTGGCAGATTTCTCTTTATTTGCTAAGATAGAACAAGAATGATAATCATTAAAAACGCACTCCCATACCAAAAATGCAGCAACAATGGCTGATTTTCCGGACTGCCGGGGCAATTTAAAAATGGCTCGAGTATTCGCAGCCATTATTTCCAGCATAGTGTCTTGATATGGCCGGGTATTAAATAGTTGCTTTCCGTCATCCAATGTGATAATATGACAATATGTGTTTATAAAATAATGGGGATCTCCCGCGCACCTTATAATTTCCTGGAGCTGCCAAGGGCTCAAATGCATCTCGTGCCCTGCATTTCGAAGGCCGCGCCTCCCATTAAAAAATTCTTGGATTTTCCTTTTTATCATTAAAAATAATTCCTTTTATGTATTTACTTGTTGACAAAAAATTGGGTATTGTGGTATGTTTAAACAATAAAACGAAAAGGAGAAATAAACATGAGTGATCAAAGCGCCTGGCCCTGGAGAAACCAAAATATGGTAATGATTTTAAACCGCTTTTGCCTAATCAAATGTGCTCGAGACGGTCAGCTTTTAACAAAAATCAGAATAGGCGATATTCAACCCCGATTTAAAATTGCTGCCGCTTGTGCCGACGTCGTCATTATAAAGGATGGCAAAAAATTTGCCGTTTTAAAGCACAACCATATGATGAACGTTATTGGTTACGATTATCCTGTATCAACCCTGAAAAATATTATGTTTGCCCGATAGGAGAATTTATGACGGACTACCAGGAAACAATTGAAGAAGAAGCCGAGCGTCTTACTGGCGATGACGCCGACGAAGGCGCCGACTGGACGAAAGACGCGCCGGAAATAACGCTTACGGTAGAACAACAGGCTGTTTGTGATGCCCTGATGGGTTGGGTTAAGAAGTATTACACTCGTCCCGACTACCATTTTACAACGATGGCCGGACTCGCCGGGACCGGGAAAACTACCCTTTTAGGATTCATGGCAAACGCCCTCCGAGAAAGAATGAGCCATCTCCGAATAGGTTTTATAACTTATACCGGAAAGGCATCCATTGTATTAGCCTCGAAACTGATCGATATGGGGCCGGAAGATTATGTCGGTACAATCCACTCCCTGATATACTTTCCGATTGTTGATGAAAAAACCGGGAAGGTCGAAGGATGGTCGCGTAAGGATGAGCTGGACGTCGATTTTATTTTTGTGGACGAGGCCAGTATGGTCGGAAAAGAAATATGGGAAGACCTGCTGAATTATAATATACCCATTATTGCCATCGGGGACCACGGCCAACTACCTCCGGTTGGCGCCGATAGTTTCAATTTGATGGCCAAGCCAGACCATATTTTAACGGAAATCCACCGTCAAGCCAAGGACAATCCCATTATCAAACTTTCGATGATCGCCCGAGAGGAAGGATATGTCGAATGTGGGATGTACGGTACCGCGATTGCAAAGTTACACTGGTCCGATCCACGATGCAAAAAAATCCTTTCTGCATATGATAAAGATTCTGATCTGATCGCCCTCTGCGGTATGAATGCCACCAGGGTGCAGATAAATAAAATCGTTCGCAGCAAATACGGTTTCAAAGGAACGCCCAAGGTCAGTGAACGCCTGATTTGCCTTAAAAATAACAAAAAGATCAACGCTATGAACGGGCAGATAGGTACACTCATCGCTATTGAATCAGTCGGGCCGAAATTTTTTGAAATACAAATACGGATGGACGGCAGCAAATTTGATGTCTGGAGTTTTTGCTTAAAATCTGGATTTGGTAAGGTATTTTCAAAAGACGCATATTCAGAAAGTAATATGCGAGAAACAAGGGATGATCTCGCCGATGCGGTCCAGGAAAAAATGCGCAAAGCGAATCCAAATTATTTCATGACCTCGGATGAACGCCGCTTTTGCAAGGTCGACCTTTTTGATTTCGGCTATTGCGTCTCGGTCCATAAAAGCCAAGGATCAGAGTGGAGCAGAGTCATCCTGATTGACGAAAGAAACCAATATCAAACCGATGACGATTATACCCGATGGTTGTATACCGGGATAACCCGCGCAAAAGATAAACTTATTATGATTGAGGACTTTTAAAATGGAATTAGAACTGACCGACGACAACATCGACAAACTTGCTGAAGAAGCAAGGCAGAAAAAGATCTTGGACAGGAAAAACAAAAAACTCGCTCAACTCGCTTTTGGGCACAACGGCCTCGTAATCGACGGCCAGGACAATTGTTCCGAAGATCTGGAAAGATTGGAACGATTGAAAGGGGAGACTTATTCCTAATGATAAAAAAGCAATTTTTATACCAAACGGAAAAAATTATGTCCCGAAGAATTGCTGAACCAGATAAGAAAGCATATCTTAAAAGGATGATACCTATCCATTTGGCCGAGGCACGCCTGGAAATCGAGAACGGCAATATCTATGGAGCCGAAACACACATCGCAATTGCCGAAGAAATGATTGATGAAACTTGGTTTCTGCCCGGCCTTGGTCGGTTTCTAAACAATTAAAAAGGGAGACTTTAAAATGAAAGTAAAAATTGACATCTGGACAATCGAATTGACACTTTTACTTTACCGGGAAATCATGAAACGCTTTGGCCCACATCGTCTTTGGGGACCGGCCAGTTTTCCTGCCGTTTCCCCAGGTGCATATGATGATTTCTGTGAAGATTTTGCCAGGGCTCATGGCGCCAAAAGCTCCGACGCTGTCAAAATGCAAGTCGGATGGGCAATTGGCCATCAGCCCATGATCAAAAATTTGCACAATATGAGAAACTTTTTTCGGAATAAACTGGTTGCCTGGGACGTCGATTTTATTGACAGTAACTTATTTCCGGCATGGTCAATGAATTGGTACCGGGACGTCTCGGATCATATTAAGAATGTGACGCGCTCGATGATGGAGACCCATGTTTATGGGGAATCTGTAAAAATAAACGATTTCATAGAAGATGAGGAAGAGGCGCCGGAAGAAAAAGGTCTCTCCTCTTCCTTTCCGTCTGGCGGTTTTATGGCAGGGTGCCGACAAACATTATTTATTTTAAATCGAAGATAAACCTCAAGTTTCCTTGACATAAGCCGATAACAGTTATAGTATGAGAGAATAAACCAACGGCAACAAGGAGACTTAAACATGTACAAAATCAAAAGAAACGGAAAAACCTTAAAAGCGCAATTTGGGTCAGAAAAAACAGCAACTCAATTTGCTCAAATCATGGCTGATAATGAATTAAAAGCTGGCATTTCCTTTGATATTTTCAAAGTCAAATATATCGGTGACGCACACAAAGCCTAAAAAGGAGACTTGAATATGACCTTCCCGGCAAAAGAAAACCTAATATATTTTGAGACCCTGAAGAAAAAACAAGATGACGACGATTTCGGAATCGAGATAACTCTTCGCGCAGGAGTAAAAAATGCCGCCAGGGAAAACTTGATTGAGCTGATGGCCAATTACGCATATACCCTGATCCGCAACGACGACCGCAGCAGCAGCGTAACAACCCTTTTCATTCCCTTCGAATTTGACGAGGGAGCATATGTAGGGGTCGAGCTAAAAGTAAAATTTAACAAAATAAATAATCGCGAATTTCTTTTGACCGAAATCAAACGCGCACGCCGGACCCACGCCGAAATAGAAGGCAAACTTTTTAAAATAAAGTAAAAATAAAGCTCAAGTTTTGTTTGGAAACGCCGATAACAGTTATAGTAACGCGGAATCAACCCAAACAAGGAGACCGACATGAACGACGACCATCTTCACAGTAATTGCTACAAAGGAATTTGCTCAGACCTTAATTGTAAAGAAGCAGTAAAACAAAACCTGGTCACTGGAAATTGGTTCATTACGATGGGACATGCCGGATTCAATACCGCCACAAATAACCGGAATGGGTATGTGAGCGAAAAACGCGCACGAAGCGCCCACATGAATTATACCAAATAAGCGAGAAATGCTAAAAATTATATTCATCGACGCTTAATATAGGAGGTTTAAAAATGGATTTCGAGAAAATGACAAAGGCGCAAATTATCAGGTCTCTAAATGACAAAACCATTTTAACTACCATCACCGATAATTTTGAGCGCATTTCTTTCGGCCATATTCAAATGGTAGAAAATATCGGTAAAGCTCTCCTTACTAATCCGAGTCGCTCATTTGAGAAAATCATTAACTCTGCCCTGGACGAATCCGGCAATCTCGTTATCACCATACCTAAACTTTAGCCGCCACATAACATTAAGCGAGAAATTATGCTAAAAATTATATTCATCGATGCTTTAATCGCATACCTTTTAATAAACTTTTTGGATTTGACAGGGCTCGCTGCCACCGCCCTTTACTTTGTCTTAACAGCCGGATTCGCCCTGGACGTATACTGCCACATTAGCCGCCACATTAGCCGAAATTATTATTGGTATTAACATATTGCCGCCGATAGGCCCACATCCAGGCCACACTCCAAAGGTGTGAAAGCCTGGGGCCATCGGCAAACAGGAATCCGATGCATAAGCATAAATGGGAAGATAAAAATCCGGCGCCGGGCACAAAGTGGTTCAAGTATTTTGGTTGCTATGATCTGCGCGAATGTCAAAAGTGTGGTATAATACAGGAAAAGCACTCGGAAACTGATTGGGGCCGGGTAACCGGTTATAGATGGTTTCCATTAGCCGGGAGATGCAAAGGGAGACGAAATGATACCTAAAAATTTAAACGATAAATTCATTTGACAAAGGTAGCATCCTGATATATAATGTATTTAATTGGTTAGGAGACTTCATTATGAAAAATAGAGAGCCGGAAATACATGCCGAGTTAAAGGTACCTTATAGCCCATTTTCTCAAATATACCCATTGCCGGTAGGCACGAAATGTATTATTACAAGTGAAGAGGCCGACAGATACGCCGTCAAATTTCCTGATGTGATCGGTTATTCAGGCACATTCCACGTCAAAAAATATCAGATTACAGCCCAAAAGTAAACAATTGTGGGACTTATGGCCAGATAATTTAAAATAGGGAGATTAAATATCATGAAATGCACATTATGTTTTACAGAAATTGCCGGGATTAATGAAGCAATCGATGCCGATTGGATTCCTAATTTCTTTGTTGGGGCAACCGAGCATGGCCCGGTTTGTCCATCTTGCCAGCAAAAGTATCTTTGGTTAGATTCAATCGATGGCGAGTTTGATTTGTCAACTGAATTTGTGAACATCTTTTTAAAATCAGCATCTTATATGGATTCCGGTTTTAAGGGCAAATCATATATCGGATTTTGTGGGGACATCGAAGTTTCGGAAAAATGCGAGATATGCACGCCGCAATGTGAAAAAAATGGAATGAAACCGCTTGATGGATATGTAAACACTGCACCGGATTATTCAATTTAAGGGAGATAAATATCATGGGTAAAATAGGGACATTAGAACAAATTTATGCCAGGAAACAGGCTAAGAAAAGCAAGGAAGCCATTCGGTTGGCGCAAACCATATTAGACTCAACCCACAAACACTGCACCGAATTATTGGAAGCAGGGGTAATACCCGACGCAACGCGCCATTATAAGATCGGTGACCGGGTCCGATATGGCGCCTGGGATTGGAGTGCCGTCCTCGCCGTTTACGAAAACGGGAAATATTATAAGCTGGTCACACAAACTCGCCACATCGGTCGCAATATTCCGGACTCTTCCGAACTAAGAATTCATTATCTACCTTGGTTTAATTTCGTTTCTTACCAGAGCCCTGAAGAGATTTTTGAAATCGATTCCCTTATCGAGGGCGATGATATATTTTTCAGTTATTCCCAACGGGATTTGAGTTCCTTAATAAATATGTATTTCAACAAGCATGGGATTGATTTCGAGCCGGAATATCAACGAGGTAATGTCTGGTCGCTTGAAAAAAAGGTCGAGCTAATAGATTCTATCTTTAAAAATGTGGATATAGGAAAATTTGCCGTCATCAGCAGACCCTGGGGACCGGACGGCAACAAGCCACTCACACCCAAATTGTGGGAGATGCTCGACGGGAAGCAGCGCCTAACGGCCATCATCGATTTTTTTACTAACCAGTTTTCCTATAAAGGTAAATATTACGATGACTTGTCACCGCACGATAGATACCATTTCAAACATTATTCAGCGGCGATTGCCGAAACAGAGAATTTGACCAAGGCACAAAAGTACCGTTACTTTTTAAAATTGAATACAACCGGCACACCCCAAGATCCCGAACATATGAAAAAGGTCACCGATATGCTTGCCAAGGAGATGAAAAAATGAGTGAAGACTTAGGATTATTTCAAGTAGTATGCCCGGTTTGCTCGCGAGCCTTTGACCTGGATGAAACGGTTATTCAGAAAGTATGGTCTCAATCATTTAAGGAAGGTTTAAAAGTTATCTGCCCGGCCTGTGGGTGTCAACGATGCTCAGATTTGCCGGATGACGAAGAGGAATAAAAAATGGAAAGACGATCATTTATAAAAATCATTGCTGGAATTGCAGTCGCGCCATTAAGTTTTTTGAAAGTCGCCGCCGCTTCCACGGTCCCGGTATCAGTTGTTAAGGTCAGAGCTAAACCCCGGTTATTAAAATGTCGATGGACATTGGAATGTCAAAGGGATTTGGAAGTAATGGGATTGGAGGAAAAAATATGCTGCTGAAAAGACGATCATTTCTAAAATTTCTCGGTATAGTTGCCACTGCTCCCCTGAGTTTAATTCCAACCGCCGCAAAAGAGGCCAGTCGGTTAGGGTTAGATCGGTTAGATCGGTTAATCTATATGCCTGATATTAATGGATATGTTTATTGTCCCTATATTCCTTTGACGGTTACTAAAACATACAGGATGGGAAAAACATACAGCATGGGAAGCACCTGGACTGAAGAATTGGATAAAGATTTACCCAAAATATTTGGAGTTTAAATTGGAAAAATTTATTAGAGAAAACGGGCTGCAGAAACGGAATGGATTAGACGAGTGGTATAGCCGCGACGGGAAGACCCGGCTTGTTAAATTGGGCGCCCGGTATCGCCTGGATGTCAAAATCAAAAATTGGTCCGCATTTCATTCCGATTATATTATCGGTCACCGGGAGCGTGAATTCAAAAGCGTTGTCGGTCGACAACGCTATTAGAATTTTATTTCGGTCCAGGGCTTGATCGTTGTTTTTTCTCTGATGTTTGCGCCACCTGTTCGAACGATTTCTTTAAAGAATGCCCGTGTCCATTCGCCAAGCTGACCAACCCGGCCAGCAACCCATTTTCTAAATGCTTCGGCAAATGCCTCAGCCGGATTTGTATTTCCGTAATCGGTAATAAATTCTAATGTGACACGTTCACCAGAATGTTGCTTTTGCATCCAACCCGTGTATATCGCTAATTTTTTCATAAACCCGCGCTCGCTATCTTGATTATAATCGTATGAAGCATATTTATCTTGCACACTCCAGATAGGGGTCCGGTCGGCTAAATTTATGAAAACGGTTTTTAGTGTCGGGTCATCAATATTCGCCCTGGCATCAGCAAGAATGTCTTTCCGCTTCTTGAAATGGCCATATTTAGTATCGAAATATCGATCACAAAATTTCTGGATCATCTCGTCATTCATATCGATCATGCCGCTATTGATTTTATCTTCCCATGCTTTTTGTGCGCGATTGGGTACCCGCCTGAACCAATATCGATGGCCGATTTCATGGACGAGCGTACTGTCATTTAAATTATCGCTCATGCCCAACGGAAAAATATAAAGGGTGTCATCTTCTTTGCGATATGCGCCACCGATCATCCCGCCGCTTATTCCAGAAACCGTGCTTGGTTTGAAATTGATTTCAACGGTAAAATCTGTTAACGCACTTTTAAGACCGGCCTTTTTTATCGCTCTGACGGCAACCGGCAAAGATTTTAAAAACTTTTTTATCCATTTTGTGGCGTAATCCGCATGATTAACGTTTTTTACTAAAACATTAACGCCGTGAACATTGACCTGATGATCCGGAATGATTTCGCTTATTTTATCCGCTTCATAAACGATTAGCTCATCAATGGCATCGAATGCCGCCTTAAATGCCCTGGTGTATCGGGCAATGTTTGTTTTTCTTGGATCTGATCCTATGTTGGTGTCTAAAGCCCACGGCGCCCAAAGGTGCTTATCGGTTTTATAATCATAATCCATAGGGAAAAGTGACATAATCGAAGTATGTGCCGCCCAACCCTTTTCTCGGACCTTGACCTGATAAATGTTTTCGCCACCTTTTCGGTCGTCGTCATAAGGAAGGTGACTTCGGTCTAATAATTCATTAAAAACCCACCGCTCCCAATTTGTATTGAATAATTGCCAGGCATTCTTTACCTTCATGAACACCTTCAACGCCCTGTCTGAATCATCAGTTTTCAGGGACCGATAAAGCTTTGTCATTCGACGCAGATCTTTTTTCCACTGTGTCGCCTTTTTTCTAAAATCGGCAACACGTTTTTCGTAACCCGCGCCTTCAACTATTTCGGTCCAGGACTTAATCATCGGTATCATCGTCCTTTGCGTCCTTTGTGACCGCCCCTATATTGGGAACAGAAATGTAATCGGACATTATCCGGGGTCCGAATATTTCAATTTTCTTCTTTATCATTCGATATCTTGATTGATCTTCCATACCTTGCCAGTCCCAACTTTCATCATTCCAGCAAAAATCTTTTGTAAACTTGGTTTTCTGTGAAATATCACGCATTTGCCGGGTTTTGCACTTTGGGCATTTTAATTGAGCCTCTGCCGGTCTTAACAGAGGCTCGAATTTAGTTTTACATTTCGGACAACCAAATTTATAAGACACCCGGCAAACTTTCTGATTAGATGAGGTTCCATTCTTTTTTCAGTTCAAGACGCATGCTTTTCAGACTTTTTCGACGATCCAATTTAACGCCAAGCTCCTCGGCATAAGCATCAAGTTTTTTCTTGCTTGTAAAACTTTCGATGGCTTTAAGCAGGTCGATCTTGACTTCTTCAGGGATGGCAGTGGCTTCATCGTCATTGTCGATCTTGACTTCTTCAGGGATGGCAGTGGCTTCATCGTCAATATCTGCCAATTTGGCGTCCAGCTCGGCAGGGACCGATGAAAATTCGATGTCACCATCGGGATCAAATTCATCATTTTCGGCCTTCGCCATTTCAATAACTTCATCAACGATATCGTCATCAACCATCTTGACACCGGGGTCAGGTTCATATCTCGCTGCTGTGGCCTCATATTCAATAGCATGTTCTTTAGCCGGTTCGATGTCAGCGTCAGCGTCTAACTCTTCAGCTTCGGGCAATGGCGCCGCCTCCTCGCGAATAATCTTGAAGGTCGACGGGTATTTATCCGCGATCTCCTTGTCAAGCCAAACTGGGACATTCCGTAATACTGGAAATCGGCCGTCCTCACAAATAAAATTGGTATTGCACATGGTATGTTCGCATAAAACTTTCATAATTTTTCTCCTTTAAAATGATTTACTGTTCTCCGAAAATATTAGTCTCATCAAAATTTAAAATATCACTGGCCTCATCTTCAAACTGATCGGCCTCGTCCGTGCCCTCCTTTATGTCATTCATAAAAGTATCGATATCGTCAACCATACCTTCAGCACTTTCGAATCGCTCATGTGAATATTTGAACAATGTGAGGGTCAAACGAAACATCATTTGCCCGGCACCGAACTGATAAAATCCCTGAGGTTTCGCAGCGTGATCGACTTTGAACATTTTCTGGCTTGCTGGATGATATATCAGGTCACCTTCAAAAGGTACATCCATGCCCGTCTCTTTTTTGAAAACATCCACGCCCACCGTTAATATTAATTGATCGTCCACGGTAAAACCAAATTTGCCGAATAGGTCGCCATTGCCTTCGAATTGCTGGAAGTTTTCGATGTACATTGTGATGGTCTTACTGGAATCAAATTTGTTGCTGCCATCCTCCCCAAATATATTATCTGGATTCTCCAATTTTCTCTGCAAATAGACGAAATCGATGCCGTATATTTCTGCGACTTCATTACACATTCCCCGGTAAAGGTTGTATTCCGGATCTGCCTCGTCGACATGATGTTTAAAATATGGATTACCCATTATTTCCCCAATATTTTAGAGCGACCGTTTTGTCAGCGCCTTTTAATAAATCATAATTGATGTAATTAATATTTTCTGGCTTGAGCCGTTTCAAAGGTATCATTTTTGAGCCATCCCAAATACTCATTAATGCTGGAGGTACATTCTCATAAGTTTTCCATTCACGGGGTCTGCCAGCTTCGATATCAAAATCTCGTTTCACCTGTAAAATTGCAATTGGCTCGCTTTGCTTGACAAATTGCGAAATAAAATAAAACGCTTCGTTATATGTCTCGGCCAGAAATATTTTATCTCCCATACCGGAATAGCCATGCGATTTCGTATTTGATGCGGACCCAATTTCCAATCCATTAGATTTCATGGACGACAAATTACTCGAGCGAGTTCCATGAAATAGAATTTTAGGTTTTGTGCCCTCGGCCAGTAGTTGCCTAAAGGATTTCATAGTCCGCCAATTTTATTAAAGAGTTTTTCGAACGGGAATTTTTTCTGTTTCTCTTCAATATCTTTATGGATAAAATTTGCAAGTTGCCGCGCATCCCAATTAGGATCGCCTTGCTTATAATTGAATTTACGCCAGACCTTTTCAGGGATAATCTCATAATAATAAATTTCTTTATTCCCGCCCATCGTCGGGTCCATTGCCTTTTTACCATCTATTAAAAAAGCATGGGTCGTTGTGTTATGCCCGGTTGCATATTGGAGAACTTTTTCTTTAGCAGGATTCTGCTGCACCGCTCTTTTCATATCATCGAAAACTTGTGGATTGGCCATTATACCATATGCAAGTTTCATTTTTGGATAATCGGCGCCGAAACGATGCATAAAATCAAGAGCATTATAAAAGCAACCATGCCTTACACAGGAAGCGCCGAGCTCTTTTAATCCTTTCGGGAGTCTCTTTGCGCCTTTTGATACATTTCCTTTTTTTGCGGCCTCTACCATAAAACCAATGGCATAATGATCTCGAGTAAGATTAATGCGCAAATATTCGTTATTTATGCCTTCATCGGGATATTGTTTTGCCCACATCCGGCCAAGATCCTGGAGGTGTTTTACGATATTATCAGCGAGATCACTAACTCCACTTTCGGTCAGAATTTGATGAAAGGTTTTCATGTATACCCCTAATTTTGTATATGGTGGACCGAGTAGGATTTGAACCTACGACCTGAGCCGTGCAAAAGCCCTGCTCTCCCAGACTGAGCTACCAGCCCACATTATGCTATCTCGATATTGGATATCTTTTTAATATTATAGACAAAAACTTGTTTACCGAGATCACTGGCATCAATCCCATATCTTACAACATCTCGCGTATATTGCTGAGGAGATCCGGCAATGATACCAACAACACTGTCCAAAGTTTCAAATTTGTCGCCCTTCCAAACATTACCTTTGAATTTAAATTTCAGAACGATAATTTCCCGACGCCCGAAAAACGCTTCAACAGCCTTTTTTGATTTGGCAGCGCTTACCGCATAATCGTTCGCCCATCTCGGCTTAATATAAATTAATTTGAAGCCGCCAGCGAGGATTTTTTTGACGTTATCTGGATTTCTCACGCCGTGATATAGGGTCATCGACCGGACTTTTTCCTCGCCCTCATTTAACCACGTTTTAAAATTTTGCATTTTAGCCCTTATTTAAATGTATTCTCATATCCTTCATGAGATCTCTTTTCCCGGCCAATTTCGGCTTTTTCTTCCCGGCTAATTCATCATCAGAAAGTTGATCGGCAAAGTGTCGCCCGGCAATGGAATCCAGAAAGACGCGCATGGAATTTTCTGTCGCTTTGAAATACTTTGAAAGGATTGTGGCATATCTGGCAAATGCCCTGGCGGTGCCCGTCATATCCATATTCAGACGATTATAGGCCACGCCATGAAACCCTCTGTGCTCATTATCACTCATCTGCTGCTTTTTTGACGCAAAGTCTGGCCAACTTGCAGTATTTATTTCCAGTATTTTTCGGTAAGTTTTCATTTCATCAGTCTCCCACAAATTTTCGTTTATTTCGGAATGACATCCCGGTCAACGTTTTTCGGATATCATCATCCTTCAAATGCCCCAGGGAAAGCCCTAATCTTCGGCATTGCTTGAGCATATCATCCCGCCCCATCGTTTTAGCGCATTGATCAAATTGCAATGTTAGCGCCCCACGTGTGCTAAATTTGCCACGCTTAAAAGCCATTGGCGGACTATACGCGCCAACGCCTGTCCCGGCCACGGTCATCTCATCGAGGTCTTCATCGGGTCCGGCCACAACCCCATCTAATATATCCCGGTATGAATGGGTCATCGTATTTCCCCTCCTCCATCCATTATAACCAGCTCCCCATAGATAATTTATCGAAGGCTTTGAATGCGGTCTTGGCGTTTGCCAGATCTTTTCCGAACTTCCCGGCAGTTCCTTCGTTTAACTTGTTTATCTCGTCAAGCAAGTCACGCATATTATCAGCCACACCATAATAAGCCTCGTGAAGGTCATTGATATTTTTCTGATTTCCTTTTGACTCTTTACGATAGGCGTCAATAACGGCCTTTTCCTGTGACGACTCGGAGATATTCTTACCTTTGATTCTATTCAGCATAATACCATATACATCCCCGCTGCCGAAATCGACCTGGGCCATATCACCATCGATCTTGATAACTTTGCCCTTTCGGCCACCTTTGTTTAATTCGTCGCCAACCTTTACTTTGCTCTCAATTATAATATTCCGAAATGATTTCATGGATTTTTCCTTTTTATTTTAAGCTTACCCTTAAAGGGCCTTAATGTCAAGCTTTTTGAGTCGTCCAGACAATTTTATCGCCCTTTTCAAGATCTTGAGCATCCGGCAATCTTTGAACTTCAAAATCGCCATTTTTCATTTTTACAACGGCCTGATGTGATCCTTTGCGACGATATTCCTTTTCTGCTTCCTTTTTCGCCGTTTTTAAATCTGAATACTCTTCCTGTAAAATTTCCCTATATGATTTCATAGTTGTAATCTTTTCTGTTATTAAAATTTTGTTACCCTGCATCTTCCAGGAGATGCCCGGTATAGAATTTAAAAACTTTTTAGCGCCTGGCCAAAACTCAACCACCAATTTGCCGCTCACTTTTAAACGTCGGTAAAAGCGCCGCTGCTGGAAATCCATCTCCTCGCGAATGAGATCTTTAGGCTCCACGAACACCCAGTTCCTTTAGACGTTTGAAGGCTACTTCGGCCTCGTCGTGTAGATTTTGATTCTCGAGTGCGTCAACCCAAATTTCAATCTTTTCGACTTTATTCATCTTTTTGGATCGCAAATTGAGTGCCTTGGTGAATTTTGCTCTGTCACCCTTTGCTCTGACTTCAAAATCATGGATTCTTTTTTCGGCCTTGTCGATCTCGGCCTGGCGACGATTCTCGGTCATTTCTTTTAAAATTTGTCTATACGATTTCATTGGTGAATTCCCCCTTTATCCGAAAAAATGATCATAAAAATCATTATTTCCTATATTTGCCATGCTATGAATCAATCCAGAACCTGTATTTGACACCTCATCCTTTTTTAATTCTGCTATTACTTTAGGCAGACTTTTTTGGATTTTTTCAAGATAGGATATCATATCTTTCATTGGATCTGATTTTTCATTACAAATATTCTTAAAAGTTTTCATTTAATTTTTCCCGTTACTTCTGGTTTATTTTTCATTCTTTCGCCACCACCGGATGTTTGCCAAACTTCAAAATTTCCTTTACCGGCAGACGCTATTTCATAACCTTTTCGTTTCGCTGAAGGGTGTTTGTATGCCCAAGCAGTGTAATCGGTTGCTCGCCGGAAAACCAGCCATTTAAATTTTCCTATTTTAACAACAGTATCTCTCTGAACGCTATCGGGTAATTTATTCAAATCTATTTTCGGCAAACCTAAAGGTTCCACATTATCAAATCCATCAAACCCGGGAGGAAGCGATGAAAGTGTTGATTCTTTTAAAATTTGTCTGTAATTTTTCATTAACTTCGCCAAGAAGCGCCTGAAAGTTTACCCAAATTCTTTTTGACATCTCTGCGAGGGTTATTAACCCATATCCCCTGACCGTCTTTCTTTTTGCCGGTCCAGATAACGTCTCCTTTTGGTATAATAACGCCGTTCTGAAGATGTAATTTGCCGCCTTCGATTTTTACAATTTTGATGAGCTCTGCGCCAACGCCACCGTCTCTGTAAAAATTGCCAGCCTGTAATCCTTCTAAAATTTGTCGAAAGGTTTTCATATTTTTCCTTATGCGTACACCGGATCTGGTGGTTCAGAGTATTTTTCTTCCAGCTCTATTAAAAGTTTTTCTTTATCAGCCTCACCCTTTTCAAGTATACCGGAGGCATTCACCGTAACACCGCCCGGAAGTTGCGCTCCATCATATTTACCGAGATTGACGCCCCATTGAATCCGCGCCAGGGCCACACTATATTTTTTAAGCCATAAGGAGTCGCTTACGGTATCGGTGTCTTCGGTATCAACCGCGCTTTGGATGACATGAAGTATTCGGGTGCCGGTACGAGTTGGTGTCGAAGGAAATGTCAGCTTTTTAGTGACTTCATTAAATTCGAAAAGGATATGGGTTTTATAAGTGTCTTCCCACAGCGCCATTCTTTGCCGCATAACTTCCACGGAGGTAACATCGAAATATCCATCAACATCGCCATATCCGCCGCCGCCCTGGCCATTGAATCCCGGCCTCAGAATAAGCAATGGCTCATCATCAATCCAAAGGGAAGACGAACCTGTACCTTCGATATTAAGGCATTCCATAACACTTTGAATGGAATCCGGCAAAGTGTATTCATTGGACCCGGCTGATACCTCAAGCCCAAGAAACCCAATATTGCATGCATCGTAATGGGATTCAGTGAAAGTTTTCAGCGCCTCATCAACGCAATCATCCAATTGGGAGTCATCGACTTCAACTCTTATGACCGGGTGACCGAGCTTACGGAAAATATATTGCTTTAATTCGGATATTTTTAAAGTGCCCATTAAACAACTCCACGTATGCCGGATTTGATAAATTTATCTATTGAAAAATCAAATGCGCCATTTTCGGACTTTTGGCTTAAGAGAACATATTTGTTGATTTTTTTAAGGTCTTCTTTTTTAACAAAAACTTTAATCCCGGAATCGCCTGTTCCAACACCACCGGTTTTCAGATTTTTGCTGCCTATTTCCATGCCAAGCAAAAATGCAGCATTGACATTTTTGGGCGACAAAAGTAAACCTTGATAGGTACCAGAGGCTTCATCAATGCCCGGCACATCTTTCCAATAGTCTACCATTTTATTCCTCCTTAGAAATCCATTACCATGCTGACCAAATCGGAAGATGACATTCCGGATTTACTGAGCATTTTCCGACCGGAAGGTTCCTTTAAAAAGTCCATGATATCGGCCTTTGAAACATCGCCGTCAGGAATAGACTGGTTTACTCGGTCCCGCACCCATTTTAAAACAGGGACAATCTTTTTCTCTTCTGCTGGACCGCTTTTGAAATCATCGATGAGCATACCCAGGGAATTCTGCAAATAATCAGAATCGAGCCCTGCTTCATGCATCGTATGTCCTTTTTTAACGCCGTCAGCAATGCCCGGCACATCTTTCCAATAATCTACCATTTTTATAACCCCTTATTCAGATTTGCAATTTGCTCCAGCAAATCTAATATTTTATTGTTGAGAGCAGCATGTTTTTGGGATGATTTCATTCCTGCCGTTATGGTGATATCTGCCATATTGGCCGCTTGTCCCAACTTCCCCCACGCCTCCATCAAAAGTTTTTTAATCTGTTTGATATTGACGTTTCCTGAAGATGATCGCGCCTCGGTGATGTATCTATCCATTTCCATTTTGGTTCGTATATTTTTCATTTTATCCCTTTATAACATCAAAAGTATGAGACCCGCCGTCATCAAAATCTGAACGATTTTACTTTCGGCATTATCCCATTTATGTTCGTATCGTTCTTGCCTGTAGGCGTTCTCGGACATAGCATACAATTCGATGTATTGCTTAATTATCTGCTCCCGCAGCGCGACCAATTCTTTTAGCGCATTTATTTCGCTTATGTAAACATTTACCAAATCCTCATGGCTCTCGAGCAATTCCCGCTGATCGTTATAGGCTGCGCTCAGTGCCATAATTTTCTTAAATTCGCTTTTGGAAAACGCCAGGTATTTCGCCTCCCCTGGATTCTCGGATGTAATGGGTCGCATACCGGCATCGAGCGCCACATAAATGGGCTTGCCCGGCTTCTTGAGCGCCGAAAGGTCAAGCACATATGGCTGCGTCGCCTCGAATTTTACCTCTGGCGCCACAAACGGTTTATATTGTGCTGGAGCGCATGAAACAATCATAACAAATGCCGCTATCAAAAGCAATAGTTTTTTCATAATATCCCTTATACTGGTGTAATTATTGGGTCGGTGATAACAGTATTGATATTTGCTGAACTTCCGAAACTGTTCATGGGTCGCAAATAGGTAACTGCAAAACCCGTGCCAGGATGAAAAATTATTTTTTCAAATTCAGTCTCGGCTGTTCGCATTGCATTCAATTTGATTTTTAATGCCGCTTCATCGGCACAAATTGCCACTTCCCAATCCGGTTTTGCCGGATATGGCGGCATCCTATGTGTTAATGGAGGAGAATATAATACCATTTTAATCCTTTATGACGCCGGTTTTAAGTAAACAAGAACGAATTTGCTCAGGGTCGAATTCCACATAATTGTTAAATCCCCGGTCGTCCCCGCCGTCCGCAAAGCACTGAGCCTTGATTTTAATGCCGCTTCGTCATCGACATTTTCGACTTCCCAATCGAGTAATATACCTGCCATTTTACCATTCCTTATCAAATTCTGTGGCCAAATCAGTTAACGCCTTGTCGGATTCGATTATTGCATCAACCCGCGCCTGGGACGCTACCACCTCGGCCTTGATTTTCTTTTTGGTATCTTCTGCCGCAGCCTCAATATTTTTTATTTTGACGACGACTTCGGATGATTTCGAACTTAGCGCCTTGACCTTAATTTCTTTTTCGGCCAGCGCCGCATTATGCTTTTTGACTTTGCCAAACCCCTTGAACATATTTTTGAGTGGACCGATCAAAAAATACCCGGCACCAATACCTATTACCGGAATCAATCCCAAAAAAATTGTCATTGATGACATTTCCATAATTTACACTCCTATTTTGTCCACTGACACGGTGTTATTTTTTGAATCAGTCAGTGCATTGAGCTTTTTGACTTTGAAAACTTCCCTCACCGCAATTATTACGGTCGCCAGGGATACATTAAATGTGCACCACGCAATAAAAACATCGCCAGCAATTCGTAATTGCGATATAATAACGGACATTTCTGCCGGTTTAATCCCGGCAACAGCCAATGTCGTCTTGACCATATCGATGGAATGGAACAGAAAAAATCCCATAAACGCGCTCGAGACGATGAATGGCATCAAAAATATCCACATTTTGGCCGAGGACATATTTTCAAGACATTTGACGAAAAAACCTTTTATGTATTTATTCATTTATTTTACCTTATGCCGTTGTTTTTACAAATTTAAATGCTGTAATGGCCTGGCTCAATGTTTCCTTTGATTGATAGCATCGATGGGTATTGCACACATATCGAATTTTACCCTTTTTGTCATCAGATTTCCATATCCCGCATGTTCTTTCGCCATTCGGTCCATGATGCCAAGTCGCGCCAGCGTTCATTGCCTTGGATCGCTCGTCTGATGTCAAAGCTACCTTATGTTTCTGGAGATTTTTAAAATCGCCTTCTTTTAATACCCAATAAAATGTTTTCATTAGCCCTTTTTAATCAATGCACTTATGGATTTCTTGATATCCATGAGTTCATTAAAAATTGTGGAATCATTTTCTATTGCGCCCAGTGCGGTCAATTCTTTGACCATTTTTTGCAATAACACCTTTCGGCTCGTGTTTCCGCTTTCAATCAGCTTTTCCATGTCCCATCTTGTTCGAATATCTTTCATTTTTTCCTCTTATAGAATATCAATATTTAACCAGAGAGTTGTCCAATGCCGCCCGTTTGCTGAATATGCACTATAGATATAAAAGGCGGCTTTGTGGATACCATTGACGAGATTGTCGCCATATGGTTGATTTGATAGAGTGTAGCCTATCTGAAATTCGAATACACCAATTCTGTCCGGATTGTGCTTCCATTTTAATGGATATTCGGTAGCAATAGAATCCGATAGAGTGATGTCTAATGAAGGAATAACTAAATCGACCTTAAGAATTGGAGTGAGAGGCGTTAAATTGCCTCCCACTCGAAATTCCAAAGTGTTTATATTATCCCGCCCAACATAAATTGCTTCAGTGACTCTGGACATAAACCTTCCTCATAATAAAGTTAGGTATTAATCCATTGTTACGATATAGTCACCAGTCGGGATTTTGACCGGGTCACCAGTTTTCGGTGCCTGATTCGGGGTCGCTGCAGCGTAAATCAGCAAGTTGCCGGTTGATGCAGCGTCAAGCAATGCCGAATAGGTCACGGTCGCCCAATCCTCATCCGGGGTCGAAAAGGTGATATCTGATCCATTTGCGGCCTGGCCAGATGAAGCAGCTCCCCAATCTGCGAAATCAACTCGATCATAATTCCCGCCCGGCTCGGTGATGGATGATCCCGTGCTGGCATCGGTAATTGTTGCGGTACAGAGCGCAACGAAAATACCGGGCTGAGTGAATGTCTGATTTCTGAAGGCAAAATCCAGCATGATGTTGGCCAGATAATCGGATGCGCCGCCCGTATTGATGCTGACGACTGTTTCCAGATCCGGTACAAAAGGCACATTGCCGACTTCGGTTATGATCGAGCTATCAAACGTGCCGTAACCGATCATGTTTCCCGCGCCGGATGAGGCGGTATGAATACCAAAATGCGTCACGGTACCCCATGGAGACGATGTCACCTGTGGGAATGTTACCTGACCACTTTGAATAACCTGCCGGGTACCCGCCGCCGAAAAGGCGATTGCGGTTCTGGCATAACCATTACCGCCGACTTCATTGCCGAGATCGCCGGTCTCGCCAGGATTGGATGTATGCAGAGACATATACAATGTCGCGCCGGGAGTGTAAGCGGTATTTTCCAGGATGTGATCCAAAAGTGCGTCTTCGAGTAAATTTGTAATACTACCCATAATTTTTTCTCCTTAAAGATTTTTTAGACGATTAAAACCGTCTGTTTTGGAGTAATGGATCTCATTTTGTTAGGAAAAAGATCATCAATACTCATGTTCAAGATATTCAAACTTTCCACGTTTATAATTATATTTACGGTTGAGACAAAGTTTCTGGTGACATAAATGTGAAATAAATCAGATATATCATATTCAATCTGTGGCAGAGCCGTAAACCGCCGCTCATTGAAAGTATTTGCAGTTAAATCAAAGCCTATTTCCGGTAAACAACCGAAATTATTTATTGTGAATGTATCGGAAACTGTGACAAATTCAATCGCCGGGCTCGATGTTAATACTGCCCCGGTACCCATTTTTGATATGGCATCCCAATTGATGCCAGATGCCAATGCAAATTCCCGCCGCGCATCAGCATCAGAAGATATACCCGACACAACATTTGCCTGAGATACAAAATTCATCGGCTGGTTTATGGCCGATGAAGTCCATACCATAACAAAAGGCGAAGATGGAAAACTCATCCTTTGATATAAGCCGCCCGGCCATGTCGCCATTCTTACTTCTATCATTACAAAGGGAACAGAACGAAATCGTTTTTCGACCTGATGGCCGATATTATTTATTGATGATACAATGGATGGCGCAACAGCAAAATTTCTGATTTGAATGATATCAGAAGAAAGACCAACCGCAATCCCAAGTTCTGACATCATCCACATGGATTGATTACTATCGGATGAAATGGATAAGCCAATGTCCGCGCTGAAAAGAAATTCCCGCTTCCGCGATAAACCCGATGAAAAATCATGAACAATATCGGCCTGAACAGTAATTATATTCGATTTTTCGATGTCAGAATCAGTATCAAAGGCCATCCCCGCTGTAGATGAAAATTCCTTATTGTCACCGGCTCGGGAAACGATATCAAAAATGATTTCGGGATTGAAAACATAACCCCATTGGGTACCGTAATCTGGATCACTTATATCCGAGACAATATCGGCCTGAGAGATAAAATTACGAACAGCAGAAATATCAGGGTCCGTTATATCATGGACAATATCGGCCTGGGATAAAAAATACATCCTTGTCAAATGGCTCGACATGTCATAGGTGATATCGGCCTGAGAAATAAATAAGTTTTCGGCATAAATTACCGGGTCAGTTATATCCGAACCAATATCGGCCTGGGATGCAAAGAGATTACCGAGATGTATATCCGCGTCAGTTATATTCGAGGCAATATCGGCCTGAGACACAAAATCCCGTTCAATATTTATCGAAGATGAAATATCAGATAAAATATTGACATTGCCGGAAAACCCCATATAAATATCAGATACCAACCTATTGTGAATCCCCGGCTTACTTACAAATTTAAAATCCCGCTCAAAATATTGGACATAACCCGACAGGCTGTCAGAAGATGCCAATCCTTCAGAAGACAAGGCATATAAATATTGTTTCGGGTCGGTTTCACATGTAACGCTTATTGTATCAAGTAAAACGGTATGAGCATAATCTGAATAAAACCTTACCAGAGCAATGTCCCCGACTCTTTGAAAATGACAATGCAATACGGGAGTGTCAGATCCGCCAAATACAAATTGATCGACATTTTCGCTGCTTCTATCATAAAGATCAAATCTTAAACTGCCGGAATAGGCATAAAGATTAAGTTCTATTGAGTCTTGGGCCGTATTTCTATCATCTATTGTGCCGATTGTATTTGATATTGCAAATACAGTCACATACCCGGTATTACCAACATGTCCATCAATTTTTACTTCAAAATCCATTGAAAAATTAGTGAAATGATCAACGCCCATATCTTTATACAGATATGAAACCGCATCCACCTGCATTGTATCAAATGCCGCCCTCGGATGAGTGACCGTTATGTCACCACCTGAATCAACTTCAGTAAATGTGGTTAAATCAAAATAATTCGGTCCCACAATTTTGCTGGTGGTATCGGACTGGATATTTGCATTGGAACCAAAAAATGTGTCATTAACAAAATTTTGCGAAAACCCGCCCATTTCACTGTCTGGACTGCCCGTATCATCAGCAGAGGCAAATGCATATAAATATTGTTTCGGGTTGGTTTCACATGTAATGCTTACGGTATCAATTAATGCGGTTCGACCGGAATCAGCATAAATTTTGACGGACGCTATTGTACCGAGTCTCGTAAAAGTACAATAAATTAAATTTGACCTATAACCACCATAATAATAATTGTCTTGATTGTTTTCAGCATAATCGCCAAGAAAAAAGGTCAAGGTTCCATAATTAGCAAGTGCACCGAAAACAATCCCGTCGTCGGCAACTTCCATGTCATAGCGAGATCCGATGGTATTTGATATCCCCGCAAATAATACAAGTCCGTTGTTTCCGGAGACGTTATCAATTTTACACTCGAAATCAAAACTAAAATCGGTGAAATACCCGGTCCCGAAATCAGAATAAACATATGCGTCTGTGTCATTTCGTATTTGACCGGAAAAATGCACCTTCGGAGCGGTGACGGTAATGTCGCCACCTGGATCGACTTCAACGAATGTGGTAAGGTCTAATGCCATTTAATGCCTTAGAATAAGGTGTTTGTGGTGATAAATATATCGGCTTCGATAAGAAGGTTGTGCCTTTTATCGATGAAATCATCCCACTCGGGACATGTGTTATTTTCTTTAAGGGAAAGCAAAAATAACGTTTTGGCTTTTTCCTCACCCAAATCCGCAATCGCTTGTTTGACAATTCTCTTGACTTTTTCCTTGGAATCTGCTAACTTACCAAGAAAGATCGGTGCACTTTCTTGCCATTCCATGCCGCCCCACACTGGTTTCATCATATTTGATGGAGGTGCATTGGTCGTATGCCCGGCAGGAATTCTTTTCCCTATCTTTGTGATTTCGCTTTGTTTTCCGTTCATATCATAATATTTAGTTCCCCGGAAATCGCTCTTTGTTGACCATTTCCCATCTTTGAAGACCTGAATTTTATTTTTCGAATCTTTAGGCGGTTCAATAAAAGTGGCATTTGCCGGAAGCAAAAAGATGTCTTTTTCCTGTAATTTGGTTTCAGCCGGGTCTAATGCCGCATCGTTCGAACCAAAATACTCCCCGGTCCCTCTATCAAAATTATAAACCTTCATGTTTGTTTTCCCCTTATTGATATCTAATAACATACATTGCACTGAAATTGTGCATTCTGGTTTCATTCCCGCCTGTTGTGCCGGTATTTATCGCAATACCACCACTTGACCACCCATCTTTTACTTCGCCTCGGCTTTGATAGTTGGAATTATAAACCAAAAAACCCCCTGAACCAGCCGGGTCACTATGTTCATGCGAATCAAATTCATCATTCTGCATCGAGCCCGGCTCATCCCCGGTAATCCCGCCATTATCAGCATAACGTGATGCCCGATCAGGATCCCTTGAATTACCATTGGCAAACCCTCGCGCTACCCGGCCTCTGAAATCCGGCAAATAAAAGTCCCCGCCGTTATCCCCGAATCTGGTCCCAATCGAAAAAGGCTGACCAGTATACAGTGCCGCATAAGTGGTTTTATTTATTGACGCACCATTACATTCCAGATAATTTGTTGGTGGTGTATTCCCGGCCACATATAAGGAAATGTGCCCGATTAAATCCCCAAGTCCGGTATGGATTGATGGTTCATCATTATTTATTTCAGAATGAAGGATGTTCGCCATCAGATTAGCGCCGATATCGACAGAAACAACACCCGCCGAGCCACCAGTTTTCCACAATAGCCTACCGACTGGACTTCCATTCGGTGTCACGGTAAGTTCACCTGAAATTGTGGATGCATAAACTATGTCACCATCCAATGATGCCGGAATATTCTGATGATGTACCAACCCGCCGCTAATAACTCGCCCATTTGTTACATCGGCAATACCCGCAGCAGGATATAATGGATCGCCTATATATGCGGATAATTTTTCATATAGTCCAGTTCCGTTGACATAATAAACGACATCACCATTTGCTGCCGTGCCGAAACTGGCAGTGACATCATTATTTTGCCCGGCAAACTGATGTTCAGCGCCAGCCACATACATTCCGTTTCCGTCAAGGACAGTTTTTATCCGCGCCGTCCGGTTTGTCAATTCAAGAGAAGATCGATTATCAACACCACCAACACCACCAATACAAGGGTCAATCGTTTCAAGTTGATAAATCCCACTTTCCCATTGTGAAACTTCAATATGATCAGCCATAAATTTTACCTTTTTAAAATATAGTTTTACTTAATAACTATTTACCCATTTGTGCGAGTCCAAATTTCGGCTCGAGGTCCTGTTCCACCGAATAATTTCCCATTGCCATAGGCCATAGAGATAAATGAGTCTTCATCATTAAAATCGTCTTTGTCAATCGCCCAAGTTGAACCACCATCCTCTGATACCATTACCGCGCCAACGCTACCCCCGCCTAAATAGGTAAATGTATCGCCTGGATTGTAAACCAAACAGGGAATTGATGAGATATACGGCTCCACAATTTCCAACCGAATCTTTTCAATCCAATTTGCACCGGCATCTATTGATGTCCAGATACGACCATCGTTTCCGGTCGCCGCGATTAGTATATCTCTGGATGTATCAATGGCAAGACGGGTGTTAATTGTATTTGCCTGAAGACTGAGGAAGTCGATAACTTTCGTCCAATTTGCACCGGCATCATCAGACTGCCAGACCTGCGCTCTGCCGCTTGTTCCGAGATACATTCTATCTCTGACCGAATCATAAACGAAAGTTTCGATGCCATCAACAAACGGTTCTGCTATATGGAAATCTCTATTTAATGTCCAATTGGCGCCCTGATCAATGGATTGATAAAGGTTCGCGCCCCAATTTCCTATGCTATCACTTAGGCCACAATAAAGGATATCGGCAACTGGATCATACCCAATTCGTCCACTAACAAACTGAAATATGCCTATGCCCTGGTCCATACTAAGAGTCCACGTTACGCCCTGATCGGTACTTTTATAAACTAAACCATATGGATATGCACAACAATACATGGCATCGTTTACTGAATCATGGGTTAAGCTATGAATTGCAGTCGATGCTGTTGCTTCATTTGAAAGATCCCACATAAGCGCCCAAGTTGAACCACCATCACTACTTTTCCAAATTTGGGCATCCATCATTGTGGCAACATATTGTTCATCATTTGTAGAATCATATCCCGCCGCTGTGATGGAGCTCTGTGATGGATCTTCAACATAAAGTTGTCTTTCCATATTCCATGGTTCTAATGAGGGTGTATTTATTACAGGTGTATTCATAATAAACTCTATATTTGGGTTAACATTAGGCTCATACCGGGTAAGTGGATCAGCATCAATTTCAGAAGTTATGATGTGCCTGATTTGTGGAGCAAAAACAAAATTATTTTCTTTACATTGAAATATTGATACAACCCAATTGCCTTCGATGATTATATCAGAATCCTTTGGTATTACCGGAATCTGTATTTTTCTCGAAAAGAGCTGCTCGTCACCGGAAAATAAACCGAATTCAGAAATATTTAATCCGTTTCCGTCTCCGGTATCCATCGAAATTTTATAATTGATGACATTTGGCGCATCAAATGTATAATAGTCGATATCCTTAATATAGGCATTTGTTAGCCCGGTATCAGCTTTGTGGGTCATGGCCGTGCCATCACCAACGCCAACTTTTACAATTTTGTTGTTGCCCGGCTCGCCAGTCAATAAAAGGGTGATTAATTCTAATCCAGAAAGGGTGATTAAATTACTGTCAAGATATTCGCCTATTGGGATTTTTACCCCATAAACGATTCTGTAAACCCGAATATATAATCTTCCCTCCAGTGAAGCCCGGTCAAATATTTTCATTTATTTCCCTTTATGGTAATAATATATCGCTTATACCATCATATCTTCTGCATAAATTATTGAATTGACCACTCGTTTCTGTACCCATCATCCACATATTTCCCTGTGGATCAAGCTGAATACCGTATTTGCCTATTGTATAAGAATTGAAATCAATTTCATCCAATTGGGCCGTGGAACCTTGTCCTGGAGTTTCCAAGTAATCATATTTGCGTAAATCTGTATCATCGACAAATGGATCGACAACCCAAATATGATTATTTGGTATGTCTAAAATGCTATAACTCATCGCATTCGAATGATCGATTAATTTACCATGATATCCACCATTATATAATGAACCATCTGGATAATTGTATACAACCAAATAATTATAATATCCAGAAACCCAACCAACACCAACCCCAACGAGCAGATTTCGTTGTGTATCTACCTGCATCGAATTTACCTGAGTTAAACCAGATGGTTGAACAAGATGAATATCTAAAACTATATTTTCCGTGAATCCATCGAGTTCTATCCAGTGAATGTTGCTGTCCGATTCCCTCATCAATAAACATAGACGATTTGTACCACTATTCCATGTTATACTGGCAAGATTCCAGGATGTATACCCGGCAGGATATCCAATCGAATCAAGTATGACATTTGACATACCATCCAGTTTCCATATTGTATTGGAAGTGGAATTATGAGTGTACAAATTAAATTGATCATCTATCGCCATCCCACGTTGACTGCCACTCATACCAAAAGGAGGATCTTGTAATAAAACTGGAGAATCATATTCCTTCGGGTAAAAATTTGGATCATTTATTGCAAAATCCAAATATGCTGAAGATGAAAATGTTGTTTTCTTGCATTCCTGTACCCAAACAGTCCAATACCCAAACAAGGTAATAGAATCATCTTTTGGAATAGCCACTGATCGAATTTTCCGGGAAAAAAGCTGCTCACCTTCAGAAAATAAACCAAATTCAGAAATATTCATTCCGTTTGCTTCATCGACATCGATTGAAAAATGCCATTGAACAACGGATTGCTCAAGCAAAGTGTGCCCGGTAACCGGTTTGATATAAAGATTTGATAGACCTGTATCAGAAAGCACCGGAAGCGAATTATTATCGCCGACGCCGATTTTTGTGATAATGTTATTGCCGGGTTCACCGGTCAACAAAAAGGCGATTAATTGTTTGCCTGACATCGTAATTAAATTATGGTCATCAAACCCACCAATTATCTTGCCGTCCTGAACAATATCTAATTTTAGTCTACCTTTTATCATTTTTACCTTTAATGAAAACTTATTTCGTCGGCTGATCGCACTATAAAATTATACAAACGCGCATCAACAAATGATGTCACGAGATCGGATTTAAATCGAATTACCGGGGTGACAGCAGGAGTATAACAACTCATATCCCCTCTGGCCGTTTGTTGCCATCCACCCGCACCCAAATTAGAACCTTCATCCCAAAAATAAGACTTTGCTACACTTCCAACCCTTGTATATCTCATTTTTCCGATAGTACCTTCAGCATAATTATAACTATTTCCACCATTATTCAAATTGGTTCTGGTATGATACGCATATTTTGAATCGTCTGGTGTTAGCCAATCATAATTGTTAAGGCTAATGTTCATAGATAATCCAGTTGGTGAATGGTATGCGGAGACACCAATTTTTATATATGAATCCGCCGCCTGGCTATCTAAAGAATACCATTCATAATTCCATTGTAAATCGAAGTCACCGATAAGGTCAAAATTTGCATAATATCCTGCGTATTCGTCACCCATTGAAGTAAAACGTATACTATTCTCAAATATCGACGCTGAATCGCCATCATTTTCCCAATTGGTCCAATTTACAGGTTGTGTGCCATCTTCACCGGGGAAAGTATCCTGGTGAATTGGACTAACAAATTCAGCATCAGGTATGCTATAAACGATATCGGATTGTGAAGCAAATTCCCCTAAATAAGGCACGTCCGCGCACGATCCTTCCACTACTAAATTATCAAAATAAACGTCTTGCTGCGGATTATATGGTGACGCATTATAGCACCTTAATCGAAGAAAAACCGGGTCATTTGTCACGATTTTATCCCCGGTATATGACGTTGTCATTACCCAACCGGCAGCACTATTCCACGCCCAAGTTTCAACAGTCTGTCCATATCTTATAAGTCTAAATTTTCCTACATTATGCCCGCCCCATGGTGTATGAACAATACGAAGATTTGCGCCATCACTATGAACAACAGAATAAAGTTCATGTGGATTTTCGCCGCCGGTTAATTGCTGATAAAAATAATGTGCCCCACCGCCAGCACTTGAATGACGCCACGCTTCTAATAATATATGCCAGGAATTCCATGGTTCTGTCGGGGTAACTAATGAATAATCTACCGTCGCCGTAAAATCACCGGCTAATCCATATATTGTCCATGCTCTCGAAACGGAGATTGCCCCGGTTAAATTCAAAAAAAGTTGATTGGATTGGATGGAAGCATCCCCGAATATTTCCCATCTTGACTCATCTGGCGGATCATCGTTATTCCCGTCAAAATCGTCATTGAATGCGATTGGGCAAACCGTGACCACTAAATAACCATAGTCTGATTCAATTGGAGGTCCGCCATTTGAAATCACACAATAATAGATATCGGTATCATCCTCGGTTGCGCCGGTAATCGTTAATGTATCGGTGATCTCACCTGGAATTGCACCAGAGCCGTTATACCACTGCCAAGAAGTCGGTGACGGTCCAGCATCTACCGTAAAAACCCAAGTATCATCACCAGGTACGGAAGTAAGATGACCCCCCAATGGATCTTGATAAACTTCAAGCGCACCTGGAGTAAATGCCGATATTATACCGGATGTTATCGCTGCATTTGAGGTAAAATATTTAGGTTCTGCTGCACAATTGATAGGATCAGATTTGGTATACCCGCCATTATGATAAAATGTGACTTCCCCTCCCTCAACGGTCATAACGCCATCATGGTTCCATTTCCCATTATGGTATGCGCCCCAATGAACATCCAATTCAAAACAGTCAAACCCGGTCATATAATCTTGAAAAAGGACTTCCATCAAAAATAGCTGAATCCACCCGGCTGGATGAACTTCTTTAATAAGTTCTTTCAGGTTCGATAGATTTGTGTTATCGATTTTAAAAATATATGTGAATGGCCGGGTCGGGTCATTATTTGTTAACCACCAGTCTGGCTTTTCGACCAAGTCAATGGTCATATCATCAATATTGATATCTCCGGAATCAGTCGGGATGGAAAAGTCGGTGAAAGAATTAAAAAAGAATCCGTAAGACGTCTTGGTAGCTTTCAAATTTCCTATCAGTTTTGAGAGCGATATAAATAGCCGTTTATTGTCATCGTTTAAACCAAATTTATTTATATCGATGACATCTTTGAAATAAAGGTTGAGAAATTCATCCAGCAGTTCAGAATACATCGTATTGGCGTCAACATTATCAGTAATATTCAAAGATTTATTTAATGGATGTTCATCCAAAAATTCCAGGTATACCCGAATCAATTCCCTCCATTTTGGATGCTGACTTTTGATAAATGGCAGCACCAGGGAATCTATCATATACTGGATTTTTTTATATTCGTTGAGTAAAACGGCCATTAATTAGTCTCCGTATAAGTCTCAGCATTCAAAATAATCGAATCAAATTTCATAAAGGTTTCACGGTTCAATTCCACTGTCCGGTCGGATGTATAAGTGAAATCCAAATCATATGTGCTATCTGCCGCCAAACCAAAAGAGACATTATCATCCTGATTTATAATCATATGCCCGGTTGTGTAAGTTATAGATCCGATTTCGTCCCCGTCCCAAAATAAAAGACCTGAGCCGTTATCAGTCAGCATGTTTCCATTTACTAATCCGGTCACAGAGAGTGGGTCGACAGCCGCGCCCAATCTGATGGCCACATACCCGCTATCCTTTACGGTAACCCGCGAGGCAAAAGTGATTGTAGTATCGACGACTTCATCTATTGAATCGACAAATTTAATCAGATTGGAAAGATGAAATGTTTTATTGAAACCTTCCAAATTATCATCCAGATAAGTATCGATCTGCTCGGCAATATCTTCAGTGTTAAGATTTAACACCGACTCATGGGTAATATTTACAGTCGGGGAAAAATGCACAATTTGTGGCTGCAGAAATCTGTAAAATATTGCGATAATCTTGGTAATATTCAAAAAGGCGATTATGTCCGCTATCTCGGTATCGTCAAGATATGAAAAATCGTCTTTGAGTGCCGTGCAATAAACGTGCCCAACATCGACATAAGGAAATTCTTTTGTTGGCCAGCTTTCTACCAACCTTTTAAAATAAAGACCGCCGCCCAGGTCAACCTCTTCGACATATTCCAGTTCCCCGCCCCATAAAAAGGCATCAAAAAATGTATCATATTTTGAATAGCGTTTTATTAAAATATTGTGATCGTCTTGGGTGACTGCCCGGTTTTGTGTCGTGTAAAATAATGGTGCATTTTGCCGGATAGAATCAATGCTCTCTTGCTCTGTTCCATTTTCCAAGGCGCCCAAAATTGTCAGTGTAAGCTCATCATAATTGGTGACTGAGGAATCAATTGATACCGCCGCCGCATTTCCATTCACGATATCACCGGCAGTTTTAACATAAATAATCCGGATCTGATCATTTACAGTAGGAATTTGAAATCGTTGTGAATCCCCAAATTTTATAATCAGGTCATCAAAATGATTTATATAATAACCGGGATCGTTCAATTCGAATGTTTCTCTGTTGACATTTATCCAGGGAGTTGTGGATGTAATAAATCCCCCTACGCCATCCGGAGAATCCACAAAAACATTTAATTCATCGTTCTCGACCTCATCCCGATAATCCAGAGTATATTCCTGAAAATTGCCGCCAGTGGCTATCCAATTTTGCTCTGTTACAACGCCCTCATAAAGTCGAACTTCATGAATTTCATTATCGTTTATGATAACGTCTTCAAAATTGGTCAGGTTCAATGAGCCCATCACAAATGGAGAATATTTATTTATTGTAATCGATAGGTTACGCGTTAATCGGCATTCATCAAAATAGACGCTTTCGTCTACAACGCTATTTCCTGCGCCCAGTGTGAAGTACGTGACAGCGTTTGTTGCAGTAAAATTGACAGTCTTCAGGTACCAATTCCCGGCAATAGCGGAGAAGAATGTGGAGTCATGCAATTCCCCGGCCATATCGTTTGCATTACTGATTAAGAGCCGCGCTATTTGTAATGCACCAGTTCGATATCGAAGAGTGAAGGTGTAATTTTTCCCTATGGAAGTTGCAAATGCCTGGGAGATTAATTTTGCTGACCCGACATCCTGGAAGATTTTTAAAACTGCATCTGCAGCATCGTGAGCTGAGGAGTTTCCACTATCATCCTCGATTGTGTATATGCCGTCGCTGACACTGGTTGCCAAATCCCAATCTGTGGGAGGAGTAACCCCTGTCGCGCCGGTCCAGACTTCACCATTTAGGATATCATTGATTCGCTGAATGCCAGTCCAGATGTATGCCGCCGACTTACGTTTCGGAATATAATTCAGAGTATTGGCAATTTTAAAAACATTGGTATCTATCTGAGCTGAATCAGGAAACAATTCATTGACCGACATATTCAGGTACATTTGCTGATACTGGATACCAAAAGTCATAACATCGAGTAATTGCGACAGCGCCGAACCTTCGAAATTGTAATCTTGGAAATCAGTATCAGAGCCGATGAATGCTTTAAATTGTTCCTTTAATTCGGCGAAATCGACATTATAAAAATTCTTTATATCGGCCATCTTAATCCTCTATTTCGATTTTATAATCTGGAAAATTCTTTTTTGCAAATTTCGAGGCTTCCTCTGACGAATTAAATGATTTTTTTACAACCGGGTCGGGCTCATCTTTTTCATAAATAAACCATTTGGAAGTCGTTTTGCTTATAACCAATGGATAATTCTTATCAGGTGTATAATTTAATTTTAACTGTGCCTCGAATAACTTTCTGAATGATTTCATAATTTCCTATGATAGTACTGACAAATTGATTGTTAATTCTTCGGTAATATTTAAACTGATAATCGAGTATGTAATCGAAACTTTTATTTTATGATTGTTGGGATCACTATTAATGACGATTGAATCGATTGAAACCCTCGGCTCCCAGTTTGTGATCGCAAACTCAATCTCCTCTTCTAAACTGGAAATTGTGAATGGGTTTATTTTTTCAAAAAGTAGGTCGGCAGTTGCCGCACCGAAAATGGGATTCTGAAATTTTGTTTTTGTGCCAATTTTAGTCAAAATAATGGTCTGCAGGGATTGCTTAATAGAATCCACATCCTCTTTTAATACGAGATCTCCGAACTCATCAATATCTAAATCATATGGGATATCTGAATAAATCGACATTTCTTACCTTTCAACTCTATTTACGGAGACGCATATGGTTCATAATATGTGACGATGTCATCATATTTGGCTTTATTTAATGCCTGAACATCGCGCCCGGTCGTTATACTTGATATTCTGGTAAGCAACCCATATGTACCATTAAAGTCGATAGGATCATTTATATGGGAATATCCTGTTGTAAAGGCATTCTGGTCTTGGATTATCCCGGCATCTGAATCCCATCCAGTCCCATCATAGGCATAAACTACCTCACAGCGCTCGACGGTATTTAATGGATTTGGGAGTGCCGTTTCGCCTGGATCTAAATTCACAGTCACGCTACCCGCCACAGCAGGGGGATCAGGTCCAGGAATAGGCGCAACAATTACTTGACCGATGATAGTTCTTTCGATATCACCGGGCTGGCATTTCACCTTTGTGCCAACTGTAAAAGAAGGGAATGACATCCCTGAAAATTGAAAACTGTTATCGCTGAGTCTGTCGAAAATACCGGGACCATTAATTGGATTTCCATCATACGCCCAAATATTCCAAGACGAAATTGAGGTACTGGTATAATAAGTTTTAATTGATTGCCAATTATTTAGAGCCCGTTTTGCTTCTAATCTGCTATCAAGAGAGGTCTGTGCCGCGCCCATTACACCATCAGTTATGGTCGTGATTTCATCATTTAATGAAACAAGTTCAGCATCTAATCTGTCGACCATTATCGCCAAATTTGATGCTATCACGGTATATTCATCAACTAAAATTCTGAGGTCTTCGGCTGTTGTCATATCTCTTTTCCTTTTAGATACCAAGCACGACCATTCGGAATATCAGTGATGACCCATTTTAAATTATTGGTCAAAATTTCTTGCTCCTCTGGATAAATTGACATCTGGCTTATATCTAAATAAGTTTTTGCTTTAATTTCGATGTAAACTGGTATCTCGCCGCCACCTGCAAAGGTACCTCTCCGGTTTTTATCTTTACTGAAAGCATTTAAACCCGTTTCAATTAGTTTAGAACCAACCTCCCACTCCCCATTTTCAACTATTTTTTGAACTTCGGATTCCTTTAAATGATATCCCCGGTATATCGTAATCGGTTTATTTCTCTTGATATTTTTTATGAGGAGTTTTTGATCAGACATCGAATATGGATATAAGGATGCATCTCCACCACCTTTCGCCGACCAAGCTTTTGCACTATCTATCAAACCCTCAAAAAGTTTTTTAAAAGTAATCATTTATCCCACCATTACATTTGCTGAACCATCGATAATAATCCCGGTAAAACATCCAATAAAAGTCTCGGACATTCTGGCAACCGGGAGCCCTTCTGCAACAACTGTGCCAGACCCACCAATTATTATTCCAAAATGGCCGTCGTCGCGCATAACAATATCGCTCATCCTGGCCACAGGCAAACCGTTCACCATTACGGTACCCGCGCCCTGGATAATTGTTCCGGACACATTGTGCTTTGTATCGTCGTGACAGGAATCGTCTCCCATTCCTATATCAGACATTCTGGCAGCAGGTAAACTCATATTAATTTAGTGATATCATCGATGCGGTCACCATTAACATTCCATCAATACTGATGGTTCCGGTTGCCGCATTAATTGTTAAGGCGCCATCTGCATCCACGATAATTGATGTCGCTGATTTTAAATGCATTTTGGTAGATTCCACATTAAATCCGGTCACGCCTTGGACAGTAATATTGCTGCCGCCCTTTATCAAAATGTTTCGGTCTCCCTCAACAATTATAAATTCCTCTCCTTTAATCTTGGTGACTTGGATGCCGTCTGGATGAATCTCCTTAAAGGACCCTGATTTATGTTGGAGATTTATGCGCTCTTTACCAGATGATCGGTCAAGCTCTAAAACATTATCACCAGATTGTATCACTAAATTATCTGGATATTCCGGATCAAATGTTGTTTCTGGCTCATCCCAGGTTTCATCGATGCATTCTACGCCGGTCTCAACTTCTGATTTTTTAGCGATCACGGCATCAGGGACCGGAGACCCGGTCGCATAATTCGATATGGGGGATGTGCCCAGGGAATCCTCAGTTGGATTTACACCATTTGGATCACTAAACCCCTTGGTAAAATCAGGCAACGTTTCTGGTATTTTAGCAACCGATCCCAATATAATCGGGAATTGCTCCTCATCATCAATGTACGATAAAACGACAACAGTGCCATTTTTTGGTACAGAAAATTGGCTTGATTCATTTGACATGATCGTGCCGGATTGCAAAGTCTGCGCCCAAGGTAAGTCCGCCACAGGCATATAATCGGTCTGAGTTGAATCGGTCCGATTTTCTGTATGCTTACCGATTATTCGAACCTGCACCCGCCCAAGCTTTTCAGAATCAATATTATTTTCGACTATGCCGTAATAAAGTCTCATAATTGATTGTAATAATCCTCGACAGACATACCCTTGCCCATCTTTGTAAGTGCATCCAATCGGTTAACAAAAACCACCGGGACTTTTTTGCCAAGTTGCTTGTATGCCGCCGCGCGATGGTTGCCATCAATAATTTTAAAAAGTCCAATTGGATCGAGCCATTTTTTATTAATAAATGAAGGTGTGAGTTTTTCGCCACCCTTTATGCGCTTGACATATTTTTGCACAATAGAGTCTTTGTAGACCTCTATTTTTAACTTGCTTGCCGGGAGCATTAATGCTTTCGCCTCATTTAAAATTTGTCTGAAAGTTTTCATATCACTATTTTTATAATTTTTGGATTGCGGACAACATAAATCATTTTGCCCATTTCATCAGTCTGGAGCATATCAATTTTGTTATCGTTTAAATATTTTTCTATTGCCACGGCTCGCTGTTTGGAATTGCTCATAGAAAAATCTTTCATCAGCGATTTGCCTATGGCTTCGATTTTATCACCGAGTTCATTTCCCTCATATGAAATATCCCCGCTCGGATCTAAGAGCGGATTTTTAGGTCTCAATTCAACCTTGATTGAAACTGGTCCCCATCGGGTGTTTGGTTTATCCGTGAAATAAACCCCATTTCCATACAACCGCGCCCGTGTAATTTTCTTTTGCAATTTAAATCCAGTTGCCCGTATACCATCTGCGACCTTTTTCTCGACATTATGATATGTAACAAAATTTGTTTTTTCAGTTAAAATTTGATGAAAACTTTTCATATTACAATATCCCCCGCCGCGCCCGGTAGATTATCATCTAAATTTCTTGCATTTTTCGCCAGCATAATGTTCTGTGAATATTCGAATGCATTTGATATTGTATGCTTTATCGATAAAATAATCCAGCTCCCATCCAGAGAGGTATTCGGCTCAGTTAAATTATCCTGATTGGGATATTCAACCTTTAAAATGTCGCCTACTTTTCTATCCAGGGTGCCCAGGGTCCGCACCATCAAACGATTATTATGCAGCAAGGTTACCATTTGAGCTGATCGGATTTGCGCCACATCGTGATTATGGTATTCCGGACCCACTTTGTTATTAGCAGAAAACAATTCAGATGAAAACAATAGGTTCCGGCCATTTGTTAAAAAGTTGGCCGCATTATCTGAATATGTTGCTTCGGTTTTAACGAATCCATATCGGTCGTTGTCAGCCAGTTTATAAAGGGTCTTGCCGAACAACCCCCGGCTTGCATCGATGTTGATATCAAAATATGCGTCTTGCTGGAAAAACTGCATATCATCAACTCGAAAAGACATCTCCCGTTTTGTTAAATATCGCAGCTCCTCGACAGGTTCCTGGGCGAGCAAATACGAAAGAGGCACAAAATGAAACCCTGCCATCGATTCAAAAAATAAATAATCCATCTCGCCCTGGGCTGACACGGCATTTTTTGTCATAAAATCGATAACCGCCGAGCCCTGGCGATAATCACAAAAATAATCGACGACTTCGGAAGTATATTCTGCTGCAATAGTTTTTTCATGCGATTCATAAATATCCCGCACAATCGACTCAACGACATTTTCCGGATAATCAGAATATTTCCGGCTAATCTGATTTAGGATATCAACTTGCTTTTCCGGAGAGTAAAAGTAACACTCTAAAATTTTGGATTTTGCTGATGTTTTTGTTATATCGAAATCCCTATTAATTTTATATAACCGAAAGGAATAAACCCTCTGAATATTTGTTGCCCGTTCCTGAAAAGAAATCCTGATTTCTTCATTGCCGGAAAGAGACTCATTTTTAAACATATCATAAGTGTCGGATATAAATACCTTGCCGGACATAAAATTTTCAAAGATAGATTCAAATAATTGTAAGCCCAAAAATATCTCGATTAAATCTATCCGTTTTCCTGCAATGGTAATCAAATCCAAAGAGAGGACTTTTATTGTTTCGAAGACTGGATTTTCAGTTCTAATGGATGCCATTTTATTCCGGTTTGTTTTTCAAAACATCAGACAAAAATTCATTAACAAATTCAGATTTTAAAACTTTGATTTTCCGTTTAACATCGTTCTCTGCCTGGAGGAGATCATAATTAACTCCAAATATGGTCAAATCCAAGGACCCTTCACTTGCAATGGTCATCTCCCGCGCGATGATCTGGAGCACAGCATCCGGCAAAGGTAAATCAAAAATCATATCTCGGATGTCATTAATAATTACCAATACCCAATAAAGCTCAGTATCCGCATATTCATCGAAGGCCACACTTTCTAAAGTCTCGTGTTCCATCAACGTTTTTGTATACAGATATCTGTCTTCCAGGGCAGCAGTCAAAACATATTTATTAAAAATATTCCTGACTGTAAAATCCCCGGTTTGCATCAATGGCATTAAATCAAAATATTTCATTATATACCTAAGTTATATTCGTTTCTGCTGACGCGCTCGAGTTCTTTTAAAGTTATATCTAATGCGACAGAAGTGGGTGCACCATCCCGGTAGAAAGACTGTATATCATCAGGGAGGTAATTTACTGAAAGATTCGTGATAACTGATGCTTTAAAAATTAATAATTTATCGAATAAATTGCCACTTTCGCCGGATGGAAAATGTACTTTTACCATAAAAAACGATGGATAATCGATTACGTTTCCATAAAAATCTGCAATGCTTTGTTTTTTGAAAAACTCAATAACTTCCGCGAGACGTTGACTGTCCTTTTGACCTTTCGGTAGCAGTTTAAAAGAAAACTGCCATTCCCTAAAATCGGTTAAGCCAAATGCTAAAGACTGAAGGTCATTGGTAGTTGAACCTTTTCTGGTTTCCGCAAATTTTGCTATACTGGTTGAGAATCCACGTATGAAATCGATCCCACTTTTTATACCCAATTGAAGCAAATTCTTTGCACCGAGGCCTTCCTGCGTTTCCCAGTTAACACTTTGCTGGTCATTTATACTTTCGGCCAATGGTAAAGATACAGAGCCGCGCGATGTGTTCCTGATAAAAATAGAAGAGTTCTTTTTTGCGTTTCCATCTATATGCCATTTATATGCAGTAAACTGAATATAAGGAACATTTGGGATGTTATTGGGATCACTACTCGCAGTGGTATACCCAACTCTGTTTAAATTAGTTGGAAACACTAATCGAGGTGTCGTGTTTTTATTATTATAAGTTTTATTTTCCATTAATTATCTCTTATCGCGGGACCGCGTGATTGAAGGACCTATAAATAAAAAGGGCTCAGGGATTCTTCCTGAGCCCTTTTGGACTTCTTTAATTCAGACACTTACCGCCGATTATTCAGGCAGGTTCTGAACGTCGATTGCATGGTAATAATCACCCGCGCCGAACAAGTTGTCAGCCACTCCATACCGAGTATGGAAGAATGTTCTTGGCTGGCCGTCTTCCTCGCCATAACCCTTTTTGATCTGAAGGGGAATATAAGGTGCGTAATAAATACCGGCATCGATCTCATTCGGACCCTTGTAACCAAGGTGCATTTTGTCGTCTGTGGCATAGATGTCAACGTAACAATCCATGTTCAGGGCCTTGCCAGCATAGCTGGTTTTAACCGGATCGACATTTTCTGTGGTCAGTTTGCCAGCCGCCTCGATTACGCTGAGGACGCCAGGGGAAACAATACAGAAGTTAGCCATACCGCGCCTATTGGTCACAGCAAGTTTTCTTTTCTGACGGGCAATGTGCGCCATCAGGGTCTGGTATTTTTCCATTTCCCATCTACCGGTCTCGCCAGCAGTGGTAGCATCGAAATCCCAGGATGTGGATGTTCCGGCTTTGGCCGCGATCAGGGCGATAAACTCGCGATTCATTTCCACGACGATCTCATCGGAGGCGATGGAGGTCAGAAGACGCTCGGCATTCATATTATGGATGGCCATAAGATCTTGCTCGAGTTCCTCAGTCCACTTGGCTTTCAGCTTTCTGGTCTTGGCCGTTACGGTCGCGGTCTCGATGTTGAAACCAACTTCCTTCATGGTCGTTGACAGATCTTCACCGGTTGCGGTGCTCATGGTTCCGGTATAGTTGCTGAAGATGATTTTCTGCAGGGCCTCATTGTCGTAAGATACAACAACCGAAGCCTCCTTTGCGTTAAAAGCGGCTGCATTGTCGATCTCGCCGGTATAAGCAATGTTCTTCGTGCCGGAGGTGATCTCGCAAAGCATGTTAGCGCCTTCGATGTGGCGAACTTTACCAGTCATCTCGTCGGCTGTAACGGAAAAATCGCCGCCAACGGTAAAGTCAGCAGTGGCTGCTTCATCCAAGGTGAAGATGATACCAACTGCTCTGGTAATCGGGTTGACAGTGTCATTGTGAAAAGCCGCGCGAAGGGCGAAAATCAGGCCGGTCGGGCCGCTCATGGGCTGCGTTCCAAAAATTGACATTCCGATCAGGGCTGGCATAACACGCCTCAGCATCGGGATCAGGATGGGCGAAAAGTCGCCAGTACCGGCAGCAGCGTTGGTCCGCTCTTTCAGCTCTTCAGTATTTTCAAGCAGTTGGGCGACAGTAGCATAATCCATATTGTCCAGTTTCGGACAAGTGGAGACAAAAGACTCCCATTTGCCGGTACCTTCCAGCAAGGGCATCCATTTGTCAAGCACTTCCTGCTCAACCGTAAAAGTTTCATACATTTTTTCCATTTTGGTTCTCCTTTAAGTTTTTCAAAAATATAAATTAACTTGTCAAATGTTATTTACCGTTTGAGCCTACCCTTTACGGTAAATAAATGTCGATTTGGGAATCACCATCGTTCTCATCGTTCTCGTCATGGTTGACGCCCTCATTCAATGAATCGCCTTTGTTCTTGTTGGGGTCATCATTCTCGTCATTGGCGTCTTCGACTACCTTGGCGATCAAGATTTTGGTTTTCTCTTCGAAAGCCTCGACGTCCTCGGCATCAACACCTTCCAGCAGGTCCAGGACCTTTTCGGCATCGGTATCGGTAACATCAGATTCGGAAATCAGGCGTTTGAACATCAAAGCCTTTTCATATTCCAGAATCTGCTTTTGACTTTCAATGCCGCTGTTGATGGAATCATTCAGCTTTTCGTTGACCTTGGTAACTTTGCCTTCCAGATCGGCAACAACATCGGTCTCGCTTTCGGGAACAACGATGTATTGCTCTTTGAGCAGGGCCATCAGGCCTTTCATAACGGCCTCAGAAACGTTGACCTTGATATCAGATTCGATTGCCGGGATGTTCTCCTCGATGAATTCATCGACGGCCACTTTCGAGTATTCGGAAAGTTTGTCGACCAATTCAACCTTGAATTTGGCCATTTCGGTTTTATTGGATTCCTCAAGCTCGGTCTCTTTCTCAACGAGCGCCACTTTGACTTTCTCGTTAAGGGCCGAATCAAACAGGGTGCCGATTTCCGTGATGGCTTCATCAGATACCTGATCCTTGAAGTATTTTTCCAAGAGTTTCTTTAAATCCATTTGTTTCTCCTTTGAAAATTTAACGTTATATAAAAATATGTTTTTCTTGCTATAAAGTTATTTACCGTTTTGAAAGAAATAAAACAATATTTATTTCATTTCAATTTCGACCCTAAAACCTTTACCATCTTTTTCGGTACCGATATGTTTGATTTTGTCCATATCACCCTTCAGCGCTTCTTTATACCGTTTGGTTAATTCCTCGGAAGTCGTCCCTTCACCCACTTTATAGGTCATGGTCACGAGTTTACCTTTGCGTTTCATCACGGGTTTAATTGGATCATCGGTACCATCGATCATAGAATCGAGAACGTGCTTGATGTTTTCAGACACCATTGAACCAATGCTCAGGACTTTGCCGCCCTTCTGCATTATACGACCGGCAATTTTGTCCCATCCATTAAGAATGGTAACCGTGCTGTCATTATCCCATTTGAAATCTCGGTCAACCTTCATTTTACCGGCAGCAAACAAACTGTTAAGACGGCCTTTATCGTTACCGGAAACGGTAAGTTTCCGAGCTTTTTTCTCAGCGAGATTTTTTTGATGCTCCATGAGGTCTTCATATAGTTCATCAAATTTAATTGCTTTGTACGACATTACTCCTCCTCGGTATCAAGGATTTCAATTTTACCGCGCTTGAAAGCATCTTCTGCCGCCGCAAAATCATCCTCATTTTTGAATTTGTAATAATTGGTCCCATCCGTTTTGAATTTGACTTTCTCGTCCTTTAATAGGTCGAGGGCCTTTCTGGCATCACGAACAGCGACTTCAATTGCCCATTTTTCGTGGAGTTTAGCATTGCCGCTAATAGTGGCAATATATTGTTTAAATAATCCGATGCAAACTTCATCTCGCTCCTTCTGAGATGATTTTTCCAGTGCATCCTTATATATGTCGATTTCTTCCGACAGATCTTTTCCAACCAATACCCCGTTCTGCCATACCCATTCCGCGCTCTCAAACACCGCATTTACAAATGCATGAGGTGCCGATGGATTAGTCACGATATCGCCCAGGGAAACGAGATGCAGACTTTGCACAATTTTGGCACCACCGGACTCTTTAACATCCCCAAACCCACGCGAGGATATACCTAATTGAACTCCACCCTCTATCAGATTTTTTACCTGTTTTCCGTGAGTTGTATTTAAAACCAGTGCCTTTGTTCTGAAATTGTTAGCGTCTTCATTGACCTCGGTGAATCGATGGGATATCCGATCTGGATTGATTTCGGATGATTTTTCTATGGGGTGATTCAGCTCCCCAACTGCCCGGCCATACTTCATCATTTCATTGACGTGCTTGGTGATGGCCTCTCCTAATACATTCTTAGGATAAACACGTCCATTTTTATTTTTGATTTCACTTTGAAGGGTTACACCCTCGATGTACATGTCCCGCCGCTTTTTACCCTCATCAAGTTCAACAATATCCTCGGAGATGACGATATCTGCGGTTATTTCGCAAAGTTCCCTCATAACGTCTCTCCCTTATCCCGGAAATTCGACCTTGGATTTGACCATTTTCAAATTGGCCTCTGCCTTCGATAGAGTTATTCCGGCTTGTTTCGGGTCCAGATTTGGTTTCTTTTTGGCAATCTCATAATTGGACTGAGCCTTGGCCACAGCTTTTTCAGCAGCCTCAAGATCGCTCTTGTCGAGTCTTTCCTGGACTTCGACCCCGGCCATATCCGCTGCAACCTTCTGAGTGATCTCGGCATGGGAATCGGAATATATGGCGCTCATTTTACCCTTAAGACGACTGATAAAACCAACTGCATCGTCGGCTAAAGCTTGTTTTAATAGTTTATCCATTGATTTTTCTCCTTGCTAATTAAAATTGATGATTAAGTTTGGTTGTCGGCTCCCGCGCTACCAAAACCGATGATGTTTTTCCCGGTCACTTTGACCTGGGTTTTGTCAAGGTGCAGTGCCAGAACGTAACTGTCGCCTGATACTGATACGACAACGCCGGAATCATCATTGACCTGTTTGCCTTTATTGGCCCTGGCCACGTCGTCCAGATTGAATTGGACATTATCACCAACTTTATACTTTTCATCCAATTCCAGGGTCGACTCAAAAATGTCTTTTAGTTTCTTCATGAAATATTTTCTCCCTTAAATTTCGGTTTGTTAATTGTATTTACCTATTTCTTAGGTTGCTCTTCCTTTTTTTCTTTAGGAGGTTCCTCTTTTTTGGGAGGTACTTCCTTTTTAGCAGCAGGTGGTGCAGCAGCCGGTGCTTCCGGTGCTTCTTCTTCCTCTTCAGGTGGTATGGTTGCATCTATTTCGGCCTGACGCTGTGCTTTTATATCATCCCCGACAAATTCCTCACCCTTATCTTCTTCCTTTTTAATCTGGTCTTGTTCATATTTGATTTCGTCATCGGTCATTTTGAATATGTTTTTCTGCACATATTCATTCGAGAAATATTTACCGACATATTCGGCCAGTGCCTCGGCGGTCTCACTTTGATCCCGCAGCAGCTCGGTATCTTTCAATTCAGAATAATAACTGTCTTGATTCCACAAAAAATTGATATCATTGCGAAACTCATTCCAGTCTTTTTTCGTCATCACATTTTTATAAACAAGCTGTTTCTCAAGCAAATCCATAAAAAGCACCGTGAATTTGTATTGAAGGGAAGAGATAAATTTTGTGAATTTCAATTCTTTTCTGGACATCTCCCCGGATTGCCCGATGTTGATTGTCGTTTGCTCTTCCTCATCAATACGCTCGATAGGCACCTTCAGGGATTTATACAATTTCTTTTTGAAATATACGATGTCCCCGATCTCGCCCAACTGACTGCCGCCTTCCAGGGTCTCAATTTTCGTGCCCTTTTGATCGGCGTTAGTTGGAAGGTAATAATCTTGAATCATCGATAAAATGTTTTTCTTAGTCGATAACTGCCCGGTATTTGCATCATAATATATTTTTGATTTGAAGCCTCGAATGAGTTTTTTCACATAGGCGTCCGCTTTCTTTTTCGGCAATTTCCCAACATCAATGAAAAACACCCGCCGTTCAGGCGCCCGTGTGATCCGGTAAATTACCGCCGAATCTTCTAAAAGCCGCAACTGATTTAACGGTTTCAGGGATTTGTGCAGAGGAGAAATGTATATCCGGCCAGAATGATCTGTAATACCGGATGGCACAAAAGTAATCATCGATTCGGATATCAGGTAACCACTTTTCTCTTCGCTATCATCATATTTAAATTTTTCCAGATTTCGAACATCTGCTACACCATCCAGGCGCCGCTCATTCTCTTTCCAGATGTAAGCATAATCACCTTTTAATTCCTGCTTATGCCTTTTAGCAAAATCCTGGGCTTTTTTATCAACTTTCAACCGGATGATATCAAAAGGTGATAGCAAGTTCAGCTTATGAATACCTTTTCTCTCATTTTTGTCGATTACGATTTGATAATATAACCGACCATCGATATACCATTTTCGGAAAATGTCTGGCCCGGTATTATTGAAATTTAACAGATTGATGATTTCATCAAAGGCCGTTTTGATTTTCGTCTTTATCGTATTTGACTGTTCGAGAGAATCCAGATCGATATCAACGATGCCGTTGGCCTCTTTTACAATTGCTTCATTGACGATTTCATCGATGGCGTCATCAATCTCAAAATTAACGGTTGAGCGCCGGTACATCGAAATGAGGTCATATGTAGTCTTGGCCCTGATTTCAAAATCAATCCCCCAGGACAATTGACCTATACTAAAGGCGTCCGCTTCAGGTTCATCGGTATTTTTCAGTTCAACGACGTCATCTGGTAATTCTTCATTTTTGAATTTATCATCTGATTTTGGAATCAGGTTTGTCAGCCGCCCAAGTACTTGTTCTCTAAAGAAATTCGCCATTATTTATTTCCCTCGCCTTTTCACAGATCTAACTGCTGCTTTTGACGTTTTACGTCTGGTTGATTTAGTATGTTTAACTTTTGCTTTCGGGCTCTTCTTTTTCTTATCTTTGACGTGATCTTTCCACTTTAGCATCATCGCCGCAAAAACTGCCTTCTCCGATTTTTTGCGCCACTTACCAGGAATATTTACCGCTGCCGCTTTATAGTTTTCCCAATTAAAGACTGCGATATCGCTCTGAACATGGGATGTTAAATACCTGCGAATAATTAAATATGCATATCCTTTTGGTAATTGCAGTGAATTCCATGCCCGTTTTATTTGTGGATATGTTATGCGCTTTCTGTTTTTAGTTGCTCGTATAAGCCGGTCTGCCAATTGCAAACGTTTTGCCCAGGGTAGATAATGGATATTCAATCCCAAAAAACCATCCGGATATTTTGCCAAAAGTATCGGCATCGGTAGCACATCATAATAAGGTAGGGTGCTCGCATGTTTCGGGGAATATTTAAACATCATCGGAAATCCAAAATAAGCGCGTTTTATTTTGGATGGCTTTATTTTCGGGATTTTCTCACCATTATATAAGGTGTCAAATTGAGCCTGGAGTTCTCTCGGAAACTTCCGCTTACCACGGGAATAAAGTTCTTGTGGGAATTCAGACTTGGCTTTTGCGTTTTCCTTTGCCGCCCTGTCCTCAAATAAATTCTGGCCGCGAGGCCATCCCGCTGCATGTGCTGGATATTTAGGCAAGAGACACCTTTAAAACTCGTTTAATCAGCTTTTTAAATCCCACCCAATCCTCCACTCGGATGATTTTCTCCATCGCTTTGATTTCCTGGGGAGTGGCCTTTTGATAAAATTCGGCCATCTCAGCAAATCCTATATTGCCGCCATATACCATTTCATTTAATATCCGAGTAAATGATTTTATCATCTAATAGATTCCCAGAATTTTCCAAATTTTTGAATTGCTGACTCGGAAACCCTTAACGATTTTAAATATGGATCGATATAATATCCTTGAAATTTCAATAAGGAATGTCCGTTTACCGACATATCCGATATATCTTCGATCAAATTTTTGATTGGTTTCTGACTAAAGTTTTTGATAGCACCCGCAGCGATAAGCTTTTCTGATATCTTTTTCCATTTTCGCTCATCCCATTCAATAAATACGAGATCCTTATGCCACCAGAGCTCACCGGTCAGATTTTGTTTTGCCCATCTCACTGACATATGACATTGGAATGAGCCGTCAGGATCTTTACACCCTATGGCATAACTAAAAATGGAATCATAGACGGACTTGGCGATATCCTTTCCAAAGCCCTCATGCAATATATGTGCAAAGCCTTTCATTTTAGTCCCGATCTTTTATATAATCGATGATTTTAACTTTGCCTTCATTTTTAGAAAACCATCTGTCAAAGGATTTTCGGGTTTTAAATGATTTCATCCCAGTCCGGCCTTGGATATCGGTATAACTGACAATAACTTCAGCATCCGATTCGGACGGATTCATAGCACGGGCCTCGGTCATTCTTTTGAATTCTCTCTTGGCTTCGTTTTCCCTCTTGAAAGGTCCGCCGATAATGTTTTGATTTGTGTCATAAATATACCATGCGCCGCGCCGGTGATCTATAAAATCACCTTTCTCCTCATTCATATTCATTCCGGATCGTTTGAAAGCTATCATCGCGAGTTTCCTGGTCCTAAAGACTTTCAAATTTCCTTGCTGACCGAGGACGTGATCTTTGGCTATAACAGACTGTTTGAATTTATCCCCGGCAATAACGACATGCTTGACTTTAAGCACACTGCCAATATTTAATTCTGTTCCACCGACTATTCTATATCGGGATAATGAACGTCCGTTTGAGCTCACCACATAAAAATTAAAACCAGCGATGAGATCCTCTTCCGAAATCGGCTGTTTGTTTTCCGTTAAAATGTCGCGATATGATTTCATTTTTTTACCCCATCGTTGTATCCCTTGGCATAAGCAATATCCAACAGATCTTTTGATTTTGGTTTTATTTTGCCAGATTTGCCGCGAGCATCGGTTTGCCCATCTTCATAGGCATCATCCAGGTCTTCTTTAGACGGGCCGTCCGCCGCCTTAGTGCGCATCACGTTGACCTCACTGATATATTTTTCCATTTCCCATCGGGTTTTTCCAGTTTTCATTTATTTTTTACCTTTCCAACCGACCAATTTTCCCTGATTAATCAGCGCGTCTGCGACATCGGCGCCCTTTTGGGTCAGGAGATAATTTACATCATACAGATCATCGGAATATTTTTCTTTTCCTTTTTTAGATCTCAATAAGCCCTTTTTGACGAGCTTGTCTAAACTTTTGTCGCCGCCACGCGCATTGAGACCGGTACCGACAGAGTATTTCCCGTCCGCGCCGCCAGTGATACTTTTGACGAATGAGCTAAAATCCATTATATGGTATCCGCTCAAATTGATTGTGGTCTCTGCCAATTCCAAACTTACGGATTCTGGAATTGAGATTTTTAACTGTTTCATTTTCTTTTGCACTTTTGCCAGCAATTTCTGTGGGACATCGTCTTGATCCGTTACCTCGAAAGGTGGCATTGCATTTGTAATCGATCTTTTCCCGGCAATCATCCGGTCGTCATCGATTGTAATACCCATCCATCCCTTTTTGGTTTGTTGGGTTAAAAGGGCATATTCGTTTTCGTCGCTCCTTCGCTGAACTACCCACATCCCAACCCGCCAGTTATTACCCTCGGAAAGGTCAAGAACTGATTCAAATATTTGTTTTATTGTTTTCATGGTAAATCCTTTTCAGTGAGAATTATAAATTTCTGGCCTTTCTTTGTAGCATATGCGGCTGCAGCCTTCCATTTATTTAAATTTTTGATATATTCAAATACCTTTTGCTGATATGCCTGGGTCTTCCTGTTTTGCTGTGCGGGTTCTCTGGTAAAGGGAAATGGCTTTATTTCGACGAGATATTCTTTAACGCCATTTTTACCTTTAACTTTTAGCCATGCATCCACGAAATATCTATGCAGATGACCATCCAAATCAGAAACATATGGGACGACGACTTCTTCTGAATTCCACCTCAATATCACTTTATTAAGGTCAAAAAATCTGAAAAACTTTAATTCCAGGCCACTCCGGAATACAATTTTATCAACATTCCCTTTATATTTTTCGGGATACCTCGGCTTATACCAACCTTGATATAACGTCTTTTGGTTATACACTTGCTTTATTCCATTCTACCGTATATAATAAATAGGCCATTTCTTGTTGGCTATATTTGCGATTTGCAATTTCTTTTTGTTCATCTATAATCCGGTTAACTTTACCGTTTTGTCGCCATAACGCCTTGCCCAATTCGTTAATCAGATCCGATTTTTTCATTCGATCAATTTTTCTGAAATTAGGGGAATTCTGAATCATATTCCAGTATTCCGCATCAATCTCTATTTTACCTTCAGAAATTATTTCTCGATAAGTTTTCATATAATAACTATTTACAGTTTTAGAGTTTTACTTAATGAAACTTCCCGGCCAGCCTCATCCATCGTTTTACCCTTGCGCCCAATACAATCACATTTTGATGGATGCGTATTCCACCAACAACAAGTGATGCATTTACCATTAGAATTTAATTTTTTATGCACGCAATGGTTGAATCTATATTTTTTGGTTTTTGATGATATAATCAAATTCTTCCGTGTCGTAATATTTTGTTCTTTTCAGAAAATGTGTTAATACATAGTTTCTTTTTGATTTCCAGCTCAAATCGTCAGTTATATCATACAATTTCGCATTTTTATTGAAATATTTTCTCAAAAGCCGCCCAATGCTCTGGATGACTTTTACACTCGAGAGCACCGATTCAGCAAAAATTAGATTATGTAAATTTTTAATATTTATCCCGGTCGAGAATGTTCCGTAAGACGCGACAATTATTATACCATCGTGTTTTTCGGTAACCTTCCGGACTTTCTCCCGAAAAACAACTGGAGTGGTTCCATCAATATAATATATGTGTTTTTTGGGATAATTCCGCTTTAATAGCCTATGCAGATCCCGGCCATAATCCCTTATTTTAAAAAGGATCATCGTGTTACCTTTGCGGGACGCCGCCAACTGACAAATAAACTTTTTTCTTTCGGGTATTGCTCGGATTATATCGGTCTCGACTTGCCATTCCACTTTCTTACGACCTTTGAATAGTTGTAAAATGTTATCATTATATTTTAAAACAATTCCTTTGATATTTATTCCGGCTAATATCCCCTTTTCTATCAATTCCGCGGATTTTGAAAATGTCTTGACTCTTCCCAATAATGCTGTAAGCTGTATTTTGGCAATTTTACAATCTTTTAAGTGCCCGGTCATCCCAACCCGGTATGCCGCATTAATGCAGTGATTTGCGATTCGAGGGAGTTCTTTTGCGGTTGCTTCATGTACCTCATCAACAATCACCGCATGGAAAGGTTCGAAATATTCCGGAGGCATATTTTTCAGACTCTGCCACGTCGAAATAGTGATTTTTTTATGGGTGTATTTTTCCCGGCCAGAGTGAATCCGATGCACGTATTGCTGAAAATCACAATATTTTTTAGCATAATCTTGGAAGTCTCCAGCCATTTGCTCGACCAAGGACGTTCTCGGCACAATCAAGAGCCCTTTAAATTCCGGATAGATATACATCAAAAGATTGAAAAATATGTAATATATAAAACTTTTGCCGGACGCAGTCGCCGAAACGCCGATCATTTTACGATGATACATAAAATATTTCACAGCAGATATTTGATAATCTCGGGGTATTAGATCACATTTTAGGACATCTTTACAAAATTCTAAAATCTCAGTTTCGGAGACCTCCTCCCCGGTACCCGTTAAGCGTTTATCTATTATGTAATCCCATTCATTTAATTTGCAATACCCAAGGAATTTTGAAAGCAAACCACATGGCAGAAGGCAATTATTGACGTTAAATAATTTTATTTTTCCATCCCATATGCCGGACTGGTATTTCGGACTCCAATTATAATTCGGAGAGTAAAACGCAAAAAGGTCCGCGATATCCTGGGCTTCATCGAATTCGCAGACTATTTGTATATACGCCTCATTGAAATATTTCAGTTCAATCAAAATATTTTATCCGAATAGACTGGACAGGTACTCTTCCTGTCTCGCTACAATTGAAAGTTTAATTTCGGGATCAACATTATTATGTGCATCAATATGATTGATTAGAGCCTCGATGTTTTTGAAATACTCCCGGCCACATAACGGGCAATCAATAGGTTCAATTTTTTCACTACCCATTCAAAATTTCCTTGCCGGATGTTTTTTCCAGTAATTCTTCATCCTGGCCAATCAAATTATTATGCTTTTCTTCTAAATGTCGATGCCTGTCATCTTCACTTAGGCAGATGCGCTTGCAAACTGGACAGTCATAAAATCCTATTTCATCTAACATTATTTACCTGCTTTCAATTCTTTCAGTTTCATTAGGTTATTCATATCAAAACTTAATTGAGTCGTTTTCTTTAAGATACTCTCCAGGCATTCCACGAGTTTCTTTTGGCAATTTACCTGGTAAAATAAAACCGAATATTGATCATCGGACTCAATATAATATTTTGCTTGACTTGGCTTGACTTCATATTCATAATTGAACAAATAATGATTTAATTTATCCCGCCACATCTTGGCCAGATCTTTTTCTTTCTGAATCAATTTATGACTTTGCCGGTAAAAGTACCTGAGCCATTTTGAGTGCATATTCGGAATTGAGCGGAGTTTGGCTTCCAGGTCCGCATCATTAAAATTGAAATCTACCTCTGCCTCTTTTAAATATTTTTCTAATATATCATCAAAATTCATGCAATGATTATACCATTTTATCGTGAATTTGTCATTTCTTCTTAATTTTTTTCCAACCGCTACTTAAAGTGACATTTTCAAAATCGTTCTTTTCTTTATGAAAAACATAAAGTATCAAATAATTTCCTTGAAATTTTGTAAAGTGGTAATTTGCTAATTTTTTAATCTGTTTTGCAAATTTATCATATAATTTTACTCTCGAAGATTCTTCTGCTGAAAAATGGAACATTTTCGGGTTTTTAGATGATATAAACTCCTTCATAATTTCCAGCACGGTAGCAAATATCCTGAATGCTGATCCTGTCCCAGTTATGCCAAAGCTATTACGCCGGAGAGAAGATGCTTCAAAACCAATATCCCATGATTTCCCAACATCGAAATCTGCCATTTGAAAAAACTGAAGACTTCCTTCTGCTTTTTCGGCTTCAAATCTATATTGAACAGCCGGGGTTTTATCGGTAGCTGGCACCTCCCATTTTGCGATTACACTGTCGGATTGTATACTTATATTATAAGGAAGGGGCGATTTAAATATTTTCTCCAAAATTTCTCGGTAGGTTTCCATTTTAAACGCTCCTATAAGTAAAACCATTTATTTTGAAAGAAACATCAAACCGGCTCGGCTCAACATCCTCGATTTGAGTTGTCAGCGGGACATCCGACATAGTAAAGGGAAAAATATCGATCATTGTACATTCGACAACCGTCTTATGCTTGGAATCTAAAATATCCACTGCCAGATCGCATTGGTCGCGCTCCAGGGATACCTCATCGGGATCACGCAGCCGGTACATCCAATCCATAACCGCGATCCAATTTTCCATTCCCTCTTGCAGCATAAATTGTAGATTCGTGTCTTCATATTCCAGGGAGTCGCCGGGAATCCAAATTTTTCTGATATTTGTTGGCTGCTCGGTCTGTCCTAATATAATGGTTGGGATATTAACCGCCACGCAGGTATTCCCCAATTTTCGAATACCCGCGTTATTATGCAGGAAAGTTACCCTGAACCTGTTTTCAAAATTGAAATTATGTATATTATTTTTGAGGGTCGGCATTGACAAATCCTTTAAATTTATAGTAAACTCGTTATATGTATTTACCAAAGAGAAAAATATCGAAAAAGTTTTGACAATACCAGAATTTTCATGGTATACTTCATCATAAATTTAAAAGGGTTCACAACCATAATCAATCATATAAAGCTGGTTATACGAGCAAAAACAGGGATAACAAAGTATTGATTGATTGAACCCTTTTAAAAAAAAAAATGACATATTGAAATAATGTGGACTGCGAATTATCAGGGCAGGGAATAAAACCTGCTTCTTCAAATAAACAGACGTGCCTGTAATAGGGTGACCGCCAGGGTAGCGCTTTTACGTTACCGGAGATTATGAGCTTGGAAATATCCTTTATATGTCAAGGATTCCAATTGGTTTTTAGGCTGGCCTGTACCATACCTTTTTAAAAGGTGGCTCATATCGGAAATGTTCAACTCATTTGAGACAAGTTTCCGGATCGATCCTAAGATTTCTTTCTTTCTTTTGAGGGGAGAAATCTTTTGCAAACTGGAACACTTATTATGGTGTATTAGGCCGTTAGGCCGCGCCGCTTGCGGCGTTATTATGTTATTGTATTTCATATGTGACATTGGTGGTTTTTCGGCGCAAGCGCCGGGCCGCTATCGCGCCCATTTTTAACCGGGGATTTATTTATCAAATTTATAAAGAAATAGCTAAAATTTCCTTGACTTCCTCTGCCGTTGTTATATAATGGAACTATAACAATCAAACGGGAGATAAAAATGATAAAGGCATCGACATCTTACGCGCTCACGGGACCGGACAATATCGTTATAACAAAAGGTTCCAAAAAGGAAATGTACACCCTTCGGAAATTGCGATCAAAAAATGATATTGACAATTGGACAGGAAAATATACGGTATGGAATGCACCTTCATCTAAAATAGGAGATACCTTACGATGACTGAACAAGAATATATTAAAATCCGAATACTCGAATTGACTGCCAGGAAAGAAGCAGCCGAAGATTATAGTATGAACAATGCCATGCAGATCGAGGCCATCTTATTAAAGGCTCAAATCGAGGCTCTTGTAAAACGACATTTTGAAATCAAAGAGCAGCCCAGTTTATCCAGTTTATTTCCGGCCTTTCAAGCCAAAAATGAAATAATCGAAGAGGACCACGATTGTATGAACGATTGCCCCAGTTTCGGCACAACCGCATGTCAGAATTGTTACGACAAATAAATCGAAAATAAAGCTCAAGTTATTTTCGAAAGTGCCGAAATCATTAATAACAGCGAGAGATAAACCACATAATAAAGGAAATAAAAAATGTTAAACGCACCCGACAGAAAAAAAATCAACAACATAGTATGCGAGCTGATAGTAAAAAATATGGAAGCGGGATTCAATTATAAAAAGGCCAAGACCGCCGCTTTTAATCGGATGAATAAAGAATGCCCGGAAGTTCTTACCGCATGGCTGGCGAGAAATAAATAAAAATAAAGCTCAAGTTATTTTCGAAAGTGCCGAAATCATTAATAACAGCGAGAGATAAACCAATAATAATAAAGGAGACCGAAAAAATGACGAAACAAGCAGCAGCAAAAAAAGCCGACGCAACCCCTAACTTCATGGATATGGTAGCAGGAGCCGCCAAGGTAGCGCCGACTAAAAAGGCCAAATCAGCCGATACCGACATCCTGACCCACGCACCGGAAGCCGTAAAAGCCGACATCAGCAAGATCATCAAGGCAAAAGCGACCATGAAAAAGGCAAAAAGCGAAGTAGCGGTCGCCGAGAAAAGCATCCTCGATTTCGGTACCCAATACAAAAACAGCGAAGCCTTTGACGGACGTTTCAAAAAATCTTACAAAATCGCCGGAAACGGAAAAGATAAGGTAACTTTCGTAACAGCTAACAAATTCAGCTTTAACACCGAAGACGTCGGAATCATCAAGGAAATCCTCGGGGACGCCGCCGACGAGATGCTGCCTTCCAAATACAATGTAAGCATCAAACCGGAAGTATTCACCGACGACGAAAAACAAAAAGAGCTGATGGAATTACTCGGAGACCGCTGGAATGACTTTTTTGATACCACGGTCGCCTACAGCGTATCAGACGATTTCGACAGCCGGATATACAAAGAGCTGGATGCACACGGACTCAACGACCTCAACGTATATTGCAAACAATCGAAGCCTTCAGTAAGAGGGTAAAAACAAACCTACACGCACCCCAGGGTGCGGTTGAGGTCGGCGATAACCGAGCCGAAAGATTTAAAGCAAAAGGCATGCACCGGTCAACATTGTCAAAAGCTGGCTCGGTTTTATAGCCATCAATATTGTAGAGTAACTCAATAGGTAGAGCACCGTAACAACGGAAGATGATACTTCGAAACTATCCTCTACAATATATAAATAGTAAAAATTCGAAATAATACAACAAATAAATAGTACGGAGACTGAAATGAATATCACAAAATTTACATACTTTCACCCTGAAAAGCCGGTCTTGATGAATATCGAGCAGGAAAGTTTCGAGACCATGAGCGACGATCCATGTTGGGTAGCCGAGATGAAATATAACGGCCAGAGAACTTGCCTTTGGGTTATCGACGGCAAAGTAGAATTTTGGGGCCGACACGGCAAAGTACTCAAATATGATGCCGATCCTGATGCCGATATGGTAGCCTTCCTGGCCAAAAAATTCCCTAAAGGCGTCTTCCTATTCGATGGCGAATTGCGCCACAATAAAACCAAGGGCGTCCGCGACAAACTCGTAATATGGGATGTTCTTATCTTCCGCGACCGACTTCTCAATACCGAGCAATATTGGACACGCCGCGCAATACTTGAAGCCCGGTTGGGAATGGCCGGGGATGAAACCCAAAATACAATAAAAATTATCAAGCAATACCACGTCAATTTTGCTCAGGTATATTCTGGCGCCATACCTTCACCGGAAATCGAAGGCCTGGTATTAAAAAACCTGCACGGCATCTTAAATATTAGCCGGACTTCCGGACAGAATTCAAATTGGATGTTCAAGGTAAGAAAACCTTCAGGGCGATATGCTTTCTGAAAAGAAAAAACAAATACCGGCAATATACGAATGCTGCAAATGTGGACATAAATATATCCTGGGACCGGGTCCACAATCGCCTTGCTATAAATGTGGAAGCCTTTATTTAAAATGGCTCAACTATGAAAAACTGAATAAAAAATATTTTCACAATTAGGGAGGAATAATGTTTATCGATGAAATGGATTATAAAACGTGTTGGGATTTATGGGGAAAGATAAACCGTAATCCGGTAAAGACTGCCAGGGCCATTTTCCCACATCAGCCGCCGAGGTATGTAGCTGTTACCAAATTGATCGGGGCCTATCTGGCCAACAAAGGCACCGTCTTGGGATTGCTTGAGCCAGATAAGAAAGAACGCCGGGACGTGTATATCAAAATCGCTGCAAAAATTTATTGCGATATACCACATTGGGGCCGCAGCTTTTCAATTTTTCGTGCTGATCTTGCCGTAAAAATCGAAGATAAATGAAAATAAAGCTCAAGTTAATGTTGACTCCTGCCGATAACAGTTATAGAATCAGACAATAAACCAAAAGGGAGAAAACATGAAAAAGCTAATCGCGGGACTTATCATAATAGGAATTTTGGTAATCGGTGGGAATTCATTAATTAACGAATTAAAAGACGCGATGGAAACCAGAAACGCAATAACCTCGGAAATGTTCGAACTGATCAATTCCATTAATAATATCGAAACCGCTTTTGAAAGCCGCACAAATGCACTGAACGCAGTATTTGATCACCTGGAGAAATAAACATGATATTCGACAACGGCCCAATAGTAAACTCGAGATTCACATGGCAACCAAAACCGGGGACGGGTAATAAAAGTTGTAAGGGTGTAACCGATAAAGAAAAACTTCGGCTAACCAACGTTCTCATCGACCGCGCAGGTGTCGACGAATTTTTGCAGGTATTATACGATTCCGGAGAGAGAAAAATTGATGTTGACCTTTCCGAGCGCAGAACCACACGCCGATGGGGAACAGCATACATCCTGGAACGCCGGGTTAAAATATTCCGACATACTGTATGGATACTTTTGCATGAACTCGCGCACATCCTCGATACAAAAATATCATTTGCAACCGGATCTATTATAACACCTGCCAAACCGCATGGACCCGATTTCGGTCGCCATCTCACTTGCTTATACCAAATATGGATGGAAAATTGCGACAAGGGCGTTGAAAATTTACCAACCAAACCAACCGCGCCAATTCTCGGACCCTCTGAGTGGCGACGGCAGCATTCAGCCGATAGAGGCCGGGGACGCATAGTCGACAATGGCCTTCAGGTAGGGGATCAAGTATCCTTCCCAACAGCAAAAAAAGGAACCATATACGCCATCGTCAAAAAGGTAAATAAGAAAACGTGCCGGGTAACACCGGTCGACGGCGGTAACGATTGGAGAGTATCACCGAAACTTTTAAATAAACTATATAAAGTTTACACAATATAAGGTAAAAAAATGTCAAAAATCTGCCAATACCAATGTGGATCTTGTGGACGTAAATTTTGTAGGCTATGGACACAAGAACAAATCGATACCGAGGTCTGCCCCGCCGAAGGCGAAGACCTATTCACCTGCCCTTGTGATTTATGTGGCGCCCAGGGAGTTGATTTAGATATGACGCCTTATAAAGTTTACATGGATGGCCACCTTGTTGGATACCTGATGCTGGAAACAATCAAGGAAATCCACGGGTCCAATATTTCTTTCATCGACCATATAAAGCGAGAGGTATTTGTGAGATATATAATCCCGCAGGATGTATGGGACGATATACCGCTCACCCCTTTACCGTATTATGGTATGCATCCAAAAAATGAAAATAAATGAAAATAAAGCTCAAGTTCTCTTGACATGTGCCGATAACAGTTATAGTATTAGAGAATAAACCAAACGCAAAGGGAGAACTAAATATGAGAGCACTTACCGCAGCCATGCCAACCGTAAACGTAGACCACGCCGAAAACCTTATTTATCAAAATTATGCCAAAGGCAACGAAGCCCTGAAAGCCGAGGGACACGCCATTTTGAAAATAATAGTAAAAGCCGATGGTACAGTACGCGCCAGCAAGCCGAAAGTAAAGGATGCCTTGACCGGAAAAGCCGCCTACATTTGGAGAATGGTAGTATTTTTGACTTCCCCGAAACCGGCACATTCCTGCATGCCTTGCACCTGCGATTGGGATCTTCCGGTAACCGACGAAAACGGCAAATGGCGATATTCCCTGGCCGCAGAAATGGCCAAGACTTTGAAACCCATCGAGGACGCCATTGTAGATAGCATCGACAAAAGCGAATGGCATGGCGTACAAACCTGGGGAAGGATTCTGGGAAACCCGACGGTATAAAAAAATCCACGTTAAGGAGAATTAATTATGTACCGAAGCATTTTAAGTAAAAAGCCTAACCTTCAGGAATTCGAATTTGAATGTAATGGATGTGGCCGGATATCATTCAGGCAGATCGATTGTCCCGTGACCGGAACCAAAGCCGGGGCCGGGTTCGAATACGTTTGCACAAAATGCCGGGGCACCCTAAAGCAAGTGTCTAAAACTTCTGGTGTATTAAATACCGGAAATTCTGGAGATGACAAGTCGGAATGCGACAGTGATTGTCCAAAATGTGAAAGAGACTGCATATTTTAAACGCAACTGATATGTTGCGCAACGTAAAAGTTGCGCAACACAGGAATGAAAATGAAAGAAGACCCAAGATATGACAAAGGAATTTCGACATGGACGTTGGTAGGCATATGGGTATTTATTGCCGCCGCCGCCGGATTTATTTTAACTTGGAGGTTCTGATGAATTTTTTCATACCGAAAGACAAAACAATACTCCCTTTGATGACGACGCCCAATATGTCTTTCAAAGGATCACCCTGCTGCCCGTTATGCGAGGCCGGACATAAGCCAACCATAATAAAAAGGAGAATGAAGAAAATGTATAGAATGACATTAATGAGCGGTAAATGGTATTCTGTGGAAATCAACAATATTGATGACGACATAGAAAACATAACCGACTTTATTGAATCTGGCGATATTGTTGCTTTAACCGACGATATCGACTGGTTCGCTGAAGAAATTGGTGTTGAGCGAAATGAGATCATCGAGGTCGAAATATAGTTTCAAATAATCGAAAATAAAGCTCAAGTTATTTTTCAAAGTGCCGAAATCATTAATAACAGCGAGAGATAAACCAACAACCAAAACCGAGAGGTAAATAATATGACTAACGCAAAAAACAATACCGAAAACACCGCAGACAGACGCTTTGCCGCCGATTCAGCCTTCACCGATAACTGGATGGCAAAAGCCTTTAAAGTAGAGCAAGAAGAAATGCGGGCCGAGGCCAATTTGAATAACGCCCTCATCCGCCACGACCGCCACCGGATGGAAGACCATCGCGCGAGCCGGGTAAACTTTTCCGACGCAGAAGAAGCCGCGATAACTTCACCGAGATAAGCAGCAACGCCCTTAGATGAACCCATCGGACTATATTCCCGAGAAAGCATCTAAGGGCAAGTATACAAGAAATTGTATAAAATCAATCAAAAAATTGTACAGAAAGGGGACTGCGATATGGATTACAACGTAAAAGATACCTTGTAGGCACTTCAGCCACTACAAGAGGGCCGGGAGCTTCGAACAAACCGGCCATAGGAGACTACAATGGACTTTTATATTGGAAACTTAATTCTCGCAACTAACTACAAACCAGTCTGGACTTGCTGGCACCGTAAAACCGTAAGCGCCGACGTTCAGGCGCATAAACGCCGCGCACGCCGGACCTACAAACATTACCTTAAAACTGGCTGTATTAGCGATTACAACCGCAGCCAACGCAAACTAACTAATCGGGATTTTGATTAAAAGGAGAATTAAAAAAATGACACCAGTACAAATTGACGTTTTATTATACTACCACTGCCACTTTGACCATCACCCGAAAGTAATCGAACGGGCCGAATCATATGTCAGAGCCCTGAATGGATGGAAAGACCAGGGAGTTTTAAAAGAAACTTCGACGAAGACAGGCGGGTCGATTTCTGACGCAAGGACGCAAGGATATACGACAACGGAAAAGGGCCGGGCATTGATTGAAATGCTATGCGCCACGCCGATGCCGGTTATGGTTTACGCTGATCCACGAGGATAAAAATGAGCGAATTAAAATATAGTAAAACACATAGTCCATACATCGAGCTGGTCGACGCCGAAGGAAAAACTTACGGGACGATAATTTTCTCCCGTATCACATCGACCAGCGCCGGGTATAAATATTTTTGCTTCACACATCAATATACCAATTCTGTGGTATCAAAAACAGGCAAAGGCGACAATGCTCGATCCAGAATTACCGAGGTCGACGTCAATGAAAGTTGCACTTTCAATATGAAAATGAAACGGGCCGGGAAATCGGGTGTGCCGCAGGGAATGATACCGCGCCGCCTGGTTGATTGGATTGTTGCGCTCTTCAGCGAGTATACGGTTGATGGGATAATGCCATATGACGCCATTCCCGCTATTGGATTGATTGTTGCCGAGATGGATATAGATAAAATATTAGTGACCGACTGTGAACGCGTCCGAGCCGCCAAGAAAAAAATCAGAGTAGAAAAGGTTCAGGCCAAGCTCGCCGCCGAAGATAAAGCCGAAATTGAAGAGCAGATCATCAGGGACGATTACAAAAACATGCCGCGCCGTGACGCGCTCGAGGCTGAGTCGGTAAAAAAGAAAGTCGTAAAATTGTCGGAGGTATTTTGATGAAAGATGATAAATGTGAATGGTGTTTATCCGGCCAGGATTTTTTATTTAAATATGATAAATGGTGGATATGTTCAGAATGCCTTGATATGGCCGAAAAATATACGAAATGCGACACAGACATTACCACCAATTTGAACCGACAAGATCTTGGGGCGGTATGCGCCGCAATTGAAGCCGATGAAGTCGATTGGGATGGAGGTCCTATGGAACCTCTGCCGGGGTCAGCATATGGGACCTTTTCCTGGGACGGCAAAAAATACGAACTTATTAAAACTGATGAAGTCATCACCAATATTAAATTAATCGCAAAAAAACTTCCGCGATTCGTGAATCACGGATTTTGTTACTCCCGATATTAATCATGAGCAAACGAAAGAAAAAAATAATTGTGAACAAGGAACTGGCCGAGAGTCAGAAATTACCTGTTCGCATCCCTTCCGCTAAACCTACCGAATTTCATAAGGATAAATCCAAATACGACCGCCGCCAAGAAAAATCCATCCCTGAATAAATCCCTTCTTTTGACAGTAAACCTCTCGAAATGGTATAATGGTTGCATACATTCTAATTCGGAGAGGATCAGCTAAATGTCGAAAAAGCAAGGGAAATATTACGTTAAGAACAAGGAGATGTTGGAAGCCATTATGCGAATGAAGGAGACCGGTATCATCGGTGAAGATCTGCATCTAATGTTTTATAAAATGGCGCAGAGTATAGGCACAAAGCCGAGATTTTCGGGGTATACCTGGATCGAGGATATGATATCGGATGCATATTTAAAATGCTGCATCAAAGCGGATAAATTTAAACCCGAGAAAACAAACAATCCATTCGGGTATTTTACCACGGTTATTATTCATCACTTTTGGGATGCTCTGGCCGGAGAAAACAGACAGAAAAATATCAAGGAAAAACTGCGGGATGACCAAATAAGCCAGATATATCACCGCTATGGAATTCAATTTAAAGTCGGTAATTCTGGAACCCGGCAAGATTAAGGAGAATCATCATGACAGGCACCGATACGTTAATTAAGGAAATTGAATTAGTGATGTTGGTTGTGGATATCAGGGAATTAACCGAGAAGACGATTGTTAGCGCAAAATCGTTACCGTCGCCGGGGCCGTATGGTCAACCGGATTTAGAATTTCAGGTAATGGCCATCACTGAAATGTTGAAAGCGGTCAAAATCGAAGTGGCCAACGCGCCCGTTATGATACCGGACGGTTACGAGCAACCAATTGTGATGCAGACACGCCGCCTGGGTGAAACCGAAATGGTGACAATTCCCAAAGGATGTGATACAATATACCTTTACAATTGGTTCACCCTGGCCGATCTGATGACCCAGGAAAAATCGCAAATGATACGCCTCGCATTTGTTGGGGAAGGGAAACAGATAACATGAAAGAAGCAAAACCCAGGATAATATTGATGAGTGGACTACCACAAAGTGGGAAATCCACCGAGGCCAGAATGATGAAAAGCCCTATTGTTAGCCGGGACGCCATTCGTAAAACCATCGGGGGTGCCATCCGATATTATAAAGAAGAAAAACGGGTGACCGAAATAGAACACCTTATGGTTGAAAGCCTAATCAATGCCGGGCATTCTGAAGTGATCATCGATGCTTGTCACCTGAAAGTAACATACCGGAACGCATGGCAAAAATTCGTCGATCACCGGGATTACGATATGCACGTTTTCAATGTCATGACCAGCCTCGAAACCTGCGTCTCCAGGGCAAAACGGAATTTTCCTGATAATCCCGATTTTCCTGCCGTGATATTCCGGATGTGGAAAAAGTCAGCAATGACCATCGGAGCAATACCCGAAAAACAATCAGATAATTGGATGTAATTTTTTGCCCCAAATACGACGCACTATTTGGGGCAAAAAGGAGAAAATTTATGGGCAAAACAGTTGTTATTGGTGATTTACACTTTGGTATCAAGATGGCTGATGAACGCTTTCTCGGATATCAAATAGAGGAATGGAAAAAATTCATAAACGGGTATTGCCTGGTGAACGATGTCAACCAATTAATAATCTTGGGTGACTTTTTCGACAATCGGAATTATCTGTCGGTAAAAATGCTCGATACCGTGAGAACGCAAATTTTCAAGTATGATATGGATATCGTTTTGCTTGTTGGTAACCACGATACTCTTTATCGGAATACGAACGCCGTCAGCTCACCGCGCCTGATATTTGGAACACATGATAATATCCAGATAATCGATACCGTCAAAGAGATGTATATTGATGACGTCAAATGCCTGATGCTGCCCTGGATAAATAAAGAAAATTACAACAAATCCATTGCCGCCGTGAAGAAAACTGAGGCCGAGTATTGTTTCGCGCATTTGGCATTGAATGAATTTGAGATGACCTCCGGAATCAAATGCACCACCGGGCTTAACGCCTCCCTCTTTAAAAAATTCAAAGGGGTGTTTACCGGGCATTTTCATCTGGTCCAGGATGTGGGCAATATCCATTATTTGGGCTCATTTTATCAGACGACCTGGACCGACTGCGGGGATCAAAAGCGAATTTATGTGGTGGAAGATGGGTTTGAATTGTCGCCGGTACCAATAACCAGGCAAATTTTCAAGAAAATCTATTTGACGAAAGAAGAGCCAATAACCCAGGAAATTATCGATTCTGTAGCAGATTGTTACGTTAAAGTCTATTTAAGTTACAAAATGACGGCAAAAGAAGATAAACTTTTGTCAAAATTGTTGGATTGTGCTATAAATGTGGATGTAATCGATTTGCGCCTATTACTTGAGGAAGATGGCCGGGATGTGACCGAAGAGGATTTTCTGGAAATATTCAACGGTTTTATGGAACTTCAGGAAGACCTTGATGAGGAACTGAAGACCGCAGTATCAAATTTGATTCAAAAAACTTATAATGAGGCATTGGAGAAATAATAATGGATAGAAAAATTAAGCATGAAGTGGATTGCACTCATATGGTTGCCCATTTGGAAGACCTGCTGCCAGATCGGCGTCAGATTCATTATCAATGGGAAATTACCGAAGATATACAAGAGCACGCCCCAAATCTGGAATGGGGATGGTTTGGGTTTATTCCAATGGTAATCTATAGATCATAAAAAGAAACTATAGTTTATGCGATTTATAAAACATATTATAAACGGATATCGATTATACAAAAGGGCCAAAGCCGGGAAGAGCGCTCTTCCCGTTGACGATGCTGGCTCAATAGTATATGATTTAATTTGGAAATTGATAACGCCAAAAAGGTGGTATATTAAAAAATGAGATTCAAAAGTATTCGATGGAGAAATTTGTTTTCATATGGCAAAAAGTGGACCGAGATAGACCTGGACAGCAATTTGGCCATAAACATCATCGGCAAAAACGGTGACGGAAAATCAGTATTAGTTGAGGCCTTTTATTTTGCCTTGACCGGGAAACCCCTGCGGAAGTGCAAAAAATCCACAATCGTCAACATATTCAATAAAAAGGATTGCCTGGTCGAACTGAAAGTCGAAGCGGGGAGTCATCGATTTTTGATTATTCGCGGGGTAAAACCGAATGTATTCCTTATTTTTAAAGATGGCGCCAATGAACCACTTGATGAAAGCGCGATGATGATAGACACGCAGACTTATCTTGAGACTGTGTTGGGGTATACGCCTAAGAATTTAAAACATACGCTCATCATGTCGACCACCGATTATCAGCCTTTCCTGCGCCTCCCTGCCGCCGATAAACGCCTATTTGTAGAGGATATCTTGTCCATTGAAATATTCTCCATAATGAATAAGCTGGTCAAAGCCAAACTTTCAATTTTGAAAGACGAGATCAGGGATAATGTCACCGATATCGAAAAGCTGCAATATAAACTGAATATGATTCTGGAATATAACAAGCAGCAGCAGGAAAACGATGACGACGAACTCGCTGAACATCGCCAGAACATCATCGATGAAAAATTATCACTTTCAAAGGAAGTCGAAAGTATAGAATTGCGATTGAAAGCCAGCATTAAAACGGAGCAAAAATCCCTGACCGAAACCCTGAGCAAGGTAGAAGAAAATTCTGCTTATACCGTCAAAGCAGAGAAGGCCGCTTTGAAAACTGATATCGAGCATTTGAAATTAAAAGCCAAAGTGTTGAAAGAAACACTGGCCGAATGCAAAGCAAATAGTCTTATATTAGCCGGACGGGTAGACGATCAAAAGACCGCCGCCGAGAAACTTACTGAAGAAAAAAGTGTGCATGCGACCGCTCATACCATCCATTCCGGAAAATATGATGGTGATATTGCGAAATACGAGACCGGAAAGAAAAACGGATCGGACGCCCAATTAAAATTAAAAATTAAATTGGAGTCAAAGCAGGAAGATCTCAATTATTATTATGAGACCGATGAATGCACCGAGTGCAAGCAACCAATCGATCCAAAATTTAAAACGGATCAATTGGCTGGATTAGAAGATGAAATCAAAGCCCTGCAATTGAAGTCTGCCAAGATAAAATCGGAACTGAATAAGGTCGAGAAATTCAAGCATCGAATCGAAAAATTTAAGGTAGACAAAATTACGCCACTGAATGAAAAGGTCAGAGAACTGGAAGACAGATTGGTGGATCTAAAAGTATCCTGGGGCGATGATGAGACTGAAATAAAAGTAACGGAGCAAAAAGAAATTGCGTGTCGAAAGCAAATGGCCACTTTTAAGGAATCCAGCAATAAGCTAAAGGTTGATGCCGCCGCGAGGATTACCGGATATGAAAACACCGATGTTATAATCGATGACATGAAGGCAAAGTCAAAATACCGCACCGACCGTATTCATACCGAAACGGCAGACAGAATCACAAATTGTAATGCCGATACAAAGCGCCGGATCACCGGGTATAAAAATAAAATCGAAACCCTGGAAAGTAAAGAACGGGGTAACATAAAGGATGAACTGGCGCCGGGCCGGGATGTCGAAGAGGCCGAGGCCAAGAAAAAAGCCTTAACATTCAAAAAGCTGGTCTATGATGTCACCATAAGAATCCTTTCGGATAAAGGAATAAAAACCTATATCATCAAACGGTATATTCCGAAACTGAATAATTTAGTCAACGTTTACCTGGAGATTTTATCTGCACCATATAAGCTATCATTTAATGAAGAACTCGAGGAGAAAATAGCACTCCAAGGGTATGACAATCTTTCATATGATAATTTTTCAATGGGCGAGCGCCAACGATGTGATATCGCCATGCTTTTTTCCTTTCTCGATATCGGCAAAATGAAAAATTCTGTTGCATCCAATCTACTTCTAATGGATGAGATATTCGACCGGAGTCTGGACGATGACGGGATTGTGGGCATAATAAATATTATCGAAAGCATGAAAGCAAAGGGATATACGATTATTAATATCTCGCATAAACATCAATTGGCTGATAAATTTGACGAGACTTATCGGGCAAGCAAAGACAAATTTTCGAGACTGGATAAAATATGAGACACTGGATGATCAAAATAGATAATGAATTTGTTCGATATATTCTCCCTGGAATTATTCTCCAGGGAGAAGAATTGGACCTGCAGAAATTGATGCGAGATCCCGCATATGTAAAGAAAATAGGCGTGCCGGATTCATGTATTTTCAGCAGGTATGGTTTGATTCCTTTGGAGATAGCCGAAAAATATTTTAAACAATTGGCACTTACCGGAGACCCGAAATGAAATGCGTTATAATGGGTAATATAATGGACGTTAACCCACTTATGGACCACTATGGGGAACTATAATGGACATTGTGAATACAATAGTTAATAAAATTCGGCATCAAAGCCAATGGATTATTGGACAAGATGATATGTATCAACCATTCTATCCCGATCAATACGAAATAATTGACGCTTTGAACAAAGCCGGGGTGTTTATGGATGTTATCATATCCACGGGGGTTTTGCTTGAAGGCAACGACTCAATACTGGCCAAATCAAGTCTTTTCAAAGTGGGTGACATATTTCACAAATTAAAAGAAAATAAATCGATATTATTTTATTTTTGGGCGATACAGCCATGCGGAATGGTCAAACTTCGGTATGCCAAAAGTTCAAAAATTATACGACCATTACAACGATACAGGAAGGAACTAAATAGTGAATGATAGATGGGATGAAGAATGGGATATGGCAAATGGTGTGAAACTCGAGCCGTATTGCTTTGACGCATATCAGGAAGATTGCCGTCATACCGATGTTGGAACTTCCGCGCAGGATTTAATGAAGCCGGGATGGTTATATTATGTTCTTGGAATCGGGGAAGAGGCCGGGGAAATCCTGGGAAAAATTAAGAAACTTTTCCGCGACCGGGGAGGCGTCATCGATAACGTTTTCAAGGCATTGCTTATAAAAGAATGCGGGGACGTGCTTTGGTACATGGCCAGGTTGCTTGACCATTTCGATATTCCATTCAGTGTGGTCGCCGCCACAAACAAGGAAAAACTTATTGACCGAATGGAACGGGGAGTGCTTCACGGGGACGGAGACGATAGATAAATAAATATAAAACAGAAAATTATGGAGATGATCGATGATTAGCTTGCAAGGAAAGAGAGACACTATTTGCCTGAACGAAAAATTATTCCTTATTCCTAAAAATAAATGGGAAACGCTGTGCAAATATATCAACCGCCGTCGAAACGGGGCCGTGATAACCAGAACGAAACTCATGGAACATTTGTATGTGACAATGGGTCGTCGGCATGGTTCTCATCAATCCATTGACACGTATAGGAATTATTTAACAAAAGCCGGGTTTCTGCGTATAATAGGACCAGGAAAATATGAAAAGGTTAAAACGATTCCATACAAAATATCGCGCCGGGACGTTCAGCGTCTTGGGTATGAAACTTCATGCTACTTAAAAGGTTGGTAAAATGGAACACATATTTATTATAATTGGTAAAATGGAACACATCTCGTTATTTACTATAATAGCATTCGTTATGTGGGCCATCGGTGTTTTTGTCGATTGTATGACAACGACCGCCGATAATTTTCGATATCATGAAGACAATTCAATTTTCGGCGGATTCACAACGCATGATAATCGTGATTTGGTTACACGTGATGTCCGGCTGGCATTGATCTGGCCACTTCGATTATTATTCTATGTGGTTGTGACCGGAATATGGATATTCAATGATATTCTTGCCGGGTGTTTTCTTGTCTTTGCATTTAAATATAAACGAACCCGTTTATATAATTGGATTGACACTAAAACAAACCTGCTGTAAATACTCCTTGGGGATGGTAAATAGTTTTAAATACCGAATTAATTTAAAAAGGAGAAAAAATATGTCAAAATTTAATGTTGCCGAAGACGCCGCTGCTTTAGATACTGTTGGCGAATTAGACGGCACTGAAATAATTGAAATATCTAAGGCTGGAAAAGGTGGTCGCATAGCTATGTCTCAAGTCCATGCTTTGGAATTAACTCCCGTTAATGGGGTTGCATCTGCTGGAAAATTGACATCATCTGGTGCGATGGTCGCCGGAACGCATGCGGTTTCCGTTTTAACCAGTGATACGACAAACCAAAGCGAAGGCGATACAGTCACAATCGGAACGACCGTGTATACATTCCGCGCCGATCCGACCTTACCGTATGACATTGATATTGGAGTAAGCGCCGAGGCATCACTGGATAATCTCTTCCAGGCAATCAAGGCAGGAACTGGCGAGGGAACTTCTTATGGGACCGGCACATTAGCACATCCAGACGTTATGAGCACTGACGCCAATGCAACAACTCTGACAATCCAGGCAAAGATTCCAGGCACGGTGCCTAATTCGATTGCAACAACCGAGGAAGGGGATCACACATCTTGGGCCGATACCACACTCGGAGGCGGAACTGGTGCTTCGGTTGCTGGCGTCACCACAGCAGGAGCCTTGCTTACGATTGGATCAAGAGTTTATACAATCGTTGATGAATTATCAGAAACCGCTGCTGATGCCATCGTTGACCAGATTTTATACGGTGCCAATGAAGCATCAATGATTGCTAATTTTAAATTGGCCCTCAATGCCGGGGCATCTGCCGGAACGAATTATTCAACGGGAACTGTTGTGAATGCTCTTGTTGTTGGCGGGGCCAGTGACGCCACAACTATGGTAATCACCGCAAAGGTCAAAGGAACTGCCGGGGATGATATAGCAACTCTTGAAAGTCTGGCCAATACCGTATTTGATGACGTGACCCTCGGAACAGAGGTTGCCGGTGTTGATGGGACCGTCGGCAAAAAGGGCCAAACGGCATTTGATGCCACTAACATCTATATTTGCAAGGTTGATAGTGGGACAGGTGATACCGGAAACTGGCGAAAAGTCGCACACGGCGCTATTTAAGAAATCCATTCCCACAAATAAGAGGCGAGCAAACTCCATAATTGCTCGCCTTTTTTTGTGACAAAGGCCAGAGTTAATAGTATAATAGTTTAATATGAAATCTTAACCATAAGGAAGGTGCATAATCCAATATTTCGGAGGTAAGCATTTCACTGCTAAAAAGACGACCGATCTGCTCAAAATGATGATGTCTAAAAACCAGGAATACATCGAGCCATTTGTCGGCGCCGCCTGGATTGTTTCAAATATGAAAGCCGCCAAGCGATCTGCCAGCGACACAAATCCATATTTGATCGAATTATATAAGGCACTGCAAGCAGGATGGAAGCCGCCAGCAGAAGTTGGCGAGGAGTTATATAAGGATTTGAGACGGTGTACCGGAAAGCAAAAGCAGGATGGTCCGCAGATACCGCTTGATGAAACTCCAGATTTTCTCGGAGACGGTAAACAACTCGCCCTGATAGGATTTGCGGGGTGCGCCTGTAGCTTTGCCGGGATTTGGTATGGTTCATATGCCAGAGACCCTCGGCATCTTGGGATGAACTTTGCTGAAAAGGGACAGACGACGCTCCTTCGATTGACCGCTTATATTCGAGATGTCGAATTCCGGTGCTGTTCCTACGATGAATGGAATCCTGAAGGGGCCATGATATATTGTGATCCGCCATACAATTCGACCAATCAGCCATATTTTTCAAAGGTATTTGATACAGACAAATTTTGGGAGACTATGCGAAAATGGTCTGAAAACAATATCGTTGTTATTTCGGAATATTCCGCGCCGGATGACTTTCCGGTAATCGCCTCCCTGCCGACCAAGACGAAAATAGATTGTAAGACCGCCGCCGATGCACGCCGGGCAGAAAAAATATTTTCAAAAACCCCTTATGACCCTTTCGGAGGGATATTTTAAGGAGACTGAAATATGATTTGTTTTACAAATGATGACAGAATTGATGGAGCTGGAGCTGAAGAAAAACTCAAAAAGCTGACCGATATGACCAGGCGCCTTTTCCTGGTCGTCTATAAGGAACGTGGATATCAGACGCCGTTTATCGAACTGGAACTGGAATTCATGAATATTACCGGGGAGGATGTAGACGGAATATAAGTCCGATTAAAGCCCAATTATGGGGTTAACTGGACATATTTGTCATCACATATAAATAAATGGGGCACTTATGACAATATTAATTTCAATGGATATGGCAATGCGATCTTCCGGTATTATGGCTTTAACATCGGAAAATAACGTAATAGGATTTGAGGTAATAAAAACCAGGCTTGAAGATTTTCCTGATCACGAAGACATGATAATTCATGTTGTCAGGGAAACGATCAGGTTTATCACCGAATTTGAAGGCGATTTTTTCGTGATTGAAGGGTTAGCGCATGGGGCCAAAAATGCTTCATTTGATGTGATTGCCGGGCTATTCTGGTCAATCAGATGCGCTATCTGGAAACATTTTATTGAACTGCCAATCGGTATTGTGCCGGTAACTTCCTGGCGGAGCAAGGTTTTAAATAAGGAAGACCGCGCTTACGCCAAGGAAAATTACTCCCCGAAAGCGGACGTCATGAAAATTGCGACGGTTAAGAAATTACCACTCGAACTCTATGAGTGGTTTACCGCATATGTTGAATGTTCTGGATTTAATAAAAAGTCCATCTATGATTTAGCGGACGCATACTTTTTGGGTGTATACCGGAATTCATTATGAGATATTTCGGGCCAACCAACCTGGATTCTGGTATGTACTATGCACCATATCCGCCTTCATGGACAAGATATATTCCATCACTTAAACAAATTATATGTGATCAACTATTCTTTTGGTCAAATTATCTGCTTTTGAAATTAATGCTTCGTATTTTGCTTTTTATTTAAAATAAAGCTAAAGTTTCCTTGACATAGGCCGATATAGTGTTTAGTATTGGACAATAACAAAGGAGAAATAAATATGAAAGCTTACGGACTCCCAAGAAACGACGATGTAGAAAACCCCGATGTTGCGGACATCAAATTTTATGGCCTGAATACCTCGGCTGGAGGCCGCGACTATTTCAAAAACAAAAGCGCAAAGGCTGCGACCAGACGCGGATGGAAACGTCGCGCACGCCGGGCCAACAAAAATCTTTGTAAAAGGTAAAATAAAGCTAAAGTTTCCTTGACATAGGCCGATAACAGTTATAGTATTGGACAATAAACAAGGAGAAATAAATATGAACGATCATGCCTTAGAAAACCCGAAAGACTTTGTATTAGCCGGAAAGGCCATTTTTACCGTACAGAACGAGAAAACGGGCAACCGCTTCACTTATAAAGTAACCCAATCCGAAAACTTAATGATCTGGTTCGTGTCGGTATTAAACGGACCCGATAATTTCGCCTACATCGGCACCGTCTTTGCGAATAATTTTCATGTACAAACGCTTAACTTCCGATGGACTAAAAAATCCACGGTAACCGAAGCCGCCCAAAGTTTTCAGGTATTTTCCTGGATGATAAAAAACAATCTCACCTTACCAACTTTCGTAAAAATTCACCATGCAGGATTCTGCGGCAGATGTGGACGCCGCCTTACGGTACCTGCTTCAATCAAAACTGGACTTGGTCCAATATGTGCAAATAGGGAGAATTAAATATGAGTTTACAAGACGACGTAAAAACGGTATATAACGCATTAAAGGGATCGGCGCATCCTGATTGGCCAAAGCCGGCAAAAGATGATTTTAATGGCAAATATCTACCTTTCAAGGCTTTTGAGAGAATCTGTGATCAACTTCCAAACTTTTGTCCGCATCCGAAATATGATCCGACCTATGAAGAAGCACTGAAATCGGTAAAACGAGCATCAAACTCATAAGGAGAATTGAAAATGGAAGCCCTTGTTTTTGAAACGATGATTGAGGAAATGGCACGGGAATCGGGCAAGCATATCGATATTATTATAAATGAACTCGCCAGGCATTATGAGGTAAAAGAACGGCATATCACCGATCTCCTCAAAACAATCGATTCCAAATTCACCGACGAAACCAATCGGATTGTCGGGTATATAGATGGAGAGCCGATGAAACGGACCACTTACCATATGGCGTGCAAACGGATCTATGAAAAGCTCATCAAGGGATTCAAGAAATCTGAAATTTTTGATCCGACCGACCAAGAGCACATAAACTTTCTTACCGAAACCACTTATTCATATCTGAAAAATAAAGCCAGATGTGACGGGCTTGCCCTTTCGGAGGTATAATACTTATTATGAAAAAGAAAAATCAAACGACCGGGTATATGATGTCTATTCTAAAGGACCCTCATTTGAGCAATTTCCATTGTCACCATAACTCTCCCTGTGTAGTTTGCCACGGCCTTGAAGAAGAAATGATTCGAGTTGGGGCCGTCATTTTTTGCAAAGTATGTGTCGAATTTAGTTTTACAAGCGATGACCCGGTACGCAAAGAGCGTGAAACTTATTTAAAATGGTTACATAAAAGGAGTTAAAGTATATGGCCAACACTTTATTTAGTGCTTTGAAAAAGGCGTCAGAGAATCAGTTTGCTTTTAGCATCGATGAAGAAAACCCCTATGAGGTAAAGGAATGGATTGATACCGGGTGCTTTGTTCTGAATGCTATATTATCGGACGGTGATATGAATAAAGGCATTCCCGGTGGCAAGCGCATTATGATTGCCGGGGAATCCGGTGTCGCAAAATCCCTTTTTATCGCTATTATGACCAAGGCATATCTGGACCAGGTCGAGAATTCATCGATTGTATTTTTTGAGTCTGAGGCATCCACGATAGTCGAAATGGCTAAATCGATAGGTATACCGGAAGACAAAATGATGGTTTGCCCTGTTGGAACCATTGAAGAATTCCGGACGCAGTCGGTCAGAATCCTTGATAAAGTCGTTGAAATGAATGTTGCCATCGATAAAAAGAATGCCGCCATCGAAACCGAAAATCTCAAGAAAAAGAATGCGGACAACCAAAAGCCGCTCCTCAAGCATCATAAACCTATATTCGTGCTCGACTCGTTGGGCAACCTTGGGACTTTTGCAGAGAATGAGATCATCCGGTTAGATAAGAGAGGGAAGGGCAAGAAATCGCAAACACGCGATATGACGCGAGCTCAGTTGATACGAGGTATGAGCCGGGCCATTTCCCTTAAAATTGCAATGGCTCAAATCCCCCTCCTGTTCACCAATCATACTTACAAGGTTATGGCAGAATACACGCCGGATGAAACGTCGGGAGGTGGGGGAGTAAAATATATGTCCGATATCTGTCTGATTCTGACCAAGGCAAAAGAAAAGGATGAGAGCAAAAAGCAGACTGGTATTATCGTCACGATCACGACCAGAAAATCCCGGTATATGAAAGAAAACAAATCGGTCAAAGTATTGATATCATTTGAGCGAGGATTATATCGATTTTCTGATATGGTGAACAAAGCCGCCGAGTTGGGAGTGCTCAAAAAGGATGGTCAAAGTTATCTTTTCCCTCCAGACTTTTCCAAAGATGGTAAAATAAAAATGAAGGATGTGCGACAACACACATCCAAATATTTTAAAGCTGAACTTTTTGACGCCCTCCGCGATGCAATCAAAACTGACTTTGGATTTGGCATTGACGACGGCAAGTTTGGGTTTTTTGATGACATGGAGGATATACCAGATGATGACGCAGATGAAGAAGAAATTGATGGCTTGCTTGAGGATTTTAGTGAGGCGGCGCCGGGAAGCCCGGCAGATTCCGACAAAGCTGAGTGATGACGACTATGCCGTCATCAAATTAAAAAAGTTTGATAATCTCGAGGTGGCCATCATGTTCGATGAAGAAAACGGAGGGATGGCCATTTCATATGAGGACGCGCACCTGGACCCGGCAACTAAAGCCAAAGTCGAAAAAGAAATAGAAACCATAATCTCTTCGGAGATGGATAAAATTCAGGAAGAGGAGTAATAAATGGCTCAATACGAATTCAAATGTAAATGTGGAAAAGTTTACACAGTTTTAGATTATAAAAATCAGGCGAATCACAAACATCCATGTCCAGATTGTGGCGCCATGAATGAAAAGGTCATATCTCCAGTCACCGTCGTTTTGAAGCGAGGCGGGGTCGGATGGGCAAAGGACGGGTATAGCGCCGAGCGCAGCATGGCCGACGGTCCCGAACCACGAGGTGGTGACCGCCATAAAAGATCGGGCAAAACGGTCGTGCCGGTACGAGGTGGATTCTCTCTCGAGCCAGATAAAGACACATCCAAAAAGAAAAAACCTATGATCAAGGTCAAAAAATAAGAATGGTGGAATAGAAGCCGCCGAACATAAAAGAGTCTCCCAATATGGCTTTCATTTAGGCTTTTGGCCATAACCTCTATGCCACATTTTTATTTTGACAATTTACCCAAGACAGGATATTATAGGTTATGGAGCATATTTTACTGGAACAACTTCTGGAGAATCACGCTTTTTCCAAGAGAGTCATCCCATATATCCAGTCGGATTACTTTGATGAGTTTGAAGACCGGACTATTTTCCAATGCATCCGATCATATGTTGGGCAATATCACAAATGTCCAACATATAATGTGATTCGGGTCGCTCTATCCAAATCTGACAAATTTACTGAAGACCAATATGAAAATTTGATGGAACGGGTAGATGGAATCGAAAAACAAACCAAGGAAAATTATAATGATGATTGGCTTTTCGATGAAACAGAGAACTGGTGCCGCCAGCAAGCGATAGATAATGCGATAGTCGCCGCCTCTGAAATTCTACAGGATACTGAACAGCCAAACGGACAGGTTTTTGATTTAGTTAAAAACGCCCTGGCCGTCAATTTCGATACACATATGGGGATTGATTTCTTTAACGAGAAATCAATCGCCGAGCGATGGAAATTATATAATGCAGTAACAACCAAATTTGCCACGAAAATTCACAATTTTAATCTGGTTACCGGAGGCGGATTAGAGCCCAAAACTTTATCCTGTGTTATGGGTGATACAGGGGAAGGCAAAACAAATTGTATGGCATCGATATCTGCTGACCTGGTGTCGAACGGCCATAACGTTTTGTATATTACCGGGGAGATGTCGGAAGAGAAAATATCTCAAAAGCATGAAGCCAATTGGCTAAATGTAGAAATAAACGACATTCCGGATATGGATTTTAATGCATTTTCATCCAAAATCGTCTCCCTCAAGCAGAAATCATATGGCCAATTAATAATAAAGGAATTTCCGACCGGGGCATTTAGTGCAAATTCTATCCGCGCACATTTAGAAGAATTGAAAATTAAAAAGGATTTTGTGCCGCAGATATTGGTTGTCGATTATATCAATTTATTATTTTCAGATCGATTTAGAGATGCAAATTCATACACTATTGTCAAGGCAGTTGCCGAGGAGTTAAGAGGCCTCGCCGTCGAATACAAAATTGCTATTTTGACAGGCACGCAGGTAAACAGGGGAGGGGCCGGGGGACAGCCGGATATGACAGATGTTGCGGAATCATATGGTTTGCCAGCAACCTGCGACTTCTTATGGGCGATCTGGTCGACCGAAGAGCTGAAAGAAGCAAACATCCAAATATGGAATCCACTTAAAAACAGGTTTACCGGGATATTGAATTTTAAATTCGGGGTGCATACCGAGTTTTCATATGGCCGGACATCTGATTTGACCAAGGGTCAACGGGCCGAAACGATTATTGAAAATAGCGCAAAAACGAAAAAAAGGATGCAAAAGTTTCACGATAAATTAAAACTAAAACAGTTATCGGTAAATAGAAGTGTGGAAGAATAAGACCACCAAAATAAAACTGGTCGCTCTTTGGTTGTTGCCGGGAGGGACGCTTTTAGTTATCGCCTATTTAATTTATTTATGGAAGAAAAATAAAGGGGAATACTATGAATGATGAAAAGGGCTCTGGCCCAATTTGCTTCAAACACTTGAAGCCTGTTAACTTCTTGGTGTAGCTCAGCCTGGTCAGAGCACCTGCTTTGGGAGCAGGGGGCCGGTGGTTCAAATCCACTCACCGAGACCACCTCAAAAGGAATCCATGAAATCTTTTAAACAAATATTTGAAGCAGAGACCATCGAAATTATGATTAGAGGGCCGCAAAAGCCGGTCATGAAACTCATCAAAAAATTCAAAGGAAAGGTCGACAACGTCACCGATAAAGGGCATGCCATCGTCATTTTGCCAGCCAAAAATCTCAAAGATTTAAAAGATGAGATGTCTGGCCTCGGATCAAAAGGATATGACTTGATGGTACCGAATGGAGATGGCGGATTCGAAGACGCAATGATATGAAATCGTTTAAAAAACTTTTCGAAGCAGGTAAAAAATCAGCAACCAAATCAGAGGCCGATGCCTTATATAAAAAGGTTGTGAGAGCACTCAGGCCGGAAATGGAACATGAAGTCCAAAAGAATGGACCTGATTGGGGCTTTTCGATTCGGGATGATAGATATTTCACCGGTCGTCCTGGCGAAGAGGACGATGATTGGCCGGATTTTACCGGAGAAAAAGAATTCATGCGTAAAATGAAACCTATCATGCGAGGGTATGATTGGTCATATAGTCCAGAAGAAAAAGACTGGATTAGCATTTCGGTCAAAGCCGCCAAGGACCCTGCCAAAGCGGCGGGAAAGGATAAAGGCAAAAAGACCAAGGATTTAGCCGGGGCAGCCAAGGCCGAATATGATAATATCGGTGATGTCTCCATTAGTGGAGATGGACAAGACGCTGTTAAATATCGAATATTCACAAAGGCATTTGCAAAGAGACTCAAGTCACTGAAACAAGCGAAAATTTCACATGATGATTATCATGCCATCGCTGCTCGCCAGCCTTTTCCTGATTGGAATTGGGCCGAGGAGATATGGCAATCAATATGACATCTTTCAAAACACTATTCGAAGCCGGGGATGAATATCCAAAGCTGATTAAAAATTATCCTCGCGCCGGGGGCAAAGTGGATGGTCGCCGGGTGCTTAAAAACGTCGATAATACCGCTTCAATCGGTGCGACTTTAAACGATTGGGATAGCCTTCCTGGCATTCGCAAAGTAAAAATGAAAGAATTCGGGGGACCGTTTTCGACATTTTATGCCAAGGACGACTTCGACCGGGCCAAAGCATTATCTGAAAAGATAAGGGAATCCGGTGAAATCTCGCCGCTAATCATAGTTATTGATGATGAGGGGCCGTATATTTTGGAAGGGGCGCATCGGTATGTCGCCCTGTA